TATTTCTATTTATCTTTATTTCTATTTATCTTTATTTCTATTTATCTTTATTTCTTTTTTATTTACAACAGATATATTAAACAACCCAATAGCTACATTAAATTAACAGTACCTAGATTCCAGGGTTAAAAAACGCACGAAAAATGCACCAAAATTGCGTAAAAAACCAGTTACAATTTAGCAATTTTCGTTTTATACCAAGAACTAAGTCTAAGTATCCGCTCTACCAAAGCCATATAAATCGTGACACTAGGGATTTTTGCAAAAATAACAAATGTAACATGCAACTTATAAAATCACCTGTTCTAGCTTTCCTAGGTGCGATTTCCTAGTAGATTGCAAATGTAAAAATTGTAACAAAGTGTAAAAGCTAATACCATTAGCTTCTCACTCGAAAATGGTAAAAATAAGCACTTTTTTACCTAAAAACAGCGTGTTTGTGACACAGTGTCACAGACATATGGTTTTTGGTACCTACAGCCTATATGAATTTTTTATATCAAAAACCTGCGTTTTTTGGTGTCAGACACGCCAAAATGTCACAGACACTATGCGGCCTCTACCAAATAAGTACTAGAAATTTCAACAGGCGAAAAAGTACCTGTTTTTTGGTTTCTAACCTGGAGGTAAGATACCTAGAAACGCTTGATTTTGGTGCTTTTTTGACACACGATTTTTGGTAAATTTTCCAACTTTTGGTCCAAATTGTTCAAACTTTTTACTCACTTGTGAACAATTTTTGACAAGTTTTGATTCAATTGTGGACAAAAATTTCTATTTTTGAACTTTTTACCAAATTTTTGTCAAAAGTTTACTAAAAATTGGTAAATCCGCACACACCTAGATCCAGGTGATTTTACCACTTTTGTGATTTCACGTATATTTATACTGGATGCACAAAAAAGCACCTTAGACACGCAAGGAATTGGTGTTCTACCATGCATCTAACCACTGTTTCTACAGCAACTGTGGGCCTATATTTTACGTTCCAAACCAGTTTTGAACCACGTAAATAAAAACAAAATTAAAAGGAGTGTCTATGTTAGACAATAAATATAGATATGATAATGAAGGTTACAAACTTGTTCTTAAAGAAGATCAGGGTTGGTCCACGGCTAAGAATAGAGTGCTAATCGTGATTCAGTACGTGCCTTCCTACGATTTAAAGAACCGAGAACTTTTATCTCACAGTGAATCAAAGGAATGTCTGACCAACATTATCAAGCTCGCAGAAAAGTGGGCGATGAAATACAGTGAACGCCACAGAGATTTTAAATACAAGGTGTTCAACTTCTACGCAGAAAAACATTTTCACCTAGGTACTACCGAACGACATAACAAGGAACTAGAGTTTGGTGAACGCTTGTCGAAAGCAATAAACAAATTAAAACCAACTCACGTCTTGTTCTGTGGTAACGTTTGTTACTCAACGGTAACTAATAACCCATACAGCCTATACAGACTCGGATGGGTGGAACAGTTAAAAGTTGGTTCTACACAATTTATTGGTACACAGACTTTTGATTTGTTCTGGTTGTTAGGCGATACCTCAGGAGATACAACATCAAAAGGTCAACATTCTAACAGTTTAGGCACGGTAGCACTGCATTTATCATATCTACTAAACGGAAGTCATCCTTTTAGTTTAGCCCACGTCAAGCCAAGTCCAAAATATATTGAATCAAAGAGAGATTTTGATTCCCTAATGGACTTGATGCACGGCGCAAAATACGTTGGGATAGACACGGAAACTCGTAACTTAACCGTTACGCAGAATACAATATACACAATTCAATTCGCTCCGAATAATAGTGAACATGGTTATGTATTAGCACTCAACCATCCTCGCACTCCATGGAATGAGAAGCAGATACAATATTTTAAGAACAAACTGAAAAAGTTCTTTAGTTCACCAGAAGGCCCAACGCTAGTAACAATGAATGGTAAGTTCGACTTGCGAGTAATTCGGCGATATTTAAAACTGCCGATTATTAGTCGACGTGTTTGGGAAATTACGGCTGGTGAACACTTGTTGAACGAGGACATGGTAACATGGTCTGTATTGGAATTAAACAAAGCACACTACGGTGGCTTGCGGGCTATTCTATCCACGTACATGAATGACTTTTATTTTAAAAACGAGTTCACAAAAGAAGATCGCGATACAACAGGTGACTTAGATCCAGATGATCCTGCTTTCCTAAGATATGCGGCTATGGACGTTCAATGTTTGTTGCCTATAATGACTATGCAAGTGAAGCGTGCATCCTATCAGGACATTAAGGGCAAGTCCTATAAGCCGTTCTTTATACGTCATATGCTGTACGAAATGAGTGATACGGTACATGTGCTGTCTCACTTAGATGAGGATGGTTCATACATTGATATGAAATACATGAACCAATTAGCATCATCCACAGACAGCCCATTCATTGCACAGTTGAATGACATTAAGGATCAAATAAATTCGTTTGAACAAACAAAGGAAGCGAACGCTCAACTGTTAAAAGACAAAGGCTTTAAGAGCAAAGGGCTGTTTGGTGGTCAATCCAGTACAAATAATTGGGTGTTTAACTTAGGTAAAGCAGATCACCGAGTTAAGCTGTTCTTAGATGTATTAGGACTAAAAAGCGTAGAGACAACTTCGCAAGGTGAACCTTCAATTGGCAAGGCGTTTGTAAAAGCTTACAAGGACACAAACCAAATTGTTGAGCTTTACGGTCAGTACCAGGAAGTTAATAAGATTTATAACTCTTATATTAAGAGCTGGGCACGGTTGCTTAACACTGACTTAGACGGTCAATACGATAGCCACTTGCGTCCCTCCTATGGGTTTTGGGGTGTTGCTACTGGTCGTATTAGTTCCCAAAACCCTTCGTTGCAGGTGATCCCACAACATGGTCCGTCTGCTAATGCTATTAAGCGAGCGTTCATTGCACCGAAAGGTAAACTGTTGGTTCACTATGACTATTCGGCACACGAAGTTCGTGGTTGGGCTATTACTGCTGGTGATGACGTACTAGCTGATGCGTTTAGACAAGGACAGAAACTTCGTCAACAATGGATTGCTGATCCATCTGATGAAGTTAAGGAGCAGATGAAGACGAAAGGAGACATTCACATTCAAAATGCTCATCGGTTCTTTGGTCGTTGGGTTACTAAGAAAGATCCTCTGCGTCAGGCTGTAAAGGCAGTGATATTTGGTGTACTTTATCAAAAGAGTGCTAAGACACTCGGTGAAGATACAAAAACTGGAGATTTGCAAACATTGAGTAATCAAATCTCCAGTCTATATCATTTAAAAATTGCTATTGAAAATAAGTTAAAGATGTGATTGTTTCCATTCGGTTAATTTCTGGGTAAACTTTTCCCTACTTGGAAGTTTACCCTTCCAAAGAAACACTTTATTTTTTTCAGGGTAGCACACTGCAAATAAGTATTTAAAGCCACGGTTTACTGTAGCTATAGATTTTGCTCTATTTTTATCATAGTTATACCCTTTACCAACTTTTTTATATCCGCAGGTATAATCTGATTTAACTTCTATGATTATACTGCTTTTTGGTATAATAAAGTCTGGATAATACATTCTAAGTTTATTGTTCCAATGATACCTTAAGTAGACACAGCTTTCATAAATATCATTGATACTATGGTGTTCAGCATTTTTGCAGAACCATTGTAAGAAGAAAGGTTCGTCTCCTTGTAGATCTTTGAACTGTTTACCTTGTATCCTAATAGTTACATGCCTATGGCATTGCGTATGCTTTAATTTTTGAATAATTTCTGGACTATGCATTGGGTTATCAACGCCATAGTTTTTCATTAAAGTGTTCTTAACCTTTTGTTTAATTAGAGGGTTGCATGTTGGTGCATTACCTCCATACTTTTTCTGCACAGTAGGCAATCGTTTCTTTGCTTGAGTGGCATAATATAGTTCTAAGGAGCCGTATTTTTTAATTATAGTTTCTCTAGCTTTTGCATTTTTTCTTGCTATAAAATCTGGGTCTTTGTTCACTTCGCTCAGTCTCTTTTTAATTGCAGGGCATTTAGAAATATTGGTTGTTCCGTATCTTTTAAGAGTTGTAGCTACTCGTTTATTGTAAGCTTCCTTGCTTTTCTTACTACAAGAGTCACTACAGTAATCATGTCTTGTTAAAATACGGATATTACTTTTATTTCTTAATTTAGTGAACAAAGGCCCTTCCGTCGAACCGCAGTGTTTACACTTTAAAGGACCGTACATAAATTCATACCTTTTTAGTGCAAACCTATTTCTAGCTTGTTTACTTATTGCTGGATCATAATTTTGTTGCCTGTGATGTGGTAAGTTAGCTTCCTTTTGATCTAGAATATGCTTATATTTATTCCATACTTTCGGTTTCATTTTAGACTTTATATACTCTATAAAAGCCTTTGTGTTTACTTTTGCTCTGTTTTTATCGTTTTTATGAATTTGTAGAAATTCTTGTCTTCTTTTTTCAAACCAAATATATCTTTTTAACATAAAAGTAATTCCTTATCAAAAAATACTAATAATAGTAAGCTTTGCCACTCTGTAATAGTAAATATACTTTGATACATACAGTACAGCGAATCTTACATTATTAAATTAAGGTGTTTAAAATGATTGATGTTAGTAAAATAAATATAGATTCTATGAGTAAGAAAGAGCTGACTAAATTGCTTAGTCAGTGTAATAAAGAAATAGGTATTTTATTAGAAAAACAAAGAACATTAAAAACAGAGGATAGAACAGAATACGCCCAGCATATTATGGACAAACTATTTGGTACGTTCAAAAATGGTGCTAAGTGGACACATGATATGAAAGCTAGTGCTGAAAAGCTTGGTTATGTGTATTCACCAATTGGTCGCATTAGACACTTATGGTCGACAATATTAGTAAATAAGGAGAATAAGAAGCTAATCAACCAACAAATTCGCCGTGGTAGTAATGCACCAATTCAAGGGTTTGCTTCTGAGTTAGCAGTTAAGAGTAGTCGATTAGTAATGACTACATTCTACAATGAACTGCCTAAGATTTGTGAACTACTTGGACTTGAAGGTAGCCTATGGTCATATAAACTAGAGCTGTCTCGTATGGTACATGATGCTTCTTACTATGCTGTTCCATATGAGTTGGTTATTCCGTTCATTCACATTAGTCAATACTGCGCCACCTATGGTGTAGCGAGACAAGTTGAACAGGAATTCGGACTAAAATTCAACATTGAGCCTGAGATCGAGTACGAACTGGCAACTTGTGATAGTCAAGGTGGGGGCACATGGGACTGGTCGATTCCGAACTTGTTGACTATTATTAGAAGTGCTCTACAGGATGCACACGATCGTGGCGAATTAGATGACGTTGAACAAGCTTATGCAACAATATTAAGGGCGTGGAAGAACAAACAATGTAGAAATTATCTCTGTGATAAATACCCATTGTTGAACGTTCCTCGTTTACAGCCTGTTATTATTAAAGCGATTAAAAATGAACAAAGTAATGGTTAGCAGTAAAGCTTCATTTGAGGACTGCTTTGATCGTGTTGTCATTGAGGACGAAAATGGGGCGCTGTATCTATTAGACTGTGATGATCGAGAAGCACCAAATTATAATGTTGCATTGATGCCAGTAATTATAGATTCAAATGGTGATATGCAGTATTCCCCAACCGCAATAATTTGGTCATGTCGATTTTATGCAGTCAATGATTTGAATAAGCGTGGTATGCTTAGTTCTATGTTAGCAACGTTGGAAATCGAGGATAATCTTGATAATCCAATAAGGCTACAAAGAGAGTTTGGGGGCACAATAAATGGACTTTACAAACGTCCAGGACAAGCTTGAGTTTGTAAAAAGTCAATGTAGAACACTGCCAGGTGCTAAATACCATGAGGACTACACAATGATTCGTTGTCCATTCCACAGCGATCGAAATCCTAGTGGAAGGATCAATCATTCTGTATATTCTAGATCTCCTGGGTTTTTTAAATGCTATGGTTGTGGTGCTACAGCGACTTGGAATGAACTTGCTCCTCTTATTGGTTGTACACCTTTTAAAAGTAAGCCTTCGACAAGGTATGCTAGGCCAGTTGTTGTTGATTCTCCTACAGAGGAACGTGAAGAGCAATTGCTCTTAAAACCATTGCCAAGAGGTAAAAAGTGGAGAACTATTCCCACTAACTTACTAATCGACATTGGATGCGAATTGTGTAAGGTTCAGTATGAATGGGGAACTAGCGATCCATTTATTTACCTACCAGTTACTGTAGGGCAACAATTAAAAGGGTACACAAAAGCACGGTTGCACAAACAACCGGATAAACCTTCGTATATAAATGCGAAGGGTTCATGGGTAAAGCAATGGGGATTATTTCCGTTTGACTATGCAATATCTATGATGACACCTACAAGAACTGTGGTGTTAGTTGAAGGACAAAGGGATGCATTACGGTTGATTACTCAAGGTATCCCTGCGATGTGTATTATGGGCACACAAAATTGGTGTGATGAAAAAGCTAAACTTTTAGAGCTTTATGACGTTCGTAGAGCAGTTATCTTTATGGATGGTGATGACGCTGGTATTGCAGGTGCTCATAAGGTACACAAAAGTTTGAGCAAGTTTATACAAACATCCGTGATTAAGCTGTGGGCAATTAAAGGCAGTCCATATTTGAAGTTTAAGGACTGTGAGTTTCCTAGTCAAGAGGCTAAAAAGGCAGGTGTTGAACTATGGGATCCGAATAACTGTCCACAATGGATTATTGATCGAATTAAACACAAATATATTGGAGAACAAAATGGCAATCATTCAATATAAAGCTAATAGTGCTTTCCAAATTAGTAAGTTTGACTATGATGGTAAAACTTATATTGGACTAGCTCGCATGTACAAGAAGCATGATTCAAAAGATTGGCAAATGGGAAAGAATGTTTCTATTCCTTATACTACGAAGGAAGAGAAAACAGTGTTGAGCCAAATAATTGCGGAATTACAAAAATATGAGTAGCATTAAAATCGGACTAAGCTTCGGTCTAGTTGTTTTGATTCTACTTATATCTTATTTTGTTTATGACTACGGTTATACCAAAGGTGTAGCAGATAAACAATTAGAGCTAGATGCAGTTGTAGCTGAGTATGAACAAAAGGCACAACAGCAAGCAACAGTAATTAGCAATGCAGAACGGCAGTTGGCTGAATCTGCAATAAAATATGAGCAACTTAGGTCGTCTTACGATCAGGTTTTAGAGGATAATAAACAATGGGCATCAAGTCATGTCGAATCACGAAACAAGAGTTTAAGCTTAGTCACAGTACAAAGATTAAACTCGCTTTTGCAGTCACAGCAATAATAGCTCTAACTGGATGTTCTACGGTAACCAAGCACGTAGAAGTTGTTTCACCGAATAGACCTGTTGTTCAAGAGTCTTTAATGGCTGAATGTCCAGCATGGCAACCCTTGCAGAACAAAGAATATACAGAGGGTGAAGTTCTTGACTTGTTAACTACATGGATTACTAGCTACCAAAGGTGCAAGTTTAAACACCAAGAGCTCGTAAAATTTATCCGTTCCAATAACGTAAATAATTAGCATAATTCTTCTTAAGGAGTAAATATGAAAAACATCGATCAAAAGGCTGCACATCTTATTGAAGGTTCTGTGTGGCAAAATAAACATGGTAAGACGTACACTGTCTTGTTTGTGTCTAACGTCACAGTTAATCGCAAGTTAGCTGAACGTTTCATTCCGTCAGTTACGTTTATTAATTCTGATGGTGCTGTGTTTACGTTAGATTGTGATTCGTTCTTGCGAGCATATCATTGGGTTGAGGACAATAGCATGATGGTTACTTGCATTGAACAAGTCTATAAGTGCAATGCAGGTGAATTAGACTACGTTGATCCTAATGAATTTGTTAATGAACTTGAACAAGAAGTTGGTACTGAAGAGCCTGAAGTAGAGGATACACACGACAGTGAACAACTTAATGATGTTGTTGAACAGCAAGGTCCTACTCTTGCTGAACAATTGGTGAAGCCGTTCATTGTTGACTTTGTTACTGAAGGCAATCCTGCATTGAGCAAACAAGAACTTGCTCAAGCTTTTGAGGGCTACAGCTCTTACATGGATTCTCGTGGTGTAATGTTCCACAAGTTGCTGTTCAGTGTTCGTGACAATGTTATTGCTTACACGCTCAACCAAACGTTCAATCCTTCTGTGTATAAAGATGAACAAAATGGTTACGATTCAATCCATTTGAACACTGGTCACGTTGATTTTGATATTATGTGGAATGCCTTCGGTTATGTTGGGGCTGAAGTCATTAACGGTTGTGAATACTTGGTAGTTGTGTTAGCCAATGAACCGCAGGAAATGCTTGACACAATGACTGTGGAAGAAGTGCAACCTGAGGAAGAGCAAGTACAACAGGAAACTCCTGAAGTAGTGCAATCAACCGAAGATGCTCCTACTGAAGTTGTTGAGCCGACTGTGACTGTGGAAGCTGAAAGTGAACAACCTGAGGAGCAACCGCAGGAACAAGTACAAGAACAAGTTGTTGAACCAACAGAATCTGATGAACCAAAGGTGATTGCACACTTGGCAAGCCCACTTGATGGTATTCAAGTCATTCACAGTGGCGTTCATGTAGCACAACCTGAAGAACCTCAAGAAGTTGAACAGCCTATCGAAATTAACGTCGATGATGTTCAAGTTGAGCGTCCAAAGAGTGCAGATGAACAAGCTATGGACAATTATTTTTCCGTAGTTGATATCACAGACAGCCAAGTTCAACAAGTTGCTGACGAAGTAACCAAGGCTTAATATGAAGGTAGGAGATTACGTATGCTTCTCCTACCTATCTAACCCTAAAAAGGGAAAGTATTGGTTAGGGAAGGTAAAAAGCTTAAATCCGATCGTAGTAACTGCTCAACCAGATGACCGAATGAATATTGAGCATGTTACGATTGAGCGCAAGGACGTTGTTTGTGTTTTAGGACAACGTCCTACTAGTGGTAAAGTGTTTGGTGTTGATACGACCAATATTTATCGGTGCAGTAAACCACTATGTGATTTGTTTAACAGTAGCGTTCACTATTTTTGCGCACCGGATAAACAAGTTCGTAAAGGTATAGATACTGCTTTTAGAATAGTTGCTAAGGCAATAACTAAGCATAAACTTCAATCGTTGTTGGATGCTTATATATTCTATAAGGTAAGAATACTGCCTGGTAAGGCTACTGGTATGTATGCCCATAATAAGGATTATGATACGCTTGACATTGATCCTTTTAAATGCACGATCACTGACTTACCAGAAGTAATAGCCCACGAACTTGGTCACCATGCATTTACCTACTTAGAACCTGAACAGCAAGCTAAGTGGATGCAGTTATACATTAGGCATATTAAACCTCAGGTGTATAACAAGCAGGATTGTGAACGAGCTAAGAACTATGCGACTACATTGACTGATTTAAGTCAAGCAAAAACTGATATTCCTGAAGAGGATTTGCAGTTATTCAATCAATGTTTGTTCCTAGTCCGTCAACGCTGTCACTTGAGCTATAAACAGCTCAATCAGTTGTTTCAAACTGATCCACAGTCAGTTATTGATCAATGGCCTACACAAGTTACGGTCAATGACTATGAGCAGTTAATTAGTTCCTATGCGACAAAGAACTATAATGAACTGTTTGCTGAATCATTCGCCTATTATTTATTAGATAAGGATCTACCAAAAGTCGTAAATAACTTGATGACCAAAACGTTTGGTCAATTAAGGATTCAAACCCGAGGAGTTAGTTATGATAATGATTCACGTTAAGTTTCGTAAGGAAGGTGTGCATTGCTTTCCCGAAGCTAGTAGCAATCCACAATTGAGTGATGTATCGTTTTTAGGCTCACCTCATTTTCATTATTTTTACTTCGAGCTTGATGTTGAAGTAGGTCACGATAATAGAGAAATTGAGTTTATTCAATTTTGCCGTTGGTGTGAACAATTGTATGCTGATCGCACACTACAGCTAGATAATAAGAGCTGTGAGATGATTGCACAGGAACTTATTGACAAAGTTGTTGAACATTACGGTCAGCGAAAAGTTCGTGCAAAGGTTCTTGAAGATAATATTAACGGCGCTATTGTTACGAACTGGGAGTAATCATGAGCTTACAGGCAATTGCTAACGTTTTACACTTAGACTATGTGGAATGTTGCTACTGGTTTAACAACATTGAACTGTTGACTACACAAGGTGTTAAGCGTCTTTTAGATAATCCTTTTGGTACTGATGTTTATGCTGGAACATCTGGTGGTAAGGATTCGTCTGTTATTTGTGACTTATATTTGCGCTACTGTGAACAGGCACAAATTAAACCACAAATAATTCACAATAAAAAGACTATTGTTGATCCCTTAACAGTTAAGCATTTATATAGTCTTAGCTACCCAATTATTTATTGCTCATCTGCAGACACTAAGAACTGCACTGATCGTACAATTCAAGTAGATGGGTCTCGCATTGCTGAATGTAGTAGAACAAATGGTCGATCTACAGACTTTATTTGCAATGGTGAGTCTATAAATCGTGAGGAGATGACGTTGTATAATGCACGTGGCTTATTTGACTTGCGATTTATTTATCCTATTTATGATTGGTCAGACGAGCAGGTGTGGACTTATATTTATGCTCATAAATTGCCTGTAAGCGAGGAGTACCCGTTCTATGCGTTGTTTGATTATAGCGCCTCATTGTGATGACGAACTAATTGGTTGTTCTAATGTTTTGTTTGATCCATCTAATGAGGTAACTGTAGCTTATTTATATGAGCTTACAGACGAAAGAACTGCGGAAGCAAAACACTTGTCTAGCGCATTAAACTTTAGTCCTCTGTTTAACAATGTAGACTTTCAGCTCGAACAATTGCATGAAATCGCAAAGGACTTTGAACAGATCTATATACCGTCAAGATCTGATTTGCATTTAAATCATAAACAAACCTTTAGGCAGTTTATTGATTTAGCAACCCATACGTACCAAACTAATATGGCTGGTTGTGCATTGTACAATCATTGGGAACGTAAATTAGAATTGCTTAATCAATATTATACCAGTCAAAGGGAATTGTGGACGAGCAACGCAAGCTATTATTTATTCGAGCGCATTGATCCAATAAAGTTTGTTTATTGGGAATACAAGAGGATTCAAGTTGGGATAGATGCGTGTGTAGTGTATTGTCCAAAGTCAATTAAGTTTGACTTAGAATTTTCAACCGTCAATGAACTTTGTAGATTCATTTTAAGCCAAACAGATGAACATTGCAGAGTTCAAGTTTCTTCAAAAGGAGTAATAGAATTATGAAAGTTGGTTACGAATTAGAATGTACATATCGTGGTGCTAAAACTTTGTTTATGGATCACTCAGAGTTTTTAAAATGCTTGACTAATGAGGCTATAACATCGTTAGATCGATTGATATCACAGCACTGTGTTAGTCGCCTGTATATTAGTGACTTACAAAATAAGCTAACCGTTGAGCAATTAGAGCAAAAGGTAGTTATGAATTTACCAATTGATGGTATTACTATAGAACGTACTGATATTCATAAATTGGTACTTGATCCTCGACTCTTTGATATCATGCTTAGTGTTCATGTTGAACCTAATGTTATTAGACAATTGGTTTTTGCTAAGAAGCATAATGTACAAGTAAAACTTGATTGCGGTAGTAATGTGGTGTTTGTTACTGATATTGAGAGTTTTGATATGACTAGCTACAATCAGTATCATAATGATTACAGACTTGAAGAAGACGGTACAATAGAAGAGCTTGATTTATAAGGAGTATCCAATGTTGTATTTAATTCCTATTGAACCACTAACTGAGCGTTACACTGAATCGTGGTATCGTAATATTCCCCTGTTGTTTAAGGAATATACGATCATTGATGGGCAACCCCTTATTCATGACGACATTAAGGTTGGTACATTTTTAGACATTAACTCCACTGTTAATTATAAATGCGTTCAACTACAAAAAATTTGTCAGTTATTTAACAGTGGTAAGATTAAGAACGGTGATGTGTTCTTTTTCTATGACTTAGAATTTTGGGGCATTGAAGTTGTAAGACTTATGGCTCAGATGAATAAAGTCAATATTAAAATCTGTGCGTTCTTACATGCCGCATCTTATACTCATGGTGATGCTTTTGAAGTAGCCGCCCCGTACCAACAGTACACTGAAGTCGGTTGGTTTGCTCTTTGTGATAAGATCTTTGTAGGATCAGAATATCACAAGCGTGCTTTCTATGACCGCCGACTTAAGAACTATGTGTCCTTTAAGGACTATGATTCAAAGGTTGTAGTAACTACCAATCCAATGTTTAGCATTGACTACAAGGACTTTGGACGGGAAAAGCAGAATTTAATATTGCTATGTAATAGGTTGGACGAAGAGAAAGGCGTAATGAACACGCTTAAACTGTTCGAGCGTGCATGGCGTTCTGACTGGATTTTTAGAGTAGTTACTAGTCGCAAAACGTTAAGGTCTAACAATCCGCAAATTATTGAATACCTAATGGAATTAGTTGGCAAAGGTATTGTTGATCTTAAATATGGCTTGACTAAAGATGAATATCATCAGCAGTTAGCTAGAGCGCAAATTACTGTAAGTCACAGTCCAGAAGAATCCTTTGGTATTTGTATTGCTGAATCCCTTATCTACGGGTGTACTCCGATGCTGTTAAATAATGCAAGTCACCCAGAGTTTGTTAAATATGGCGCTGTATTGTTTGAACAGCAAAATGATTTACAAACGTTGCAATCTCTTATGGAATGTCGTCCGAAAGCATGGTATGATATTGATAAAGGTAAGTTGGCTATTCAGCACGAAGTTAATTTGCTATTAGGTGAAGTATGACAGTTCATTATGTACCTGCAGGTTGTGAAGCTTATTCCGGTGCGCATTATGACTTATATGTCAAAGATGTTCATTCAGATAAGGAATACTCTGAGTTTGGTCGTCGGGAAAAGCATTGGGTAACGCACACCAAAGACGTTAGGTTAGTTGTTTCTGGGCATAAAGCAGTATTACCTACCAGTAAGTACGACTACTTGGTATCTACATGTAGCCCTGACTTTATGAACGCTCTTGGCGTTAAGATCATTCTGGCTAACCCACTATTAAAACCATATTCCAAGAAAGCTTTTCGATCTGCAGGTGTATATACTATTTTGGACAGTGGTGGATTTCAAATGTTGCATAATAAATGCACGTTTGTTTCCCCTGATGACGTAATTGCAAGGTATAATAAAGATGCTGACATTGGTATGCCGTTGGATATACCATGTAGAGCTATTTATGAACAAGCATACTTTGATCGTATATCCCATATCATGAAGTGCAATGATGACTATATTGCACAGCGACTTAATCCTAACGTTAAGATGCCTGTTATTAGTCACGGCACTACTATTAAACGTAGAGAGTCCAGATTGGATGTGCTTGATCGGGATGACGCTGAAGTTGTTGCTATTGCTGGGTTGAATATTAATCCAAAGGACGAAAATCCGATATTTGCAAAATGCGAACAGTTGATGTATGTATTGTCCCGTATTCGTGGTGCTAAATACTACCACGTGTTGGGAGTTACTGATAAGTTCTTCCTGTTTGTGTACTGCCTCCTTGACTGTCTAAAATATGTAAAGAACATTGGAGCAGACTCGGTCAGCCATCGGTTGATTGCTATTACTGGTGGCTATATTCAGTCTAACTTCAAAGTTCATGAACTACAGCATAAGTTAAATGTTAGAGAATCGTTGATGTGTACTTGTCCTATTTGTACAGCACTCAACGATTCTCGTATCATTCAAGAGCCAAAGCTTTTGGAATGTCATAATTTATGGTCTATTACAGGATACGTCGACTATGTTCATTCATTAGTTGAGCTTTATTTGAGTGGTACAATCTCGTTGCAAAAAGCTTATGACCTAAGTAGCCAAAAAGTTGACTTTAATGTGTTTAAGATGGCTATTGAGTACGTGCAAAACGTAACTGTTAAAGGCTTTTATTCCTTCCCGATGGCACGCAGTAAGAGCGGTGGTTTGTTTAAACAGAAACACCATACGGTAACAAGTGAGCATTATGAGCAAATTATCAAAAACTACAGCAAATTCTACGGCAAAAAGTTTTAACCTTGGTGGACTGCTGTTTGTCCACCCTAATGTAGAATACTATAAGGGCGTACAAGCATGGATTGATGCAGGCAAGCCAAATAATTCGCTTATTTATGATACGCTTTGTGCTCTAAACCATGCACGTATCCCTATTGTTGATGCGCATAAGCATTTTGGACTGTGGATTAGGCTTCCAAAAATGTTAAAGCTCAAACCTTGTAAAGTCAACGTACATGAAACTCAGTCTATATTAGACAGTAAAGTCGTAAATACTATAGACTACATTTCATTCTCTAATCCGTCAAAGGTTACAGAGAAAGCAAGACTTTATAGATAAGGAGTGTATATGATTCCAATTAATGTTGACTTTAATGCAACGAAAAACGATTTCGGTGAGGACTTGTTAGTCACCTCAGTGTTTTATACACTACAAGGTGAAGGGCGATTTACTGGTCAGCGTTTTATCTTTATTCGATTAGCTGGCTGTAATTTTGGCTCTAAGACTCAAACGTGCGTTCAATGTGATACGGCGTTTCAAGTTGCGAAGGCTCAACGCTATACTGTTAAGCAATTATTTGACCATGTATTGCAATTAGCACAGTCAGTTAATTGCCATAATATTGTGCTTACTGGTGGTGAACCCACATTGCAATTGAACATTTTGGACTTTATGAACATGTGGATTGCACAATATCCCCACGCATTAATCCAAATAGAAACCAATGGCAGCCAACCCCAGTTCTTTATGGACCCAAGGTTCACTTCTTTGTATTTAATGAATTACCACAAAGAGATTGGTTTTGGTAACATCTATGTTTGTTGCAGTCCTAAGTGTAATGAACAGACAGGTCGCTATAGTGAACTGCATCGAAAAGTATGGCCTTATGTTAATTGCTTGAAGCTGTTGGTGTCAGCTGATCCGTCTAATGTATATCACAAAGTTCCTGACTACGTTGACAATGCTTTGTGTGATGTTTATATTAGTCCGATCACAGTTTATAAAAAGGCACCTGAAGGCGAAGTATCCTCTATTTGGGATCATGATTTAATTGACGAAGTTGAAACAGCTAGGAACTATGCTTTTGCGGCCGAGGTTGTTATGCACCCTGCATTGATCGGACTTCATTGTGAACTTCAACTGTCGTTACAAACACACTTATTTACCGCTATTGCCTAGGAGAAATAAATTGACCAAAGAACAACTCCGTGCAGATCCATCATACAATAAGCTCTGTGAAGCATACAAGGTTATTTTGGATCACTTACGTTCTAACACAAATGACGCTAATGAGCTTTCTAATTTTGAGGGTTCAGAAGATCGTTGTGCAAGAGCTTTATTAGAAACATGTCACAGTGATTCGTATATTAGTGAACAGCTCGAAGGTATTGTTAGCCGAGTATTTGCTGTGGATGAAGCAGACGTTTACAGGAATGTAAATGCACAAAACACGAATGGTATTATTTGTCAAGGCCCGATTCGTGTAAACTCTTGCTGTCCTCATCACTTATATCCTGTGATGTATGAAGTATATGTTGCGTATATTCCCCGTGATGGTCGAGTGTTGGGCTTATCTAAGTTAGCTCGTTTGTGTAAGGTTTTGGGTCGTCGACCTGTGTTGCATGAACAATTAGCATCTGATATTGCAGACGTACTTTGTGCCCCAGAACAAGACGTTGGTGACTTGGACGGAAATAAAAAGCCGTTGCCATTCAAGTTCCCAGCATTACAATCTGATGGCAGTGCTGTGTTAGTAGTTGGTGTCCATACGTGTGTAGCTTGTCGTGGTGTACAGGAAGATGCACGTACTGCGGTTTGTGAATTGCGTGGTAACTTTAACCTTCCTCACATGGAACAGAAGTTCTATTCGTTAATTAAATCAAACCGAATTGCTTCTATTGGGTAATAAATTTAATACTATTCTAGAGGAATAGTATTTATGGCCCATATTAAGTTTAAGCAAATATTTAGATTTGTGGTGAAATACGCACCTACGCAGTTAATTAATGCTAGCTTTACTCGCATTAAAAAACTGCATGGTGTGCGTAGAGATGATGATGGACGAATCTATGCGTATGCTACCACGTATAGTACCAAAATATGGGATGCGAAGCATAGAGTTTGGGTTCGTAAACCACCAAAATATTATGACACGTTCATAATGGTTAACCCACGAAAGAACTCTGTGGTGCTTAGTTGCAGTTGTCCTGACTTCATGTATAGACATGAAGTTGCATTGTGGAAGAGAGGTGGCGCTGACATTGAATATTCAAATGGTATGCGTCCCAGAACTACAAATCCACGTGAAAGAGCAACTTGTTGTAAGCATTGCCTAAGGTTCTATCAGTATTTGTCTACCCATCCCAAATATAAAGATATCTTTGAGCCTATATCTGATCTAACGCAAGCTCTTAAATGAAAAAGTATCAGCACAGCGAAGTGTTTGCCTCGATTAAAGCAATTGAGGAAGACATCAAAATTAATCTAACTAGCCTCCAATATCTTCAAATATTGGATCACTATTTGTATAATGCTGTTCACTATTTAACTAAGATTTGTCCTAAGTTTGTTGACTGCTTTTTGGCTAAGGTAATAGCTTATCAACAAGTACATGCTATGGTTAAGCTTAGTTCAGAAAATCGTGAGAAAATGACTGTTCAATATTTTAACTATTTGACTACTCACGATTTTACCTATTTGAGAAAGATTTACTTAAATAGAGGACTATACTTAGGACTGTTGAACTATTGGCTGTCAAAAGCCAAAACTTATTTTGAACTAAAAAATCCGTTTGTTGAGCATTCCGTGTTGGACGCCAAGCAGATGGATGATATTTATACAGAGCTTGCTGTACAAAACTGTCAAATGTTCTACGCCTATTTTAAATGCGTAGAATACTGGACTAATAAGGCGCTTGATTTTAAGTCTAAGATAGTTCAAAAGTACACTCGCATGACATTGTTGCAAGCACAAAAGACTTACGTAGATTATAATCACGTAGTAGAGTTAGATGACGTTACTCAGATTTATCTACAAATTATGAGTAAAGCTATTGACCGCTGTGATTCTCGGTTTGGTGTGCTTACAACATTTATTCAGTCATGGCTCAAGAGTGCAAAAGCTATTGTTCAAAAGCTAGCACAAAATAAAGATCAGGCTAGTTCATATGAGGAGCTAGTAGAGCAATATGGTGATAATGCACTATTAGGCTGTGTTACGTTTGATTCTGAATATGAAGCGCTCGAAGATATTATGTATTATAGTTCACTGTGGGACACAACAGGCTGTATGAGAATTAAGTATCATATACCACAATATTTGTCTGCGGCGGATCGTGATTTATTGAATAGTTATGCTTGTCCAACAAACTAATAAATTGCTAGGGGAACTCATTGCTCGTAATACAAAGTTATGCGATGAATTGAGTTCCCTAATTAGTCAAATACAGGATAAATGTAGTGAACAGCAAATAAGTCAGTTTCAAAAAGCTGTTTTTATGAACATCAATCATAATGCAGTAGTAGTAGCAATGAGGCAGTTAAATGCTATCGAGGTTATAAACACTCAACTGAACTTAATAGCTGACTCTACGACGGACTTACAGACAAAAAGTCGCCTTCAGCAATTATCCGCAAATATAGATTTAGCACTCACCGGTTTGCGTAACGTAAATAAGGTAAAACATTAAAAGGAGTAATAATATGGCACGTGGTACTGACATGGATGCAGTGGTTGTTAGAGAACAACGCTCATCTTTCAAGATCAACGATGTAGTCAAACTTTTGGAATATCCGAAAGTTAAAGGTAAACCTGCTTGGGTTACTGTTCGACTTTTTGGACCTGTTTATAGTCAAGCTACATTCTGGGTTCGCAATGATCGATCTAATCCTAGAAAGAAGTTCCCAAAGATTGTACGTTGTTATGACTGTGAACAACACAAAATCGTTGCTGATAAATATGATCCGTTCTACGATTATTATCGGCAAGAACTCGATGAAAACGTAGAGTTTAAGAATCGGTTGCTTCAATACTCTCGTTACTTCTACATGCAAGCTATTGTCCGTAAACTACAGGATGATATGCCTTCTAAGAATCGCATGACATCCCAGGAGAAAAAGACTCACATTAAGGATCCTGAAAGTGAATCCTACACTCCTGTAGTGGTTGTGCGAATGACTAACAAGTTGTTCAAGGCTATTCAGGACTTGAAGGAAGACAACGTTGTTAAGTTTAAGGATGGTAAGCGCACTGCGTATTCTGTAAATCACGAAAAGTATGGTCGTGATATTATGATTCGCTATGATGATTCTGATGGTGTTGCCGCAGGTGATCGTTATCAAGTGAAGCTTGTTGTTGATGGTGGTCGCACACCCCTTACTGAAGAGGAAAAACAGTATCTTCAATGGGATATGGAATCCATTTATCCTGAGGAAGAGTCTGAAAATAAGATTCGTCAAGACTTTGAATCTTGGGCTAAACGAATGGGCATTGGTAAGAAGCGTCATATTGAAGACACCGAGGATGAAGATGATTCATTCGATGATGACGCTGATAATTTAGAACCTAAGTCTAAGAAGAGCAAGGAGGTTCAAGAAGATTATGATGATGGCGATGATGAATTAGAGGAAGAATCTCCAAAGAAGGCTAAGAAGTCAAAGAAGACGTCCTTAGACAATGAGGATATTGCTGGTGACTATGATGCTTTTGATGAAGAGGAAGAAACACCTAAGAAATCTAAAAAGAAAGTAAAAGCCGTCGAAGAGGATGAAGACTTAGATGACTCTGACGATTCAGAAGAAGATGATGACGATGACTTTGAGGATGAACCTCCAAAGAAAAAGAAAGTAGTCAAGAAAAAGGTCGAAGAGGAGGAAGAAGACGAAGACGATTTTGATGAAGATGACTTCGATGAACCTGCTCCTAAAAAGACCAAGAAGAAAGTAGTCAAGAAAAAAGTCGACGATGATGATGATGAAGACGACGATGAAGATCTTGACGATTCAGACTGGTAATTAACTATGGGGAGCAATGCTCCCCATTTTTATTTGGATTTATAATGGCTAGAAAACGTATTTCCTCTGATGATAGTGAAGTTAAGTTCGACTATTATGGTTTTTTAAATGAGACATTAGACGAAGTTAGCTCTAGACTTAACTATGACTCTGACTCCTTAGAAGCAGCCACTCCAGTATCTACAGGTTTGCTTATCCTAGATTTATTATATGGTGGTGGTATTCGACCTGGTTGGTACACTCATTTTGGAGCAGAACAATCATCTAAAACTACTGGTACGCTAGTTATTGCGGCATCTGCATTAAAGCAAAACGTACCATTTATTAGTTATTCAGATTTTGAAGGCTCCTCGTCCAACAGTGTACCTTATATCCAATCCATTTTGAAAACTGTGGGTATTGATAAAACAGTCGGTCAAATATTTGGCACCAAAGACCCGGATACAGGTAAGTGGATCACACCTCCAATGATTCGTTTTCACCCTGAATCTATTGGTGATAACTTCTTTGACTTTTTGTCTACAGTACTTCGTGAATTGCCTGATAAAAGACAAATCAATGGTAAATGGTGGCTTGTTTACGAGGATAATAAAAAGAACAAATCAAGGGTGAGTGAGTTTGCTGAACCTTCAATGGCTAAGAAGTATGGTAAGGGTTTATGGGTACCTGCAGAGAATGGGGAGCTTCAAGCCATATTCATTGTTGACTCTTACCCAGCAATGAATCCTAAGGCTAATGACGAGGATGAAGCTGATAACTCCTTGGCATTACAGGCTCGAATGTTTAGTAAAAACTTGCCTCGTGTTAAAGGTCGTTTAATGCAAAAGATGGTGGCTGTTATTGGTACTAATCAATTACGTGCTGTACCAATGGCAATGTTTGGTCCGAAAGAAGCAGAACCTTGCGGAGTCGCCTTGAAGTATAACTCTGACGTTCGCTGTAAATTCACTCCCCGTCAATCTGGGCAACCTTTGTGGCCTAAGAGCTTTGATAAGGACACTGGTTGGGAGCTTGAAAAGTCTGTAGAGTATGAAAAAGGTATTGACGGTTATCGGTATATACATCTAAAGACTGTTAAGAACAAGTTGTCTGCTCCTAATCGAATTGGTTGGCTTCGTATTTGGGCTAAGGATGGTTCGGGTAATGCACGTGGCTATGATCCCTTCTTTGATACTGCATATTACCTATACCTAACTGGTCAGTTGGTTGGGCGTGGCCGTAAGAGCATGAAGCTCAAGCTGAATAACACAGACATTGAACCTGCTATTGACTGGCCTACATTAAAGTTATGGGTACTTGGGAATAATCAACAGAAGAAGGAAGTTTGTGCGAAACTTGGCTATAAAAAGCCATTCTGTTTAAGAAAATATTGTTTTAGCCAAATGAGAAGAGGTACTGGTGAAAAACTCTACGTTGAACATTCTCAAAGCTCGGACGTGGAAGAACAGGAAGACTAAGCAAATAGGTGTAGTAACTTCTACACCTGAGTTACCTAAGCACAATATCCTTGTTGGTTCTACTGATGAACAACAAAAGGATGATTTTTTATCCCGATTAGGTAATATAGCTTATGCTAAACCTCAGGTACAGAAGGAACAAGAACCGCCGGTTTATGACAGTCGGTGGTTCTTTGTGCTTCCTGATGACTACGCTGAGTCTAATAAAAATGATTCAGGTATTCAACAATTACCAGAACGTCCACAAAATATTGATCTCTATCAACGGCTTGATAACTATAAGAACGCTATTGGTCAGCCAGTGCAGTTCAATATGAGGATTGTTAGTAATTACATATTGACTGAACTTAGCCCTGCCTTGTTAGGCTTCCAAGCTGGTGTAGAGGAATCAAGGTCAATTATGGAGCATACTGTAGGTGAACTAGATAACTACCTGTTCAATCTTCTTGAGCTAATGACTCGAGAAGCTCTTAAGAGAAAGTTATCAGTGTTCATTGTGCAGTATTTTGGACTATCGAGCAAAGACGCAGATGCTATTATTGAAAAGGTATTACCACCCAAGCAAAGGGAAGTGGTAGTTCCTGTGCCAGTTGATACTTATGCTAGACCCAAAGAAACTAAAGACTCTCAAAAGCATCAAAGCTGATAAACTATTTCCTGATTTTTTATCCGATGAAGATAAACGTCAAATTCGTCGGCTTAGAGCAAAGGCGAAAAGGACTACGGATCAAAAAATAGAGCAGGAACAGCCTAAGCGATCCATCAAAGAAGCTATGGCAATGAGCCCTGAAGCTTTCGACCTTCAGTCTATGGTCAATGATTTAATTGATCCTAAGACTGGTAAGATGCGGGAACTTGTTGATACTCGTGGACTGCCTGAAGCTAAAAACTTCTTTGATTACTGCTATCGCATATTAGGGTCAGACATTCATGCACCTTGGTCTGTGCAGATGTGGTTAGCTTTAATGAGCTTTGGTGAAGTATGCCCTAGGTGTACTAATCCTAAGTACCTAGACGTGCATAACATTGATAAGACATTACCATCAAAGAAGCTTGTTAGTTCTAAGCGAATGGTTTTGTTGGAACATGGTGTGTGTCCCCATTGTGGTGCTACTAAAAAGGAACTACTAGAGTCTGGTGATCTTGATTACGTGAACCAAGCTGTGTTTGTTTTAGGACAACGGTCTGGTAAGTCAAGTACAGCTGCCGTTATGGCATCATATGTCCTGCACAGATATTTGATGTATCCGATGCTTGCATCTATGACTAATTCAATGCAAGCATCAACTGAATTGGTAATGATTTTCTGTTCACTGTCTTATGATAAAGCATATTCAGTGCTTTGGACGCCATTTAAGAACATTATTGATTCAGCAGGTTGGTTTAAGTCCTATTTTTCTCTCCTAGATTCTTACAAGGAACAAACTGGTAAGGATTTGTATATTAACTCAAAGTCAATACTAGCCTTCGCTAATAAGAATATTCGTTGTTACCCTACTGGGCCGAAAGCTAGTGCCCTTCGTGGTAATACTTCTGTAATGACTTTATTAGACGAGTTAGGTTTGTTCCCCCTTCCTGATCCAACCAAACAAGTATCCGAGGATGACACAAATAGGCGTGCAGACTCCGATGAAGCTTATACATCACTGTTAAACTCTCTAGCAACTGTAGGTGCGGCGCAGAAGGAACTGATATGGAATGGTCATTATGATGCTCCACCCTGCTTGATGCTTAGTGTATCAAGTCCTATCTCTAAACGGGATAAGGTAATGCGACTTTATGAGGAGTCTAAAACTAATCCATTCATTTTAGGTTGTCAATTACCAACGTGGTCAGTTAATCCCTATTTGGAGAAGGATAGCCCACTAATTGCGTCAGCGTTCAAAGCAGACGCCCGTAAAGCACTGCGTGACTTTGGTGCTACTCCTACAGAAACTGCTAGTCCTTATTTCGATCCATTAACTGTTACCAGGTGTTTTATTGGTCGTCCTAATAGCCATCAACTGATCTACCAATATAATAAAGTTCAGGATCAGTATTTTGTGTATGGATCAGTAAGACAAATAAACCAGTATATTGGTCCTACTGTAATGGCCCTCGATGCAGGGTTAGTAAATAACTCGTTTGCCATTGCGGTTGTTGGGTACAATGAACAATCAAATAAGACGGAGACTGTTTGTGTACTTGAAGTTATAGCACGTGATGGTAATACGATTGACTTTGAGAAAGTTTATTCTCAAATTATACTGCCATTAGCTAAGGACTTAAATACGTGCTTTGTAGTCGCCGACCGTTGGAACTCTGCTGATCACCTACACCGTATTAGAACTGATAGGGGCATGCGCCGTAATAAGCCTGTTACGTATGCGAAGCAGTATTCTCTAAAGATCAAGGATTTTGAAGCTGTAAAGGCTATGATGGGCAATGGTTCAGTTATTTGTCCTAAACTTAAACCAGAATTGGCACAGAAAATACTTAATGGTCAGATAGCTGATTATAAGACAGAGCTGATCGAACGACCTATTGAAAATTTGTATCTAGAATTGCTAACTGTTACAGACTATGGCCCTCATTTATGTCCTGGTAAAGCTGAAGGGTTTACCGATGATATTGCACGTGCCTGGGTACTAGCAGTAGCGACAATCAACAAAGAGAAGGTCAATGAACTGGTAAACTCAGTTCGACCTTTTGTGAGCCGTGTTAGTGGCTCTATGGGAGCAGGTGTTTATATTGCAGGACGATCCTTATGACGATAGAACAGCAAGACCTAATAGTTACGCTCAATGATGGTACGATTATATGCTCTGGTCGAATAGTTAACCATAAATGGGATCTAATTCGTCATTGCTACTTATATTCGATTGATAATCGATATTTTTGGTTTTCTAATAAAAACGTGCAGGTAGAGCTTACTGATGATTGTATCATTTCGGTTGAATTTGATCCCTCCAGATTTAAGTTAAACATTCAACCATGGTCTAACCGTCATGCTGATTGTGATGTATTTATTGAGCATACGGTGTATGAGCTTGATCCGGAAATTGAACCATTAGTTATGGCCATAAACAACTGCAGACTGGAGACTAGCGGTTCTTGCAGTGGTCATGCTGTAGGCGCTTCACATGTAACTGTTAAGTTTAGTGCTATTGAACCACTCATAAAGTTTAGTACATTAATTAGAAAACGCTTTTCGATTGAACAGGTAAACTTGCAGGTACCTCGAGAGTTTAGTGGTGAAAATGTGTTTTGCTTAGACTTAATTATACCAATGTATAATAGTCAAATAAACACTAAAGTTATTAGCGATCTTACAAACCTATTTAGCGTAATTCCCCCAGTTATGCTTAAATAAAGCCTTGTAATAACGTAAATAACAATGTATAATTAAAACAAACACTTATTGTAAGGAGAAAGCAATGAAAAAGGGTTTGTTTAAGCAATTAACTGCAAAAGCCACTAAGGTCGAATCTTATGAACACTTAAAGGGTTGGGGTAAGATTCGTTACAATAAACGAACAGCTAAACCACTTAGGTTCTCCGTTGACATTAATGCAGGACAAGTTAGGATTAATTCTGTAATGTCAATGGATCACTGTGGACATAAGGTTGAAGATCCCACACTTGTTCAAGCCAAAAAGGAAATGGCTAAGAGAGCTGTTCAACTTTATAACAAAGGACCTTACGGATTGCTTACACCACAGCTAGCTAAAGAAATGGCTAATGGAGAGAACAGAAGGAGAAGTTAAATGGACGTGGTAAATCATCCTAATCACTATACAGCGTATAAGTTTGAGGTAATTGAACTTACCCGTCAATTACCTTTTGATGCTGGCAATTGTGTTAAGTATATTGTGCGAGCTCCATTTAAAAATGGCGTTGAGGACTTGCAAAAAGCTGTATGGTATGCTCGTGACATGTTGAATCCTGCTAGCTCGATGATGGATATTTCAACTGATGAGCAAAAGATCAACTCTATTAATAGCCTCACTGAATACTTCAGTTCAGTAGTACAAACATCAGATATTCCTTGTGCAGAGATTTTTGGTTCTCTACTATCTTCTGTTGTTAGCTATTCTCTGTGCAATAGCCAATTCACTGCGCTTGAACTTAAGAACAATATAATGTATTTAATTGACTTGATTGAACAGAACCGCAAGTACAGAACACAGGTAGATAGTTACAGATTGAGCAAGAGCTAACTATGTATTTAAAAGCATTAGCTGTCAAAAATTATGGACCGTTTGTTAATCAAACGGTCTTCTCTTTTAAGCCTGGTGTGTCCGTCGTTTATGGACTTAATAAAACATCAGGTGCCAATTCCAAGAACAGTAACTGGGTAGGTAAGTCACTGTTCTTTTCTAGCCTTAGTGAAATCCTCTATGATGAACCTGTTGTCGGTACTAAGCAAGATCGAATGAAATCTGGCAGTCGAGCTGTAATACTGACTGATGGGCAAAATACTGTTCAAATTATTCGCAAAAGTGGTAAGCGTGATTCAACACAAATTATTGAAAATGATAAGCCGATTGAACACCTTACTAAAACTAAGGCACAGGAATATATTAAGTCTAAGTGGTTGCTGAATAAAGCAGAGTTTGAAACCTTCGTGCATATTGACTCTCGTATTCCACACCCGTTAGTAATGGGCAGTTCTACTGAGCGTAAGCATTTCTTTGATTCTTTCTTCAAGCTTGATCGAATTGACCAAGAGCGCAAGCTTTATGTTCAAGCCTTGAGAAAGCTTGATGGTGCAAAACAAGCCTTTAAAGAACTTAGTGCCTTGTACAAAGATCAGAAAGTTGGTGTTATTGATCGTTCTAAAGTCGAAAGCCTTGTTAAGCAAATCAAGAAACTAAGATCCATCCAAAAGGCTAATGCACGTTCTTTTGAATTGATAAATCAATACAATCAGCTAAAAGCTGTGTACGAATCTTTAAAGGATAAGCTAGACGGCGTTGACTTATCTACGGTTAATACTCAACTAGAGCAGTTAACAGTTAGCCAAAAGAAGCTAAAACAATTAAGAGAACAATGTATTGAATATCGCACTTATCTAAAAGCCAAAAAGCAGTATGATAGCCAACTAGCTAGTTTATCACCAGTGGCAGCCAATACACCACTAGCTAAACTATCTAAAGGTAATTCACTGTGGTTAAAATACAGTGAGCAACTACAGGAATGTGAGGACTTGCAATTGCAGGAGCAACCAAAGCCAAAAAAGCTTGGTTCTGCGCAGGATTTAGATAAGCTTAGAGGACAGCAATTCAAGTTAGAGGATTTATTACGCACTAGCTTGAAGTTTAAGTCTGGTGTTTGCCCTACTTGTGGTCAACCAGTTAAAACTCATTCTATAAAAGACATTAAGAACGAATTAGTCAATGTACAAAAGAAGATCAATGAAGGGCAGTTATGGGAACAATATTGTGAACAAAAGAAACAATGGACACAATATATAAAGCAAAAAGAAGAACAGGCACAAAAGTTAATTGCTCTTAGAGAAAAGGTTCAAAAGTTCGAACCATATAGATTGGCTTATAAACAACGGTCTAAGTTACCACCTGAACCTACACCCGTTGCTAGACCTAAGCTAACTACTAAACAAGTAGATGCTAAACTACATCACTTAGAACTAGAGTTAGACAAGCTAAAGGCTATTGCACCCAATGTGGAACAGCTACAGGCGTATCTTAATTGGTCTGATATTACTACTTTTGACTATAATAAGTACAATGAGCAGAATGAAAAATTAGCTCACTTAGAAGCGTTGTATCAACTGCATAAAAATTCAGTTGAGCAAGTAAATAAGACTAAGCAAAGACTTAAAGAGCTAAAACAGCAATTAGCTGATGAACCTTGGTTGACCAGACTTATTGATATCTATAGTGATAAGCAGATGAAAAAGGCAATGGTACAACAAATTAGTCAAAAATTGTGCCAGCTGATGAACAAATACGCAGCCTTAGTGTTTAATCAAGACTATAGATTTGAATTAATTTGGGATACTCAACTTCAGCTATTGTGTACTCGTAGAGTTGGGAAGCAAGTACTGACTTCAGACGTGCGTAAGCTATCTGGTGCAGAGTCGAAGCTGTTTACTATTATTTTAGTATTGTCTCTCTTGTCTTTTGTACCGTCAGATAAAAGACCAAAAGTAATGATCCTTGATGAACCGAGTGCCAACTTTTCGGCTGAAACGACACAAGCATTTATTAAGCTTTTGGACGTGTTAAAGCAGGTTGTACCATCAATTGTAGTCATTACACCTAGAGATGACGTGTATCCCAATTCAACGCCATATACTGTGGTACGAACTACTCAAGGTTCAACCATTGTTAAAGGACTACCTGATCAGGTGAAGGTTTAATATGATTTATGGTTCATATATTTATGATATTGGAACGCTTCACACAGCTTTAAACATATTAGGCTATTCGCATGTCTTGATTGGTGCTAATGGCCAATATAGATCCCAAGTTAATGAACAACCAACGGATATTATTGTTGTTGAATCCCTGCGTAAAGCACAAAGAGTTAACGCACAGACTGTAATTGTTGTGGACTCTAAACCTGCGTTGGATTTGTCTAACGTGGATCATTCACTTTACGTTAAGGTCAACGAACGATCCTTATTAGCTCTACTTAAGAAGTTAGTGGCAAACAATGAACGTCTTACTTTACAAGTAAGACAGCAATCGCTACAGGATATAGTTGATCGGCTTACTACAAAGAGCATACTTACCGATGTTCAAACATTGGTTAATAAGGTGAATCCTTATGACCTTCGTAAAAAGGTTCATCGGGTTGTTATATCCTACCTATATGGTAAACTGCCCTTCAGTGAGGTTAAGCAATTTTTCTCAGCTAGTCCTAAGTTAGGTCCTATATTTAATGTGTGTAGAACTAACGAGGTAAAGACTATTAAAAAGGCGGTAGCTGACTATAAAAAGTCTCACGATGAGGAAGCTGTAGCAAAACATTATGGAGTTCATACTTTTGAGATTCTCTACGTATATAACTCCTACAAGAAACTAGGAACCGAAGATGCTAGCAAAAGCAAGTGAAGGACAAACGGTACAGTATCTAGTACCGTTACTAAGTGGCACAATTAGCGCTCATAAATTAGTTGGTTTGTTGAACATTCCACACACAAAGTTTAGTGGGCGTAGTCAAAAACTACCTATTGATCTTCCCGCTGGCGGTCAAGTAGTTTTAGACGCTATATGTATTGAATACAGTACGCTGAAAAATAGTCGAAAGCTGTTTTGTGTTCTATACGAACATTCAAGTAATACTGGGCATGATCCTTGGAACGGTTTACCTAATGTCATATCTATAAAGGACTTAGGCATAGTTAGTGCATGGGCAACACCTGTTGGTAATCCTGATTATCATCGAGAATCGTTAGGCCTATGTGAATTGTTTGTGTCTAATAAACTAGATCACATTCAACAAAATAAACCACAGGAACAAAAGACTAATGATATTAGTTTACAGTTGAAAGTGAATGTACCTTGGGATAAGCTTTGTAAGAGGCTGTCTTACATTGAACTAAACTGGCTTCCTGCTTTTGTTAATTACTGTGAACGTCAGGGATTGCATATTCATCCTCTGCAATTAACTACTGTGGATTCACCGCCACAGTTTAAGACTATGGCGTACACTAATTCAACTTCCTCTGGTGTGCCTAATATAATTCGTATTATGAGAATTACACCTAGTGAGGACTTGGTTTATAACTTTACGTTTGTGGTTAATTGCACGGATCACGTAGTAGCCAAGCTTGGCTTGCAGTTAAACGTAAATAAGAATTAAAAATAAAAGGAGTATCCTATGAGAGTTGTTACTGATGCTGGTATGCTGTTAAAGCAACTAGGCGTGTTGACTAAACTAGTGACGTCCGCTAGCGGTAATGTAAGCTTGGTGGTTGATGGCACTAACTTAAAACTGTTTAGTCTTAATGAACTTGCTAACTTCCAGTCTATTGTTCCTTGTGACGTTGTTGAAGGTGAAGCAGAGTTTGCAGTCAATGTAGAGGCTTTTAAGACACTTTTACGTAACCGCAACAAAGTAGAACTTCAATATGTCAGCACCATGCTGATTGTTACTGAAAAAGGCTACAAGGCTGAACTCCCGACTACTGACGCTGTTGAATCTATTTCGTATAGGAATATGGTACAGCAAAAAGTTAAGAATGGTAAGGCGTGGAAGGTTACTGCTGAGCAGGGTAAGTGGTTAAAGAACACCACGGATGAAGTCAACTTAAAAGTAGTTGAAGCACTTAGCCCATTTATGCCTATCTTAGTCAAGCTTACTGACAAAGGTGCGTTCGTTGCATGCTATGATAACAATCATATGGCGTTTGTGCGTTCTAATGATATGCAAGGTAATATTGACTTTACAATGCCAGCCGCAACATTAACCAATGTGCTTCAAGCTTTCTATGGCTCATCTTATACTGTTGAAGTTGGTGAGCAAATGATGCAAGTTCGTTCTAAGCTGTTAAAGGTTGGTATGAACTTACCTAATGCAGATTCCTACTTGCCTGTTGAAGAGCTGTTGAACTTAGCATCTAAGACTTTAAAGACTAAGAAGGATCAACTTGAGTTGGATAAACAGCAATTAGTTGACTTTCTTAACTCCTGTAAAGCCGTTGCTACTAAGGAACGTTCTGAGCTAAAGATTAAGGCTACTGGTAAGCGTGTGCAATTGTTGGTCCGTACTATTGCTGGTAACGTAACGCAGAACTTACAATTAAAGACTCCTTGCGAGTGTGAATTTTCTCTTGACTTCCTGTATATGGAAGAAGCAGTATCTAAGTGTGTAGAAGATACGATCACTATTGGTGTAATCAAGGATTCATCTGTTATTGTAGGGTCTAAACATGGGTACACCATTATTTCCGTCTTTGGTTAACCCACTAGGGTTTGATGCACAAAAGGGAATATTCTACAAATACAAAAAAGGCTATTTGTTGCTACTTCAGGACTTACCAGCTGATGCTCAAATATGGGAATCAACTGTATTTATTAACAGCATGCTAGTTGGTAAGTTTATTGAACATGATGGTCAGATAGTTGGCTATTATTTTAGATCCCAGTTTAAGACTATTTGTGATGGCAGTTCTTTGCTAGCCTTTAGTCCATCAAAAGCTGGGCAAGCTAAACAATGCCATCGTGTTTATTCTGATGAATCACTAGTCATTGTAGAATTTGATTCCTGCGGGACTTTAGCTCTAAGTCCATTATGTAATAGCTCTATTCAAACTATATTGGAGGAGCAATGAGTAACGTTGGTATTGTACACAAGGATAAGCAGTACGCAACTTTTAAAGCAATAGTATCGAAAGTTCAACAGTCTATTGACTTAGATGCTATTGTGCAAGAATGTACGGTGCTCCATAATTCTCGAATTAGTACAAAGATTAAAGATACTAAGGGTCAATTTAGGCCTGAATTGCTTATTGATGCTAATGCAATTGACTTATCTAATAGGTCTCGTATGACTTATTTGGCTTCTGATTTGCAGTTAAAACTGTCTAAGTTGGATTCTGCAATTGAGGCTTTTGAGAATTATGTAATAACGAACTACAGTCAAGCATTTCAATTAAACTCTGTTGATGCACGTAAGCGATTTGCTAAGTCTTGCATGAAAAACCAAGTAAAGTATTATACACAAGGTAAAGCGACACTAGACTTTGTCAATGCGCTAATTAAGGACATAGATCAGACAGGGTTTAACCTACGTAATATGGTTGACTTATTAAAAATCTTAGTGGAGAAAAAAGTATGATTATTCAGACTCGTGTAGATGGGCAGTCGGTAATTATTGACGTAGAGAGAATGAAACTGTATGGCATAATTAAGCCTAGCCGAGTTATTTTAACTAGCCTATGTAGTTCTATCATGGACGAAGAGGAAGCTACAGAACTCGGACTAATTCTCGGTTCTTTGTTTAGGACTAGTCACTGTGATTTAACGTATTGCACAAACTTACTGGCGCCTAACTCTATTGTTTGGGCGTCTTTGCCTATTGTTTGTACTTTTACGTCTTATAATAAACAACTCGAACCAGTGCAGTTAAAAGTTAAAGGTGTGTCTAATATTATTCATTGGTTAAGCACGCATAATATTAATGATTACGAATACAAGATAGAGATTTAAAATGAAAGTTTACGCAAGGGAAAGATATTTTGTACGAGCGGACAAATTAGGTCCTACATTATGTAAGAAAGTAATAGAACATTACACTCACCATTTCTTTGAGGAAAAAGTATGTGCAAAATGTGAATGGAATTCCCTTCGTGAACAATATGGTTTACCTGGGGAGTGTGAGGTTTGTGCTGCCTATAAAGGATCGGCACAATTAGCTTCTAGAGTGACGGTAGGACAGCATAAGTATATTGCCACCCCTCTTGGTGACTATAGTGGGTTGTGTAAGCTTATTCGGTCGAAAGGCGATATTGAATTAGTAGAGAAGCACCCAATAATTCCCATTAAACCAATCCATTTTACTGGTAGCTTGCGGGATTATCAAAAGGAAGCAGTGGAAAAATGTATTGAAGGTCAAAAAGGTGTGCTTCAATCCGATCCACGTACGGGTAAGACGGTCATGCTTACTGCAATTATTGCTAGCTTGAACGTTAAATCACTAATCATTGCTTCCCAAAGAGACTGGTTGGTTAACTTTTATGAGACCTTTGTTGGTTCTCCTACACAACAGGGTTTTACTGACTTAGATAAGTCTCGTATTGGCTTTTGTAAGAAACTAAAAGACTTTGAACGCTATGATGTGTGTTTGGCAACTGTACAAACATTTCACAGTGAAGCTGGGCAGAAGTTATTAAAGCAATTACGGGATAAATTTACATTAGTTGGTATTGATGAAGTACACACCAGTTCTGCTAATCGTTATATCCAGGAAATCTCTAGGTTTAACTGCAAATATAAGATAGGTCTTACTGGTACACCTGATCGTAAAGATGGAAAATACCCATTAACGGAAGCAGTGGTTGGCCCTGTGCTGTACCATTCTAAAACGGAACGCTTGCGTCCTGCTATTCGTCTTGTTCGTACTAATTATCATAGGACAATGAAGACTACGGTATGGTCGTATATTGTACGTAACATGGAGAATGACAAGGCAAGACAAAAGCTCATATGCGAGTGGGCTATTCGTGATATGCAAGCAGGGCATGTGGTTTTGATTCCATTCAGTCAAGTAAAGCCTATATTAGCTATGGTTAAGCTGATTAATGACACTTATGGCTCACAGGTAGCTTATCCGTTCTATGGTGGCATTAAAAAGGAAATACGAGACAAGACGATTGAGGACGCTAGAAAGAAAAAGATCAAAATTATTGTGGGCAATATGCGGTTGCTTAGTACTGGTATTAATATAGGTCCTGCTAGTTCCCTTTTCTATGGTGTATCTCCGAGTTCTAATATCCCGCAATGTATTCAGCGTGTTAGTCGAATATTAACTCCATACGAAGGTAAGCCACAACCTATATTGAGAATGTTTCTTGATGATTCCAATATTGCTCGTGCTTGCATGAACAATGAATATTGGAATTGCATTAAACCAACATTCAACCCAATAATAAGTGATAAAGATAAAGAAACTCTGCATGCTTATTTGAAGCAGAGGTCAAGTAATAATGATTTTACGGTTGATATGTGATGAAAATACAATTAGTTGATAAGCGATTGAAACATATCATTCCTGGTTACGTGTGGCAACAACAATCGTTTAATTTCTCACCGTTAGGGTTTGGTATTGACACCGGTAGTCAGGAACTAGTTTACACAAAGGACGTTCAACGTAAGTCGGTTGTAGAGTTCTTAGCTAATCCTTTTGGTTCACAGAACTTTATTATTACTGGTCACTTAGACGATGCCAAAGCACTTTACTTAGGTGCGTATTTAATTCAAGGTCATTTAAAGAAGGGTGGGTCTAATCCTCTGTGGATTACACTTAACTCAGACTTACGTGACTATGAAACACTTACTGAACCATCACTAGTCTGTATCTCAAATATCACTAATGAGTCAACACCAGCTCGTTTTCAAAAGTGTAGAGATATTATTTATAAGTTCTACAATTGTCCACGGATCATTATTGGCTGTGGGTTAGATCCTATTCGTTTTGGTGCACAACGGCTACATATTCCAGTAAATAAGATAGTGTATTTTAAATCCGGCTTAGATGCTGACACAATAACAGTAGAATAAAATGAAAGTCAAGTTAGTAAGTCCGAAAGCTGAATTAACAGTGTTGCAATCATTGACAAACCGCGATTTAAAGATTAGCGGTACTGTATTGTCAATGATTGACTCATCTTATTTTTATGAACCACTGTCTAAGGAGTTATACAACTACATAAAGAACTGCATGGCTGAGTCTCCGGTGCCTCCTAAGCCTCGTCAGATTTTAGCTGATCCTGAACTGTCAGAAGAAGCCAGAACGTTTTTTAAGTCAATAAAGGTACCAACAACTACTGTAGATGAAGCTATACGAAATGTCAATGTTCTTAACAAGTATAGACGTACTAGAATCATCTATGACTTAGCACATAGGATTGGTGAAGCATTTAACAGTGATTCTCGGTTGAACATTGACTCCTTAACTGAGGACTGTGCAAAATATATAGTAGATGCCCAATCATCAAAGTCCACAGTTGATGCGTTCTTACACTTAGGTTCTAATGATAATGCAAAGGAGCTATTACATGACTTGGTGTATGCTGAAGACACTGGCGATTTGATCAAAACTGGATTCACGGCTTTTGATAAAGTCAGTGGGGGATTTGACAGAGGCGGACTAGTCACAATTGGTGCCCCTTCTGGTTGTGGTAAGTCAACAGTCAGTACACAACTAGCAATTAATTTTGCTCACCAAGGCTATAAGGTAGTGCTAGTACCTTTAGAAATGTCTAAGAAGGAAATGGGCAATCGCATATTAGCCAACATAGGTAATATGGAACTGTCTAAAATCCGTCAACATAAATTAGACGATAGAGAAAAGATACTTCTTACTAAAAGACAAAAAAGGTGGCGTAAACAAGTCAACGCACAAGGTGGAAGGCTTACTATTTTCAAGCCCGAAGCAGACTTGGATATTGATGAAGTATATGCCGCGGTTTCTGGACTTAAATGTGATGTAGTGATCGTTGACTATATCTCATTGTTAAAAGGCATTGATGACGAGAATCAATGGTTACGCTTAGGTACTATTGCACGTAAGGCTAAGATTAATGCTGAAGTTACTAATCGGGTGAACATTATGGTTTGTCAGGTTAGCGATGAAGGTAAGATTCGTTACAGTGGCGCCATAAAGGAACACAGCAATTCCGCATGGGTTTGGACACCTAATGAGGAAGAGAAAAAGAGTGGCTTAATTAGGGTAGAACAAATTAAGAGTCGTAATAGCGAACCTTTTCCGTTTACACTAAAGATTATATGGAACAAAATGCAAGTAGAATCCGTAGAGGACACTGATGTGGCTGTTCCTGATATAACTGATCAACCAGTAGAGAACTTGGCGTCAGATATATAATTTGATAGTATGAACACATTATATGTTGCTGATGGTAATTGGATACTCCATCGAGCATTTTATACAATAAATCCAAAACATCGAGATCCTTTGAGTGCATTGCTTTATATGTTCTGTCATTTACTAATGAAAGATGCGTTGAGCTTGCGAGCTAGTCATTTCTTATTAGCCTTTGACGGACCGAAGGTATTTAGGTATAAGCTGTATCCACAGTACAAAGCGAATAGAAGTAAGAACACTACTGAATCAGAAACACGGGAAGGATTTAAGGACATTTATGAATACTTGAATCCTATTTGTTCAATTTTTACAGAGATTGGTATTCCGTGGATTCAGCCTGATATATTTGAGGCTGATGACGTGCTGTGTTCTGCGGTCAAGAAGTTTGCCTCTGCTGACTGCTTTGTTTACTGTGGCACGCAGGACAAAGATTCTTACCAGTATTTAAATCAATACTGTGCTTTGTATGATTCATCTCATAAAGTCAATGGTCAAGCACAACCGCTAATCATTGACTGTGCTAAGGCTGAACAAATTAAGAAGGTTAAATGTAGTCAAATGGCTGCATATCAATGCCTAATCGGTGACGCCATAGATAATATACCACGAATACTGACACCTACAGAGGCTCGTAAGATATTGAGCACCTATGGTTCAATCAAGGACGCTATTGCACAAGGTTATGATCTAACGACTAAACTATGTGATTTAAAGCGTAATGCGAAGTTAGTTACTTTAAGATCGGACGTGCAATTGCCTGAATTGAGTGAGCTAATAGTGCCAAAAAAGGAGTTAGATAATGAACTTAAAAGAAGTTTGCCGTCAGCTTACTTCAACTACGTGGAGTTTCTTCACCCGAAAGCCAGGTCGTTATTTTCCCGCTGACTATCGGGTACAGCACCTCGGCTATAGCTGTCTGTTATTAATTGGATCCTCTTGCCAAATGCTGTCCACTAAAAAGCTGTTTACTATAACTAACGGACAAGTATTGGTTTCAGAAGCGTTCTTTATAGTTATGACTATAAAGCACCAATTAATTATGGCTAGCGAAGTCGAAGAGGCAATTGACAGTAAATCTCTTATTTGTCCTAAGCTTCTACTTAGAACAAATAGCTTGATTTCACTCATGTTGGACAATAAAGGTTTAATAGATTATTGTCACATTCATAATTATCTTATTGAATTTCGTAACGAATTGCCGAAACTGAGTGAGTTGTTCGGTGGTTCGGGACTTTTACCTATTGAGTTCTAATGAAAAACGATTTAATGCTTCGTAATTTGGGGGGGGGGTGTTGAATCGGCAGATTATACCACTCATCTGCTGAGAGTAGGTAATATTGATGACAATTGGAAGGGATTTGCTGATAGATTTCACAATGGGGTTGACCAACGAGCTGGAGAATTAGAGCCAAGAACAGTAATTATTGACTACGGCGTTGAAGTTTCTTATTTGGGTACTCACATTTTTAAAAACTTGAGTCAACTTCTACTGGCTAATGGTTCGCCACGGGAAGCTTCTTTGTATGTTGTTCGATTGGACACCAAGGTAGGCTTTATTCAGCGTTTTACGTCTACGTCTACACCAGCGGTGAATGGTAATTGGTTTGTTTCTGATGAAGATGTAGGTAAAACTATAGAACTTTACATTTCCGAAACCCTTCCCCCATTCGATTGGACAAATATACAGGTGTAATTCTTGAATAGTTAATTGTTGTTTATAAGCTACGTCTATAATATATTTATCAATGAACTTTTAACTACAAATTTTATATTATGAATCCATAATATAAAAGGTTGTACAGTGGAAACTAATCCTTTCGATTACTCTCCAACTGTTTATTTGTGGGTAATTGGGCTTTCTAGCATTGCTGGGTTTGTTCGATTCATTAACAATTGCATACAGACTAAGACGTTTCATTACATTGTGCTAATGCGAGATTTATTTGCTGGTATATTAGCTGGCTTAATGGCGTTTTGGATTTGTGAATACTTTGAACTTGTTGGACCATTTTCTAATGTGGCTGTGGTTGTAGCAGGCATGATGGGAATAAATGGTATTGAAGAGATCAAAGGGATTATTTTTACTGTACTGAAAGCGTACACCGCAAAAGGAAAATGATGAAGAACTTACTCTCGCACCGAATTGTTGACCTATGCAGGGCCATATTTAGTGCAATTAGTTTGTGCTTTATTATTGGCTCTGTATGTTTATTGTTCTTTTGGCTTTTAAGCTCTAATTACTATTATCAGATTAAACCATTTCGTTCTGAACCAGTAACGATCACACAAGAGGGTTCCGCAATGGAAACTCAATTGTTAATCGTTGGAACTGGTCAAGCGGTTTTTACTCGTTGGATTGAAGATACTAGTGGTAAAAAGGTTTATCAATATCCTGATTTTAAAATAAACAGTGGTAATGAAGAGCATATAAAACAAGCTATATTATACATACCAGCATTAGAGCCTGGACGTTATATAGTTAAAGGCCAATTATTTTATAAACCAAACCCGATTAAAATTAGTGAAGTCAACATTGTTATTGGAACAATTCAAATAGCGAAGAATTAGTAGTTCGTGATATGTGGAAATCCTTAGTAGGCAAATAGTTGACAAGTGTGGGCTTACTCCTTCCCACAATGACGGTGAGCTTGTTTAAACTATTGCGGTCCTCCCTACTATTGGTTCTGTACAGTTGGCGTCGGGATCTGTATATTATCACGAACTACTACTGGACGAAGGGTAGCTAATTAGTTTTAGCTACCCTTTTTCTTTATTGTAAATAATACATATATCAAGGGAATTACTATGACACCGAATAAATTTAACGCCGTTTTTAGCACCATGATGGAGCAAGCTCAACAACATATAATGTTTGAGCCTCAAAATAAGAGCAGAATTTTAGATGTGCATCCATCGCAGATTCCTATTTGTCCTATTTCGTTTATATTGAACTTTGATCCAGATTGTGTACGGCAAACTAAACTGGTTAGTGATTGTATATTGAAGCAAGGCACGACTATTCATGCATTAGTACAAAAATATTTATCTGCTGATGAACGTTTGTATGGTTGTTGGGCTTGTCCTGAATGTGGTCAGTATTTCCCACAGTTATCAGCAGTTCACGACTGCCCTGATTGTGGCTGTCAGTTGACGTACAGTGAAATACCTATTAACTACAAAGGATTTGCTGGGCATGTGGACTGTGTTGTTAAGATCAAGGATGAATTTTGGTTAGTTGATTTTAAGACTAGCTCCTATCGTTCTATGGATGTAAAAATCAATAATACTCCTCAGAACTATGATTTTCAGACTTTGGCTTATTGCTTACTCCTGCGGTTGCAATATGGATTAAAGATTAAAGGTCGTGCTATTTGCTATATCAATAGAGATAATCCCCAGCTGTTTAAACTTGGCGGTACTAAGATCATAACTAAAAAGGATTTAAAGGCTACTCAAAAGCTATTAAAGGAACAACGTGACTTGTTGAACTTCCTACTTGACTGTAAGACTTACAAGGAGTTTATGTCTAATGTTGGGCTACAGCGGTGCTCTAATGAATACTGTAAATGCTGTGGTAATTCGGACAGTGAATTAAAGTCGGCGTTAAAACAAAAGTTTAAGCAATTGGGTGGTAAATGTGTTAGAGAATACGTGCAAGATTCGCAGTAAATTATTGAAAAATAACATATTTTTGCTTGTTTTTTGAGCTTATTTTGTGTTATAATATAAGTAAGAAAGTAAGCAATATAAGGAGCAATTATGAAAGGAATTACTGCTAGTCAAATTGTAGATTGGACAAGGTTGAATGACCCTAAAAAGAACATGCAATACTACACTAGATTGTGTGGGCATAAACAATATAGCTCTACAATGGTAAAAGGATTTGAAGTACGTCACAATTATAACCCAGAAGGTAAAAGTCACGAATTTTATGTTTTAGACAAAGAGCATTTTAAGGTTCTATATTATTGTGCCTTAACCCCATCAGGGGAACGATCAATTTTTAAGCCTAATTTACACCCCTATTATGAAAAATTAATATGGAGAGCTCGTAGGGGTTTAGTTCCTAATTTTGCACAACATGTATTTTTTAAATGCATAATGCCTGAATGTAAAAGTTTTATTTGTTCAGATGAACAACAAACAATTGAAGGCTATTGGCATTGGATGCGTCTAATTTGTAAAGCTCTTGACTTATATTATACTGTCGTATTGTTTGCCGTAGATAATAAAAATGATCGACGTTATATCTACTTAGATGAATATGATGAAGATATAATGACTGCTGATGTTAGAGATTTTTTAACTGGCGATGATTTAAAATTTCGACATCGTGGTATAATGATTAGCGTCAAAAACGATATAATTAATTCGTCTGTTAAGGCTAAAGAATATACCGATATTTATGAATTTTTGGAGGACTAAAATGAATATCACGATCAGTAAGACGATTCAAGTTCGTCAATATGAACCATTAACCGTTACTATTAGTGATGATGGTGATGGATCGACAGTGGAAGGTCGTAAGGAGCTTTATGAGAGAGTTAGTAAAACTCTTAAGTCAGTAATTATTAAGGAATATAATAAGTTTGATTCCTTAGCTGATGATGGTGCTGTTGAAGCTAATAAAGCTCGTAGCTCTACGAAGAGTATCCCAACGTTGAAGAAAAAGAAACAAACTAAGATTGTTGGTTAAGTTTATAATGAAAAGGGACAGTTAGACTGTCCCTTTTCTTTTATGTTAATGACCAAAAATTATTAAATACCGAAGGACTACCGACACTAGCGTTTACAAATTTTGTAAAGCCGTTAAATTCAGATTGAGTAATAGATTGCGTAAAGTCTAAGCTGGTGTTGCCTGCCAACGTAGATATAAGAGCTACTACGTCAGCATCACCACTCACATATAAGCCACTTAATTTATTAGATACCTCATAAGCTTTATCATGGCTATATAGTTTATATATTGCGATAATACACGGAACTGTAGAAAGTGCTTGTCCAGAAAAAGTAGCTACGCCAGTATAATGACTAACATACCAGCGAATAGTATCTTTAGTGAGCCAATAACCACCTGTAATAGAATATATTTCACTAGTATCAGGATATATTTGATCTATAAAATCGCACGCCATTGAGTATTGAATCGGGTTTCCTTGCTCGTCTGTTTCGCAGGCAATACGAATATATTGACCACCGCTTAAATTGGTGTTATGAACAAACAGGTTGTTACGATTAAGCATTATGCCACCTCTCTGTAAAGATGGCAATTCAAGCTAACCAATTTGAGGCCCGTCGTCGTACCAAGGGGGGTGGTCAAAATCCAGATTTTGACCTGTTTACCTACATCATTTATTGAAAAAATTTTTCCATTAAATACTATATGAGCATAATCTTTTACTTGATTATTCCCCCCCCCCAATCAGGTTTCGGTTTAACATTGTTTCTCCTTTGTAAATGAAACTAATATTAAATTATAAAACCGTAAATATTTAGTAGGTTAAATCAAACCATAAAAGGAGTATTAGTATGAATGAACTAAATATGCAAAGTGCTTACAATGCTTTTAACAGTATTCGAGAATTCCTGCAAGGTGTGTCTTGTCTTGAACAATCTATGCTTGAGGTAGTTGATAATAGACTTGACTGTATTAAATGCACCTTACGTGGTGACTTCGGTGGTGACTTCACTGATGATACAGAAGATGGATTGTTGTTCTTTGTAAAAGATGAGTTGTTACCTCAATGTAGGATTTTAGCTAGCTATGAACTTAAGGCAGAATCAGCTAACTTAGTTCATATGCGAGTAGCTGGTCGCACCATAGCGTTCTATATCAAGGATCAAGGAATTGACAGCGATGACCCTTATGGTGAACTTGTGATTAGATTTAAATTAGACAAATCTGAATATTCCGCCTTTTTGCAAATTGCTGATTAGGAGTGGTAAATGAACGATCTAAACCCAAGTGGCGATTTGGTCTAGTAAATAATACACAGCGAATATTAGACTTATGGAATAGATGTTATTGAGGACTAAAATGGCATTACATACAAAATATAGACCTAAAACGTTGGACAAATTAATTGGTCAAACAACGGCAGTAACTCGTCTTAAGGGTATTATTAACAGTGGTAAGGTTCCATCTGCTATGTTGTTCACTGGACCGACGTCGGTTGGTAAAACCACATTGGCTCGTGCTTTTGCGTGTGACTTGTCTGGTAAAGGTGAAGTGTTTCTTAACTCACCTGATTATAAGGAAATTAACTTCAGCGATACTCGTGGTATTGATGACATTCGAGAGCTAATTCGTATTACTCGATTTAAACCTCAGATGGGTAAGTACAGAGTAATTGTCGGAGACGAATGTCAAGGACTTTTGAGCACGCCAGCCGCGAGCAATGCTTTATTGAAAGCACTTGAGGAGAGTGAGAATACGGTATGGATTCTGTGCTCAATGAATCCAGAAAAGTTCCAAACTACCACAATTGGTAAGGCAATTGCTAACCGCTGTGTACAATTTAATCTTGAGTCACCGAGCAATGGTGAACTGTTAAAACAAGCCAAACGTATTTGTAAAGGCGAGCATATGGATTATATGCTTGACGAAGAGTCTAAGTTGCTCAAAACAATCGTCAAGAACAGTAACTATGAAATGCGTACACTGGCACAATTGATAGAAGCATGCCAACAGTATTATGAAGGACTTGCGGAAAAGCCACAACAATTGTCCTTGAAGGACATCAGTTCTGTATTGTCGTCTGTTGAATCGTCTGAAGACCAATTAGCTCAAAAGTTCATTACAGGTCTTTATGCTTTACAGTTCTCTGTATGTCAACGGTGTATTCTTGACTCGAATGATCATATTGGATTGTTGAACAAGTTGTCATTCATTAACTCTTACTTAGTTAATTCAACAATCCTAGGATCTGAAAAACATCGTAAGGTGTGGAATACCTCAGCTAATGTAGCAGTTAAGAAACAGGTTCAGAAACTGAATATCACACTTGGGCAGTTAGCTGAAGTGAATACTCGTCTAGTTGAGACAAAGAGTAAGGCTATGCAATTTGGAATTGGTGCTGATGCTTTATTGTCAGCTTTTGCTTATTCGACAATTAGAAAATTACAGGATATGAAAAAATGAGCTGGGAGAGATTTAAGGAGATTGTAGAATATATAGGAATGGCAGGTGTTATTGTAGCATTGTGGATTTTTATTTTTCTTATTATATCCCATATTGGCATTATGATTTATGAGGCTATTCAATGAATAAACAATGGATAAAATACGGACTAGCCTTAATGGTGGCAGGAGCTTCTTGTGATCCGTCAATAAAAGTGGAAGAAAAACTAGGGGAAGAAACTATAAATTTATTAGACCCAGATTTATAGTATCTAACCGATATTTCAATAAAAGGCTTATCATAAGTTATAGCCATTGAACCACCAAGGCTATAATTACCTTGATCGTTTTCAACCTGTACATTACCATCAAAAGTAATGGTTTCAGTTTGACCTAATCTAAGACCTGCTTGAATTTTAACTTTAACATATTGATAAGAACCAAGCTCTGCATCAACATAGTCAAATCTAGCTATTGTGTCTAATGCTGATGGACTATTAGCTGATATATCTCTTAGCAGTTGTCTGTAGCTAATATTGATTTGCTTTTCATACTGTAAGAATTGATCTGCAATAGGCCAATCACACTTTCGCCAAGGTAAATTATCTAAGTTATAACCTTTCGACTTAGCCTCAGTTTTTAAATCGTTTAGTGTGTAATAAGTCATAACATTAATTGATTTAGTGCTATTAAAATAATAGCAATATGAATAACTTGATCTAATGCCCATGCAAGACCAAGCATCTTTGTATTAGCTTTATAGTGATATAACACTGGTATTAACAAGTAGTCTACTAGTCCATGTGATACGATGCAAATTAAACTATAAATAGCAAAATTAAAAAATGAACAGTCTAATCCGACTAACCACATAAACCAAGTGCATACAGGAAAAGTAAAAGAATAATATAAGACATGAATTAACTTATAATTCTTTTCTGTGTCTGATCCTATATCACCATCCTGTAGCACAAAGTCACAAAGCCAATGAATAAATATTGAACAAATATAAAAAATCATGTTCATTCTCCCATAATATAAAATTTTATAAATATGGAGCATATCATGGATTATACAAATTATGCTGAATATTACTCTATATTAGGTAAAAAGCTGAAAGACAGTGAACGAACTGATTTCGGTTTACCTGATAGAAAAGCATATCCAATGCCAGATAAGGAACATGTGCGGTTAGCTATTTCAATGTTTCACTATGCTAAACCTAATGAACGTGCCGAGTTAGCCCGTAACATTAAGAAGTACATGAAAAAGTATGGCATGACTGATATGAAAATTGATAAAGATTCCGCTTTTGGAAAATATTACTATAAATAAGGATTAACAATGAGTATTCAGGATCTTATTTTAAACCGATTACCTTCATATTTAGACTTAATTGATGACTATGTTGATGAAGGTTGTCCTCAATTAATTTTGGTACCAGATACCCCTTCAGGTAATTACAGTGAGCATCCTTTAAAGGATATTCAATCGAGATTAGGTCCTGCCCTTAAAAAACTTGGTTATGAACTTTTTGACCGAGAACAGGATACTTTTGGTGGTGGCTATTTAGGCTATTCATTAGAAACTGATGATGACGAGACTGATTTGCCACAGGAAATAGTTATCTCTGTTGGTATTTGTACGTTCCCCAATGGTGGACAAGGTGCTTTTGTGGTGCAGGTTCACTTAGGTTATTTCTAAAAAGCAAATAGAGGTAAGGGATGAATAAAGAACTATTATTGCGTAACCTGGGGGAGGCTAAAGACGAGCAGTTTACCTTTCATTTTACTACTGAGTATTATGATAGAGTATATGGATTTGGTATAGCTGGGAGTGAAGTTCCTTACGAAAATGTACAAACCTTTCTCTTAGATGAATTTCAGCCGAGTGAATCTAGTTTTGTAAAAAGCTATTCAAAAGCAGAATTATTGAATGCCTTATCTAAGGCTACTCTACTACAAAATAGTGCAATGGGTTTAGTTGCTCGTCTTGGCGGCATGGGTTATAGGGATCAACTTTTTGTCGATAGTTCTACTAATTTATATCCTAATTATTTGTCTTTTGATGCCATATTTTTTAGAAATTATGGACAGTTATCTCAAATGATAGTTGGGTATATGACGAATAATACAGAAACGTATAATAATTTAGTATCAATTATTGAAAATTATGATGAGTGCTGGTTAGAAATATCTTGGGATTATGATTAATGAACGCAATAGATTTAATTAAACGCTATGAAGGATTCAGACCTCAAGCGTATCAAGATTCAGTTGGTGTATGGACTATTGGTTATGGCACGACTAGAATTAATGGTCAACCAGTTAAAGAAGGGATGACTATTACTGAGGATCAAGCCTTGCAGTTAGTCCAGCAAGAAGTTAATAAGCTATGGTCTCAAATTGAGCAGATTACCAAAGTTAGTCTGAATGAAAATCAGATGAACGCTTTGGTTGATTTTGCTTATAATTTAGGCTTTAATTCATTAAAAAATAGCACGTTAATGCGATTGGTTAATGAATCAAAATTTGAGGAGGCAGCCAATCAATTTCCACGCTGGGTATATGCTGGTGGAAAAGTGTTGCCAGGATTAGTTAAACGTAGAGAAGCTGAAAGGCAATTGTTTTTGTCATGATCAATAAAGAGAGATACTAATACTTAGTATCTACTGATTACATATGAGTATAATGCAAATAATAAAATGGTTGCCAAAAGTAACAAGAAAACCAAATGCTAAATGCTTTGACTATAATTTTCATCAACGGTTAGCTCATGTCTATGATGAAATATTAGATCCTAGCTGGGAATATTATTATAAATTCAATAAGCACGCATATGCAACCATAGACGTTATTAATCCTCTAGACTATTTAGATTTATGCGTGTATGCTAGAGGAAGAGGATCAGTTAAAGTAGAGCTTGCTGGTTGCAATAAGGATACTGTAATTGAATACGCTAATTTGATGGCTAACGGTGAACTGTTTCCATTATGCTATATTGATACGATTTTTCATAATCAGGAAGGTCGTCATCGTGCATTAGCGGCTGCTAGTCTAGGTGTTAAACAAATGCCTGTCGTGCTTATTGAGCCATGGGATTATCAAGCACAGCATGAAGAATTCGATTTTAACAAAAATCTAGTTATAGAAAAAGACGGTAACTTAATAGATATTAAATCAAAAAAGCGTATTACTAAGTTTTATGGGTATCCAAAGAACAAGAAAGAAGCAGAAGAAAAACTTAGTTATTTTAAAGAGTAAAAATGCAAGTAATACACCCTGATGGATTTCAAATAGTAGTTGCTATAGATCAACTAATCAATACACTAATTGGAGGTTATGCTGACGAAACACTATCTAGCCGAGCGCATCGTCGTCGGCTAAGAGGTAAACCAGGCGTGGCTTGGGTTATAGATCATCTCTTCTTTTGGCAAGATAATCATTGTCAAGAAGCTTATGAATCAGAGTTAAATCGCATGCAATATCCACCAGCAATGAGGGACAAATAAATTTTATGTTATTCGCTTCCGTACATGAACAATATCGATTAAAAGTTACATTTACAGGTAAAGGTACCGAGCCATTATATCAATATGTAGCCTTTGATTCACGTGATGATTTAGTGTTTCTTACAACATCACACTTTGATAAATCACATCTCAATTCACCTAAATATAGTGGATATACGATATGTTTACCTAAAAAGGAATGGAAATACGTATTACCTGAGGTTAAACATGCGTGTGAAAATAGTATACATGGTATAGGTAGTTGGTATAGTTCATATAAACTTAATTTTGAGGAAGCTTTTACTCTAAGCGAAGTAGTTATGCTTCGCTTTATACCTGGTAGGCAGTATGGTATTCAAACATTAGCACAGTTAAAGAAAGAACTAAAACTAAAAGGAATATCACCTATCGCTGTAGAGCAAACTACAGATTCTTATCGTATGAAATATTATGTACTGTATATTGATAAAAGGGTAAAACCTAAACTTGACTCCTATCTTAAAGCTAGGGGCGCACATAATCTAGATTATGTCAAATAGAGTAAAATAAAAGAAACTGTATAGTTTCATTTAATAATGAATTTGAATGGAAGAATTTATAATGGCAGTAGATCAAAAATTTAGAAATAAGTTGTTCATTAGTGAAGTAGATGCTACAGAGATTTTTGCTTACAATGCAGATACTGTTCATACTTTTGGTGACGAAACTATTAATGGATCCAAAACATTTACTTCTGACATTCAGGGTACAGCCATTCGTGCTAAATGGGCTGACTTGGCAGAATGTTATCAGTTAGATAAGGCATATCCACCAGGTACACTTCTTCAATTTGGTGGACTTAGAGAATTAACTATCGCTACAACCAAGGTAAATGCTGTAGTATCCTCTACACCAGGTTTTATATTGAACGAAGGCAATGGCGTACCTATTTGTCTTGCTGGCCGTGTACCTGTGTTGGTTAATGGTGTCGTGAACAAGTTTGACCACTTAGTTTTTGATGCTAATGGGGTAGCAAAGGTCGATAATGAAGATCCTGACTATTTTGCTACAGCATTAGAGGCTAATACTAACAAGCAACAAAAGCTAGTTCTTTGTTCCTGTCAGATGAAAATCTAGTAAATATAACCTATAGTATAAAGGGTTATTTATGAACGCTAACATGTTGCAATTTGGTGTGTGGCCTAATTGCACCAATAACTGTGATTTTTGTCTTCGGTTGAATCGTAAACCGTACACTAAGCAAGAGCAAATATTCTGGCTTAATGCTATTAAAGAGAATATCAAGCATGTTGATTGGGTAAATGACTTTCCTTTTGGAATTTCGCTCCTAGGCGGTGAATTGTTCTACGTTCATAATCCACATGTTCAACAAGCCTTCATGGACTTAATTGAAACTGTGGTCACTTATGTCCTTACGGATAAAACACCACATGCTCGATTCTCTACAGTTACCAATGGCTTATACAAGCCACACTTTTTGTACAAAGTAGTTGACTACATAAAAGGTCGAGTGGGAATTGAACGAATTGATGTGAACTTTTCCTATGATCTAAAATACAGGTATAAAACAGAGCAAGCTAGATTAACTGCGTTAAACAACATATTAGACTTTCAGCGTAGATACGATTACAAAGTTGGCGTTCAGATGATTCTTACCCAATATGTAATTAACGAGTGGAAGGCTGGTAGATTTGACGTTAATGACTTTCTGACCAATGTTATACCTGGTTGTCAATTAGCTTTTTTATACCCACACCCAATCCACACAGGCAAAAAGCTAGATGATTTTCAATTTAAGCGATCTGACTTTTTGGCGTTTGTTAGCTATCTAAAACAAGCTAGCTACGATACTTATTATCTGTTTGTTAACTCTACGAAAAACAGTGGGACGTTTAAATATACAGGACTAAGGGATCGAGTAACGCTTGATATAGAGAAACTAAAGACGCAAAAGGCTGTGTTGTCTGATGGTAAGGAAATATTAGCACCCTGTAGTCACTCTACTCTATATCGCTGTTATGCAGATAGTGATAAATGCGTGCTCTGCGACTTGCAATTACTAGATGGGGACCTATGAATATTTTGCAGTTTGAGCTTTGGCAGGAATGTAATAACAAATGCAAATTCTGCTACTTAGGTAAGAATATAATTCACACCGAAGACAGTCAAAAAATTGAGGCACTAAAAAGAACGATTGCTATGGTTAAAGATCGTTCTAATTACGATCATTATGATTGTTTAGCCTTTATTGGCGGTGAGTTCTTTCAAGGGCAATTGCGTAACTCTGAAGTTAGATCCTTGTTTTTTGAGCTAATGAGCGAAGTAGCGAATATTGCTAACGCTGGTATTATCAAAGAAGTGTGGATTAGCGTAACACTTACTATTGGTGATCAAAGAGATCTGTATAAAACGCTAGAGCTGTTTAACAATAAATCACAGGTTTGGTTGCTTACTTCATGGGATTCCAAATGGCGCTTTCATTCGCCAAAGATGCAACAAAATTGGGAATACCACATGACAAATATCTATAAAATGTATCCAGATATTAAGTTAAACACAACCATTATCTTAACTGGTGATTTTATAGACCAATATTTGCTCAACAAGTTCAATTTAAATAGTTTTAGCGAACAATTCCACACAGCGTTCTTTTTTAAGCAACCAGCTAGTGGGCAAATAATTACCGCTACTAATAACCAAGAAGTTAAGCAAAAGACTAATGAGCTTATGCCTAACTTCTTTCCAACTAAGAAACAGTTTTTAGCTTTTCTACTAAAGTTCAAACAATCAGAGCATGCAATAAATTGGTCTAAGCTGTTTAATATACAATACAGAGCAGACGATGTCTATAGGAATTATAACGATGGTCGAGTAGTTAAATCCCATCGGTATAAAGGTACTGTAGAAGAGACAATAGAAGAAGCCCACTTACCCTGTGGACATTCTATTAATTATGACTGCTATGTTGACCAGCCTGGTTGTGTTATGTGTGATAAGCATAAAATAGAATTATTATGATTAATGCTAAGATACAATACAAAGACGGCACGTATGATATTTATCCCTATTGGGAACCAGAGCAATGGACGGCCTTTATTGATTCTATAGGGGAGTTTTATTCGAGTAATAAAGCTAATATGCCCCGTGTTCGTGTCTATTCTGGTGATCAAATACTATTAGAAGCCAAAGTCGAGCAGGAAACGGATGACTATTTTGTAGTGAATAATATCCCAACATTTGGTTCTGATTTAAAACGCTTTTATGGTACAACAGACGACATTAATGAAGCTGGTTATATTTTACCTGATGGTTCCTGCTTAGACTTCTCAGGGCGTCATTTAAAGTATGGGCTAATTAAATGGGCTTATGTTAAGGGACGAAAAGGTATAACGCATGACACAGTGCTAGGCATCAATAACAATGGTTATTGCTTGACTTCTGATTATAAAGACTTGCTTTGGTCTTCTTTTTCATTCTCTCATGCCATTATTATTTATGCTAGGGCTATTCGACTTGGCATAGGCTTACCAGATGTTGAACCTTTTATTAACGTGTGTGCAAAGATGACCGATGCACAAATGGCTACCTTGCTTGAAAAATGTAGTGGACAGAAGCTGGTAGTTGATTGTGTTGATTTGGAAGTTATGCCAATGTTTGACCAAGAACTAGTCGTTAACGAACAAAATTTAGTTGCGCTCAATGAGCAACTACCAAATAGGGGTTAATATGTCTATTACTACTGGTAGTATTATTACTTATGGGGACTTGGTACAGTCTGTGTTGAATACGATTTGTAGTAAGTGCCAAAATATTGATTCATTCTCGTCTGCTGTGCCTGCTTATTTAAAAAATGGTTACAGTAAGACTATAACCGGACCTACTGTAGCTGGTGCTGTGGTTAATGCAGTAATGACTGTAAATGATAGTGCTTTATCTGTTGTTAGTAGAGCAACCGTAGAACAGCAATTCAATGCCTTTATGGCTAGCCGTGGAATTGCTACTAAGACAGATGCTGTAATGAGTTTACGTGGTATCCTGAACTTTATGGTTAATGCTTCTGCGTTTATTAAGCCTCATGTAGTAAACGTAGCTATGAGTGACAGTACCACAGTTTGTGTTTTCTACGTACAAGACACAGATTATTCATCTGTTACTTCTGACACTGATCCCATGGATAACGACACGTTTTATTCCACGAATTTAAATGAGATGTTGAACTCGTTGAACAACACAAGTCGTACCCACATTGTCAAATATAATATCGCAGTTAATTGCTGTTCTAGCTGTAGTTCAAGTTCTAGTTCTAGCTCCAGTAGTAGCTCTAGTTCTAGTTCCAGTAGTTCTATATTTATTGCTTATATGAAGATATGACCTACCAACAATTATACGATATTGCACTAAATTCGATTAAATCTACCTGTTTAAATATCTCAAATTATGGTGCAATTCCCGCAGAGTTTAAATCAGGTTATTCGACGAAGCAGACTACTAACCGAGCTGTATTGACGATCACTATTGTTAATCCTATTGGACAAGTAGCATCTACTACGGCTGATTCTGAGTTTAGTGCATGGATTGCTCAATGTGGTATTAATTTATCGGCTCAAATTGATCCACGAGGATTGCTTAATTTCTATGTAGCTTTAGCTTCCTTCTGTTCAGCTAAGGTTAGAGTATTAGGTGGTCAACAGAGCAATACTAAGCAAATGGTTTATATTCCAGATGGTGCACCTGTTACTTACACCACTATCCCGACTGGTGATTTACTAGTTGCCTCTGATATAAGTACTTGCACTGGCACTATTAATTCGATCATAAGTAATAATACAAAATCTTACCCGATTCAATATACGTTCGGGATGAGTAATACCTAAAAGGAGTTTTAAATGGACTTGTCTAATTTATCATTCGATGAAGAGCTGACTTTTTCAACAGATAAAGAGCAATTGCTAGCTGATATTAAAGCTGTATTGGACAAGGAGGAAAGTCAGTTTGACTATAAGAACTTATGTGGTTCTACTTATAAGATCAATTTAAAAGATCAGCCAACTGAGAACTTGATAGCTGTATTATCTTATGCGTTGACCCGAGAAACGTTAGTCAATACACGCTTAATGCTCAATATTCAAATCTTTATTAATGGCTATTCTACTTTCGATGATTCCTTATTTGAATCACCGGAAATCTTTTTGTCTAAGATTGAACAAGTGTTGGACATCAAGTTGGCTTTATTAGATCAGCTACGGGAATTTCAGACTAGTATTGCCTATTGGTTCTTGGCTTGCCTTAAGTCAATGCACAAAGTAGAGTACACCTATATTGATCCTGTAGTCAAACTGCCTGCTATTTATAAACGATTCTTGTTCTCAACCAATCTATTAGTTTTGTCCTCTATCTTGTCTAAAGCTGGTGATATTCACACGAAAGACTTGCCTTTAGTGGAAGACGCTTTCCCTGTAGTAATGGAATTAGCTTCTGCTTCAGCGTTAGCTAATAAGATGATTCAGAACTTCGACTTTGAGTCGTTTATACCAGCATGATAGACAAGTCCCGTCTTGACTTAGATAGCAATCAACGTTTTGTCCAATTTGAATTGTGGAAAGACTGCCACAATAATTGCAGTTTTTGCTTTAATAAAGGTCTTATCGACTGCAATAAGCAATGGTCATTGAAGGATTGTTTAGCTCGTCTAGACAATCCTGACTTACTTTTATTTAACGAAATAGGCTTTATTGGTGGTGAATTTTTTGCGCATCAGATAGATGACGTCAAAGAATTGTTTTATGCGCTATTCGATAAAGTGCTAGCAATGCCTTTTAATAGGGTATTAGTTACTACTAGCTTGATTTATAATCCACAATGTCTGTTTGAGTTTTTGGACTATATTAAACATAAACACGCTCTAAGTAGGCTATTGCTTTGTACGTCTTATGATACAATAGGCAGATTTCACAATTCAGCTAGTCTAGCTTTGTGGAAGGCTAACGTGCTTACTCTACATGATCTTTACCCACAGTTAAAGATTCATGTTGAGCAAATAGTGACTAATGACTTTTGTGAGCGTGTATTAGACGGTAGGTTTGATATTCAAAAGTTCGAGTCTACGTTTAATGTAAGGGTTGACTACTTAGAACCTAATACTGGTGGATTCTACAAATCAAAGGAAGAATTTGAACAAGCTGTTCCTAACTTTCTACTAAGACGCGAAACTTTTATCCGATGGCTACATTATGTATTCTCTAAAAAGTTAGTTAACCTGCAAGACCTTTTTAATAGAAAGCTAAGATCGGACTTAATTTATTTAACGCAAGGCAATGAACGGATAGAAATTTGCGGTCGGCATAAAGGCACAAAAGACGACTTGCTCTATTTCGATAAAATAGGTCACGTACCTCAGTTTGGTTATGTTGACTCGACAGTTAAACTGTGGGATGACGTATTAGTGGCGAAAGAACTGTTTCTATGAAAAGAATGATCCAATATAGTGTGTGGCCTAACTGCACCAATAATTGTGATTTTTGCCTAAGACTTAATCGAAAGCCCTGCACAAAAGACGAACAGGCTTTTTGGTTAAAGGCTATTGCAGAGAATGTAAAGCATGTCAATTGGGACGAATATCCCTATGGTATTTCCTTACTAGGGGGTGAGCTGTTTTATATTCATAGTCCATTATTGCAGTCCTTGTTTATGGACTTGGTTGACACTATTATCCAGTATGTGTTAATTCCACATGAAAAAGCTCGATTCTCTACAGTCACCAATGGACTGTATAAACCACACTTTTTATATAAAGTAGTGGACAGGATTAAGGAACAAGTTGGTATTGAACGAGTTGATATGAATTTTTCATTCGACTTAAAATACCGATATAAGACACAGCAGGCTATGGATATTGCATTAAACAATATACTGGCTTTTAGAGACCGCTATAACTATCGAGTAGGCGTGCAGATGATCCTAACTCAATACGTTATTGAACAGTGGAAAGCTGGTGAGTTTCATATAAATAAATTCCTGCAGGATACTATCCCTGGCTGTAGTTTTTCGTTCCTTTATCCACACCCAGTTCATACAGGTAAGAAACTGCCAGATTTTCAGTTTAAACGAGCTGACTTTTTAGCGTTCGTGCAATACCTTAAAACTGCTAACTATGAAGTGTATTTAAACTTCATAAATTCTACGAAAAACAGTGGTACATTTAAATACACAGGACTAAGGGACAAAGGTCAAAGGGACTGGCAAAAGATTAAAGTAGCTAATCCTGTGCTGTCTGATGGTAAGGAAATTATTTCTCCTTGTGGACATTCTGTGCTGTACCGTTGCTACGCTGATACAGATAAATGTGTATTGTGTGACTTGCAGATGATGGATGATTGCTTATGAACATAATGCAGTTTGAACTATGGCAGGAGTGCAATAATAAGTGTAGCTTCTGTTACTTAGGTAAGAACATAAATCACACACCAAAAGAGAGAAAACTACAGGCTATTGAACAAGCGTATCAAAAGATTAGTGATGTTCAAAACTATCCCCATTACGACTGTTTAGCCTTTATTGGTGGGGAGTTCTTTCAAGGACAGCTTAAGGACGAACAAGTACACAGTTCGTTCTTTTTACTAATGAGAAAGGCTGCCGACTTAGCAAATCGTAGGATTATCAAAGAAGTGTGGATTAGTGCTACGCTTACTATTGGTGATCAAAGAGATTTATATGCAGTATTGGATCTCTTTGATGATCCTTCACAGGTGTGGATTTTGACTAGTTGGGATTCAATTGGACGCTTTCACTCACCGAAGATGGAATCAACGTGGCAATTCCATATGAAAAAGCTGAAGGCTGATTATCCAGAGATTAAGTTAAATACAACCATTATTTTAACTGGTCATTTTATTGACCTTTATTTATCCGATCAATTTGATGTAGAACGGTTTAGTCAAGAGTATCAGACGTCATTCTTTTTTAAGCAATGTGGCTCTGGTGAATCATTCTCTCACTTAGAACCAACTGTGGAAAACAACCTGCTAGTTAAGCAGAAAAAGAATGAGCAAATACCTAACTTCTTCCCTAAGCGTAAACGTTTTATTGAGTTTCTTTGTAAATTTAGGCAGAAAGAAAGCTTATTGAATTGGACCAAGCTGTTTAATATACACTATAGAGCAGATGATCTTTATCGTAATTTTAATGATCGGTCTGATATGGAATTGACCCATCGCTATAAAGACACAGTTGGAGAAACTAATGAAATGGGTCACTTGCCTTGTGGTCATTTAATGGCTTATGATGCTTATGTAGATGAAGTTGGTTGCGTACTCTGTGATAAGCATAAGGTTGAACAATTATTTGAGTAATTAAAATGGCAATCGAAGTAGGACAAATTATTGTTTATGATGATTTGGTAGATGTTGTTATTGAAACCATTTTATCATCAGCACAAAACATTGACTCGTGGAAAAATGTCCCTGATCAATTTAAAGCAGGGTATAAGCGATCTGTAAACAGTACATTGACAGTTACGCCTTATAATGATCATCGGCACGGTAGCTATCACGCACCTGTTAATTATCCTATAAGTGCTACGCTAACAATGAACGACAATTACTGTCAGCTAGTTAGTCAAGCGAAAGTTAGATCGGACTTTGATGCGTTCTTAGCTGAAAGAGGATTAACCTTTAAGAAAGGTACAATTATGACCCTTAGAGGAATCCTTAACTTTATTGTTAATGCGGCTGCGTTCATTCGAGGTCAATTGATTTTAGTCGGTATGAGTGATACACCAACAGTCTGTGTTATGTATGATTCTACTGGTGTAGGTTATCCGTCGGTTACTGATGAATTTGCGACCATGACTGAGGACGTTTATTACTCTACGGAAATGCAAGACTTTTTAAATGCGCTAAACAGCACAAATCGCTTACGTCTTTTAAAGTACAATATAGCAGTTAGCTGTTGCTCTTCATCTAGTTCTAGCTCTTCTAGTAGCTGTAGCAGTTCTAGTTCAAGTTCTAGCAGTAGTTCTGTATTTATTGCTTATATGAAGCTATGATTTACCAAGACTTATATAATACAGCTTACAATGCAATAGTATCCGCTTGTACCAATATTAATAACTATGATTCTATTGCAAGCCAACTTAAATCTGGCTATAGTAGGACGATCACTAATGCAAAGGCTACAGCTACGGTATCTATTGTTAATCCTATTCCTACAGCAACCGCCAGCACAGTTAGTTCTCAATTTCAAGCTCATTTAACTACGTATGGTATTGATTTGTCTGATACTGTAAACGTAGAAGATGCTACTGGTTTGATTAACTTTTATACAGCATTGGCAGCCTTTGTGTCAGCTAAGGTTTGTTTAGCTAGTTCTAGTGAAACAAACAGTAAATACATTATATATAACCCTAATGGTAATGTTGCTTCCTATACCAAGATTGATCCATTAGATGTTATTAGAGCTAACGATAACCTAACTACTACCCGCACGATTAACCAAATTATTGCGTCTAACATTAAAGCGTATATCGTGCGTTATAACTTGAGTATCTAACATGAAAGATCTGATAGATAAATTATGCGCTGAAGAGCAGTCCTTCAATGAGCTGTCTTTGTCTTATACACCACATGCTACATTCGACAAAGGCATGACGACTGATGAATTAAGCGAACTGTTTAAACTAGCTTTAACTAGAGAAACGTTAGTCAATAATCAGCTCTTAGCGAACATTAATATACTGGTTAACGGTTATAATACTTTGGATGATGCACTATTTGAAAGTCCAATGATTATTATTAAAGACGTAGAACAGTTATTGGACTTAAAACTTAACTTAGCTCACGAAATTAAGGACTTCCAAACTCAAGCTGTTTACTGGTACTTGGCTTGTTTGTATTCAGCGCATAAGGTAGAATACACCTATTTGGACAATATAGTTAAGCTACCGAATGTGTGGCGTAAGTTTCTTATGGCTACTAACTTGTTAACGATTAGCCAAATGATGAGCAAGGCTAACACGGTTAACACAGGTAATTTACCTTTAGTGGAAAATGCATATCCAGTTATTGTAGAACTATCTGCTAATTTGAGTATTGCTTCTAGTATCTTACAAGCATTAAAGATCCATGATTAAGCCAATTTATGAGTTCCTAATGTGGGAAAATTGTCGGAATAAATGTAGTTTTTGTTTTCAACAGGACAAAAATCAATTAACCGACGAACAAAAATCTAAGTCAATGGATGCTGTTAAGGACTTCATTGACTTTGATCCTCGCTACGTAAAAGGCAGTCATGTATTATTAGTAGGCGGTGAGTTATTTGACTCACCGTCTATTTTTACATGTTTACATCCGTTCTTGCAGTTTGTAGTTAGCAAAATGGTTGATCAAACCATTGACCTGTTGTATGTTAATACCAATCTAATCTATAAGAATATGGATGGGCTGTATTACCTATTAGATTTGATTGAACAACATAACTTATTTGACCGCCTTAAATTCACTACTAGCTATGATATAGCAGGACGTTTTGCTTCACCTAAGACTAAGTTTCTAATGCTGTCAAACTTAGATGCGTTGTCTACACGCTATCCGAATATTAGGATAGTGGTTAATTCAATGCTAAGTTTACAGTTATGTGAAGCTATTCTAAGTGGTGAATACAATGTGCAGTCCTTTATGAACGCACATCACTGTGATGTTAATCTAATTCCATATATTGTATATGATCCACAATTAGCACCAACAAGGGGATTGGTGTTTAAGGCACTAATGACTGCGGATCAGCAATCACCTGGCTATTTGAAGAGATACATCGCAAATTTTGACTTACCACAAGCGAAGGAGCTCTATCAATATCGGAATGGTGTTCTTAATTATGTGACATGTCCACATAACCCCTGTGGTCATAGTGAAAACTTTGTTCGGTATTCGGATAAGGGTTCGTGCTTTATCTGTGATTTAAAGAGGCTGTTTAATGAATAAACTGTCTGACTTGGATTTAAAATCTAATAGCCGATTTGTCCAGTTTCAATTGTGGCGTAATTGTAATTGCAACTGTGACTTTTGTTACAATAAAGGACTGAAGGATGGCAATCAATTAGCTGTACTGCCTGCTATTTATGAAAAGCTTCAAAAACCATTAATCGACCACTTTAACGAAATAGGTTTAATTGGTGGTGAGCTGTTTGGTAAGCAGTTAGATAATGAACAAGCTAAGACATGGTTCTACAAAATACTAGATTTAATTGTTCATAAAATCAAAAATAATAAATGCAATAAGGTTTATGTAACCACTGCCTTATTGTTTAAGGACTTGCAGAACTTAACTGATTTTATTATTTACCTAAAAGACAATGGTGTTGTACATAACTTCCTACTGTGTACGTCTTATGATACACTGTATCGGTTTAAGAATGAGCATAGTGAACAACTGTGGGCAGCCAATATGGAATGGCTACATAACTTCTGGCCTGAACTGAGAACTCATGTTGAAACTATCATAACCAACGACTTTATTAAAAAAGTACTAAACAATGAGTTCAATGTGAAAGAGTTTGAAGCTCACTTTCACACCAAGCAGAACTTTATTATTCCGCAGTGTAACTCTAACGTTAAAACCAAAGATGAGTTTGTTCGGCAACTGCCCGACTTTTTGCCCGAAAGAACAAACTTTATTAAGTTCATGTATAAGCTGTGGTCTGAAAATCAGACTCCTATGCACGAATTTTTGAACGAACAATTGCACTCTGATTTATTGTACTTAGAGTGTGGTGGTTATTTGTATGAGTTTTGGGGTCGTCGTAGGTTTCCGACACTAATGGACTCTTACTATAGAAAACTAGGACGTTCATTCTATCATCTAGGATATGCTGATTCACCTATTAGGATGGAAGATGACGTGCAAGCTTTCAAAGACCAAATTGGAGTATAAAAATGGACACAATCCATGACGAACGTTCAATTGATATCTATTTAACAAATAGATGCCAACTTGACTGCTCATACTGCTTTGTTAAAAATGAAAAAGTAGATATGACAGAACAAACAAAGGAAAAGGTAATTGATTTCTGCGTTACTCAAATTAAAGCGGATTCAAAAGCTAGATGGAAAATTACGTTAACTGGTGGTGAAGTAGGACTGCTTAACCCAAGGGATGTTCTAACCTTTGTACAAAAGCTAAAAGCAAAGTTGGCTGATTTTGACGTTCAATATGGATTGGTTACTAATTTATGCTATTTGCTCACTGGCTTGCATTTTGCACTGTTCTCAGAGCTAACCTTTATCGGATTGTCCTATGATGGCTCAATTCGGCTAAACAATCCACGAAAGAGAAAGCTTTGGTTTGATAACGTTCGGCTGTTACGTACTTTGAACTATGATTGCTCACTGTTATTTATTTTGACTAAGGACGTAATTGCCAATGATCCTCGATTTATTTTGGACTTTTGTTTAGGACTGAACATATATAACATAGAGTTTTGGGCTCTATATGGGGATAGCAAATATAAACCATCAAATAAAGACTCGAATGAATGGCTTTATCGGCTATTTTTAGAGTATGAGAGACTGCGTGCGGACGTACCTGTTAAGATCACCACATTTGAATGTCAACGATCTGCTTTCTATGGTCAAGGCTATTATGAATATGGTAGACGTTGTATGAAAGACTATATGGACATTCAGGTGGATGGTACAGTTGGCGGTTGTAGTATTGCCCACAAAACGGTTTATGGGCATATAGATAGTGGTGTTGATAGAGCACAAAGGGTATTGTGGATAGCAAAAGAGCACGAAGTCGATTATAGATGTATCAAGTGTAAGCACTACGATTACTGTTTGGGCCATTGTTTCAAGCTAAAATGGGACGACACAGATTGTCCCACACCGCATAAGATTTTTGACTACTTGAAAATGAAAGATGAGTTTAGCTCTATCCCTATTTATTCTACTGAGCATATCAGTCCTGGCTCTATTGACACCACAAAGCTTGATTGATTTTTCGTTATTTCTATCGAACAGTTTAATATCTGAATATGGCTTCGTCTTTTCCTATTCTGCATTGATATTAGGGACGGCTCAGATAGTATTAGCCATTAGTCCATACGGGAAAAAATTAGATTGGGCGAAAAGGTAGCATTTTCTAACTTTTCCTATTGGTCAATGATATGCGCTTGCGGTATGGGTGTTGCCCCTTTATTCTGGTCAGTTATTGAGCCAGTCAGCCATGCCAAAGAAGGTCTCGATTTAATGGACAATATGGCATGGACTTTTCACAATTGGATGATTGGGGCAGGTACTTATTACAGGGCTTTTGGCTTAGCTTTTGCTTACTTGTCGAATAAGCAGATTAAGTCTATTATAGACTATCCGTTAGTGCGAATCGGATTAGCCGTTGCGACTTGCATAGGATTAGCTCTAACATTTTTGTACGTCATAGAATTATTCGGCTCTCTAATTGCCCTACCTATAATTTTGATTCTGTCCATTTTGTCTATCAAATATAAGATGGGAATTAAGACCGCTAGTGAGCTGACTGTTATAGGCTCACTCATGCTTATTCTGTTTGTTCAATTCTCTATAGGTCAATCGTATCTAGTTGACTATTTATCTATCTGGGGCAATTATCTATCTAATGAATTATCAATGATGATTCAGACTGAGCCTAAGTTATGGCTTGCACAATGGACTTATAATTACTATGCTCAATGGTTAGGGTGGGCAATTTTCTTAGGTTTGTTTTTGGCTAAAATCAGTGAAGGGCGGACAATTCGTCAAATTGTTTTTGGTGCGCTTATAGCACCACCGATTTTAGCAAGTTTATATTTTGTTGTCTTTGGCTTATCTGCTATTGAGCTAAAAGCTGATACTACTTATGAATTGTTATCGAATTTTCCCTTAACTGAATGGACAAACGGATTGGTATTAGCTCTATCCTTATTGTTTTTTATCGTTCAATACGATTCAGCCTCATTGATCTTAGAGGATTTGACGATTAAGAATAGCCGTGTGATATGGATTATCTGCATAGCGATTCTTACCTATTTAATAATCCACGTTGGACATTCAATAGACTTGTTAAGGAATTTGACTACTTTGGTGTCAGCCCCGATTTTGTGTTTAGTGTTTTACCTTTTTTACTTATTCTTAAAGGAGTTATTATGCAAGCACCGTCTTACAGAGAATATGAAGTAAAAGAAAATGGTATAATAATGACTTGGTACGATAGGGAAAAATTACAACCTAATCGAACCTTGATTCGACCTTACACTATCACCTCGATTTATGCAAAACAGAATGTACAATTTGATGGTCCTTGTTATAAGCAGATGGTTTGTTATTTATCGGCCAGCAATAACATGATTTTGCCTGACCCACAAACAGTTGGGGATTGTGCCTACTTCACAGATAAGTATTTAGATTCACGCCTATTCGCCAAAGACGATAATAGTGCATTGGTAAATGCACGATTGCATAAGTCATGCGTCTATCAGAATAAAGACTTTTTTATCCCAACGATTCAATGTTTAGCCCGTATATTTTGTGATCGGGCTTTCATTGATTCAATAGATCCTCGATTCCATCTATCAGATTGGTTTAAACATAACCCTATTCCTTTTGTGTGGTCGTCAACTCAAATGGATTGGTACTATATGTGGGGAATAACTAGCACGGGTATGGTGTGCGGTATGGGCAAGTCTGATAATCTTGGGGTCGTTATTCCAATTGTGGAGCTCTAATTATGTGGGAACTAGTAACTAACACGACAAGTTCGTTAATAAAGTTAATCAATCAAATTGACTCTACCGAATGTTCCTCTTGGTCTAAATGGAAATCTGATGCTGATAATCATCAAATAGTAATCCGTACACCTGACTATTATTACAAGGTGTATGAAACTGATTATCAAAGTGGTATGTTTACCTGTGAAGTGAGAGAAAAGCTTGCACAGATTTATCGTAGCTGGGGCATCCATTGGGAAGTCAAAACAATCAGAAATGGTAATGCATTGTATCAAGTAGAACAACGACAGGCATTACCTGTTGTATCCAACAAAATTTTATATAAAGACCTTTTAATAGATTGGTCTAAGACACTTGTTGAATTAGAACAGCTGTTGGATTTACCAAAAGTTAAAGCTCAGCTTAAACCAAGAATCAAAGAACTAGCTCAGATCAAGTTAGTACGTGACTGTGTCAATAAGTATGAAGACTATGCTATTGCACCAAATGGTCGAATAGTTTTATTGGATGATGCTGATTGGTTTTTAGCAATGGTTGATGAACATAATAATTGGATCAGTACCGATTGGACTTTTATGCAAGTCTTTCGGAATACTAGTGAACAGTTATTTGCACCAATTGATTTCTTTGACGATTTCTTTGACTGTGATTTACTAGCTAACTGTGGTAAAAAAGTCAATCAATGGTTAATATTTAATTCAGCAGTCAACATAGATCACACACAGTTTGTTGCTCAGCTAAGGTCTATTCACGATAAGATGCTACAAGACAATATTAAGTGTCTAATGGGCGATCAAGACTATCTATTAAACGGTCAACCTATAATGGCTAAACAGATAAGGTTTGACAATGAACATATACGACAAATTATGGTCGATGAGTGAGGATATTAAAGACGATATCAAGTCACTTGGAGACTACTTACAATATGCGACTCCAATGATCTTCATAATATACGAAGCATGCTTTGGAGATCATAATACTGCACGTGTTTTCTGCTGTACGTTTGTTATTAGCTTGATAATAATGAGCGTGCTAAAGGCATTGTTTAATGCACCACGTCCTAGAGAAACTTCTAGTTCAAGTAATCCAGATTTAGATTTAGATTGGTCACCAGATGAAGGTAATAGCTTCCCTTCTGGGCACACAATGAGTGCAATGGTCGGTGGTGTTTTCTGGTTTGAAATTGATCCTTACGTTGGTGTGTTAGGCGTTGCTTGTGGACTATTTACAGGGCTAAGTCGAGTTATTGCACGTGCGCATTGGTTCCGTGACGTGTTAACGTCAACCGTAATTGCTTGTGCTCTATATATAGTGGCTAAACTATGGTTTCTATAGATCCTCGCTTAATTAAGCACCAACAGTTTATAGCAATGCAGTGGCATGTTTATTTTACCAAGCTATTGTCTTTTGCTAAGTTCCTACGTCGTCCTACTAAGGATGTATCAGAAAGTTTATTTATAAAGGTTAATTTATAATGGCAAAGTTAAAAAAGTCTCAGTTAAAACAAGTCATCAAAGGTCTTACGCTACGTAATGATCCCTTTGGTGTTGTTGATTCGGTTAAGTATATCTTAGCTGCCTTTTATCCAGAATGTACTACAGCTCCATCATCGTTTGTAAAGGGCGCTGATCAGATTGTATGGAAATTTCAACCTCGCAACGGTACTGATTTATCCTACATTAGACGCCAGTTAACGGCTGCTGGTAAAGCTCTTTCGCTAACTAACGGACAAAAGGCTCAAGTCGAGCCTTCAATTAGTAAATCTCGTGATCGAATAGTAATTGACTACAGTTGGTCATTAGTTGGACAAGTCGTATTACGCTTACACGCTGAATTAGAGATTTATATTCCAGGTAAGGCTGTAGTAACTATTGATATTGTTGATCCTGAATTTACATTGGTTGATGATGCGTCTGACATTGATGATCCTGATCCACTAAACTTAATTAAGTTCTTTAGATCAGCTAATCGTAAAGTTCACCAGGAACTTTTGGACATCAGCTATTGTATTACGGAACAAGTTGATATAGTTAAGTTTGTAAAACCACGTGGTGAAATAACTTCACTGGAAATGGTTTTGCGTACTGGCTTGAATGAACAAAAGAAAAGTAAGCTAGCACTAATCCTTATTGAAAATTTGCAAGCATTAGGATTAAAGTGTACAAAGCCATCGTTTAAGATTGATGGTGAAGTTGGTGAAAATTGCTGGTTTAAAGTTAAAGGCGTAGGTATTGAAGGTATTGTAATTGCACAGGACGTAATTACAGTTACTTGGGACCCAGATGTAAAAAGCTGGCGATAATGTACAAAAGGGAGCAAAATGCTCCCTTTTTTGTTATAAATTACTGAAAAATAATGTATTTTTTAACTTGTTTTTGCACTTATTTTGTGTTATAATATACATATAGAGAAGGAGAAATCTTATGAGCAAACAAAAAACAAAGGTACAAGCTAAACCTAAGCTTACACCACATTTAAAACGTGTTATTGCTGAAGGTGAAAAGGCTTGGCGTGAAGGGAATGTTAAAGTTGTTAGTATGAAGCAACTAATGAAAATAACAAGGAGTTTACATGACTAGATCAATTGCATTAGCTCCTTGCTATAATAGATATACAAAAGCTTTATATAAAAAGTTTCAATATATTAAAAATTATAATAAAAAGATAGATGAAGATTATCAAAAGGTACTACCTTATTTATTGAACGATATAGAAGTACCTGATGAATATAAGGCGCACAAAATAGTTAATGATATTTGGGAACTACACAAAGAGCAGTGACTGTTTATTAGTTTACGCCAAAAGACAAATTGAAGATATTCCTGTTCTTTATATTTATGCAATAACAGATCACGATGGGCTTGATAAATTAGTTAAGATTCATGGTGAGTTGACAAGTTTGGACGACCATATTATAATTTAACTAACAATAGGAGTTTTGCTTATGATTGTTAGTGAGAGTAACGTGTAGCTCACACTTTAGCACGTGAGCAGTAGTTTATAAGTTAAGATGAACTAGTGCAAAAATTATATGCTTAACTAGGTTTTGGGAGTTCCTTAAAAAACTCCCAATTTATTATATAAGGAGTGTTTAAATGAATATTTCTCAAGCCAAAGCGAAAGCGATTGTTAATGCTTGGTTGATTTCTCAAAACCAAGTTGAACCGCTCAAGCGAGTTGTCGTAGATCATAGAGACCTACGAAATGAACTGCTAGATGCACTAGATACTTTGAACTATGACTACACCTTAACCCCTGCAAAACGTAGAGACAGAAGTTTTGAAAAACCAGGTGAGGTGAATTATAAAACAGTGTGGGTTATTACACTAGTCGATAAATCAAAAGTCGAAGAACAGGATATGATGTAAAATAAAAGGGACACCAAATAGTGTCCCTTTTTTATTATCCACAACTAAACTTAACCTCTCCCAAATTTAACTGTCGGAATTAATATCCTTCTACCAGTTCCTTGCTTGAGATTAGTTGGAATAGTGAATGTACATCTGTTATTGACTACAGGATAATAATATCCTTGTTGCTCTTCCCCGATTTGATAGATTACATTTAGCTGTATTGGTGAAACATAACCACTATCAGGTATTAACGCTATTTCGACAGTATCACCAACTAAATAATAGCCATTATAATTAATAAAACTGATTTCCCCACCTTCTTGGCCAGCTACTTCAACTTGAAGCCCATTTAATGCATACTCTTCGTAAGTTATATCCCAAAATTGCAGAAGTCGAGTATATAACTCAGGTGTTAATTCAGTGGTATATACTACATTACCTGTATTGCTAGGCAAGCTGTCAATCATCAAGCCATATATGCCAAGCATGTGGTCTCCGAGTAGATTGAGCGAATAGTTAGACTGATATGTTTGCACAAAGTCAAACATACTGTTTCTATCATATACAAATATAGGATTGCTTATCTTATATGCTTGCAAGAACATGGAAATTCTTTCGGCCGTTCCTGGGAAGCACGCATAGGTTGATGCAATTTTCCAAACTATATCCTGATTTTCTGCTGAAACATTGGCCGAATCTGTTTGGTGGATAACATCTACTATGCCATCCTCATCGGAGCTAGCATTATAAGTTAAAACTTTGCCATTATTTATTAGAGAGATTGCCCAATAATCTGTGTATAATATTTTAGTATTAGCAATATTTACTACGGTGCCTTTAAGCTCTTCTGGCAGGTCTAATATTTCAGAAGTATTTGATGGTCGGTGCAAAATTAAATCTTTATTAAGCATTATGCCACCTCCCTGTAAAGGTGGCAATTAATTGCTGCCTTCCGTTCCTCCTGAATGACCGTCCTCGGCCTCCACATCGTACCAACTGAATGGGGGGGGGTGGGTGAGATATACAGTTCTACCGTCCTGCCTTTATCATTTTTTGTAAAGAACTCCCTCTTAGCCCATACGTAGTTTAAGTACTGTAATTTTAAGGCTGCAATAAAACCCTTAAAATTATCCTTCCGTATAAAATAATATTCCCCTTCTATATCAGGCTGTACTATTACAGTGATACGATTATTCCAGTGGTCTTGTACTAAAGCCTTAATTACTGAATCACCTAGAGTATCTGGGACAAGTGTTCCCTGAAGACTACCAAAATTAGTAACTCTGGAATAGCCGACATAATCGCCTGCTCTATCTACAATGATATACGGCTGTTCGGGTTGGCCAATCCCCCCCCACCAACAACTTCTCATTAATCATATTTATTCATACCAATATAATAAATAACGATCATGGTCTTTATAGGATGGATCGAAACATTCAACCATGCCAATTAATCTGATTAAAAAATTAATCTTATATTCTCGATCCTCTACTAGTTCTTCATAGTATTCCTCGTTTTCTTCTGTCTTTTGAACAGGATTATTGATCAATGTCCATAGCTCTTGTTCAAAATGAGATAGAGAAACAAAATACGGTTCTATTTCAACCGCATTTTCTGAACCAAAACTACTTCGAGTTAAATTAGGAGGATTAGTCAAATAATAATGTCTATATCTCAATCCATGTTTGTCTGCCATTTCTTGCATGAACTGACGAACCAATGATCCTGCATAAAGAGGTAGTGTGGTTTCCTCTTCGTATTTATCCTCTTCTTTTCTCCAAATAGATCGGACAGTAAACTTGTCTACTATATCCTCTCTTGAAGCTAGCATGATATAAAGACTAGTACTCATCTATAGTCACTCCTAATTTGACAAATTTTTGCAGTGGCTTACCACTTTTATCCAACTTATACCAAGCAATTCGATCTTCATGAACTTCACATTTATTCTTATTTGGTAAATTAGACCATGCATCAAACGCTACTTGCTGATTAGGATAAACCACTACTTTACCATACGAATGTTTGTACCATCCGTACCAACCACGGTTACGTTTTACTTGCTTAGAGTAGCCATTAACTGTAGTCCAAAGGTTTCCCATAGAGTCCTGTTTTATTACATACTCCCCTATAGTGCCTTTAACTTTCATATTATTCCCCACTTCTAAACAAGTCAACGCAGTCATCGACGGTTGCTTTGGGTAAGCTAAAGCGTGGACAGTGAATTTCCAAGCTTTGTTGATATACTTGCTCAAACAATAAATCATGTTCATTAATTAATTGCCCATCCAATTGTAATAACCATAAATCATGTATTTGTTTCGTTACTACTGTTTGTGGCGCCCAATATGGATTAACCAATGCTCTTGACTGTGCGCTATTCATAAATTGAACAGCTAAATCATACATGTAAGCAATGCGATATAAGTCCTTGTAGGTGCCTCGATTATCATGGTAGGAGTTAACGCACGAAACAGCCTGCACGCATAACTTATACCAAGGTCCTTCGGAGGAACTTAAATGCTTTTGCTGCCATTGTCTAATGCACTGCATTTCCTTGCTGGTTTTCAGCACGTATCTATCAGACCACAAATAACAATAGTAATTTAAATTAAATTTTGTGCATTGGACAATAAAATCACTTAGTCTGCAAGTTAAATATGTGGTGTTTGGCTCGTCATTAATCTTAACCTTTTGTTCACCAAATATAGTTCTCAGTGGATCCTCCTTATACACAATCAACATATCATGATCGCTCGAAGCTCTATTATAGCCCCAAGCGTAACTGCCAATCTCTTGTATTCTTACGGTATGTAAATCAAAAATCATAGTAGATCCTCCTGCTATTTATTTACAGTAAATAAAAAGCATAGTTCAAAAGGAGTAAACCATGTATTGTAACGTAATGACTGACATTCACCCAGAGTTTAATCTAATTTATACCTGGGATAGTTCTCAGTTCGTGATTTATAACCTGAGGGAAACATTTATCAGTGATAATGTTATTCCCTTAGAAAGTCTAATTGGTTCGACTATAGAATCTGGGTGTGTTAGATACAATGATAAACTGTGGGAAATAGGTGGTCAAATTTGGTGTTTGGATCGCCTACCAGATTGGCACTTTGGTACTGTTTATGCAATTATTCAACAAACCTATGACGTACCTACTAGCATTGGTTTACCAATAAGGAAAGCTCGCTATTCGCTAGTCAATATGACACCTATTATGGTTGCGCATGACTGTTTGAGCGTTGTTGATGCTTATGTAGTTTATAGAGATCAACAAAGTAACCCTGCATCTTGCAGACTGTGTGGCTTATTAGTAGTGATTAGCGAGAAGCGTACTATTCAAGACAATATACTAGTTACGCTAACTACTGAATTTGAACGGTCGTTAAGTCTTAGACCTGCTGTTCGCTATGAAAATTTCAATCTTGGTCAAGCTTTGATTGATATAGAAAACTTATGTATTCCGTCTATCCGAGTAGATTACCCTAATCGTTCTTCATTTATTGAGCCTATTGAATATGTATCACGAGATGCATGGAAAGGAGCTTTTATTCCAGTCAATTTGCCTTATTGTATAGAGTTTTATATTAATTTTTCGCTAGTTACTGCCGAAGGGTATATTCCTTATTATACTATTGGCTGTATGGGATTTGGGCGACTAACAGTCAACGATAAATGTAGTCATGATTGTCGGTTAGCCTTACAAGTTTCCAATTGTGTACCAGGATATAATTATAATGAAAGAATAGATTACGGTGCTCCTCGGATCGTTACGCAATGGTTGTTTAAACATGAATATCATTTAATTAAGGACTTTCGAGGCAATGAAACGAAAGTACGATATAACTGCTATTATTAAGGACAAACATGGGCATATAATATCAAGGGCAAATAATAGCTATGTTAAGACTCATCCATTGCAAGCTGAATTAGCATCAAAGGTGGGTCGCCCACAAAAGGTATTTTTGCACGCTGAGGTGTTAGCTATTTTAAGAGCAGGTGATCGAATAGATAAAGCTTATTCAATGGAGATATATAGATTTGATCACCAAGGTCGTCCTAAACTAGCTGAACCATGTCCTATATGCAAAGAGCTTATATCTACCACACCTATTAAGAAAGTAATGTACACAAAAGGTTGAACTATGCTATTAGAGCTTGAAGTTGGCAAAGTCCGTAAGGCTGTATTTACTCGGACTGCTCAACGTAACTTTACCTTTACTAAATGGACTAATCTAATTGGTGATAATGCAGTTGGTAAATCTGCTATGCTCAAAATGATTGGAACTCGCTCATCTTATGATTCGATCATTTATGATGGCACTTACTACTTAACTGATACAGGTAAAACACCAATTAAGTTCAGGTTGCGTTTTGATAAACCAACGACTATTGTTAAATATAATCCACGCGAATTGCTAGATAGAAAGAACCTTTCCGATGGTTGGTTCTGGGGATCTATTCCAACCGAAGAGCTAGTAGCGGTTCAAATGGGAGAACTATGCAGTGGTGAATTGCAGTCTCGGTACTTCAGTTACTTTCTAAAAAAGAACTATGATGTACTGCGTAATGAACAGATAGATAAAATTATTCTGTTCGACGAATTAGAAACTAGCCTGAGTCTTAAATCGCAAGAAGTATTATTCCGTACATGGTCGACGTATAGCGCACAACCGCATATTCAGATCATTATGGCTACCCATTCACCGATCGCCATGACATATGGTTCCTGCATAGAACTTACACCAGGCTATCGTAAATATTATGCACAAAAACTATTGGCTTTGGCTTCGGAGTTAGCAAAATGAAGCTTTATTTAGTGACCAACAGCTCTATCTTGTTCTATCGTACATCGTTTGAAGATGGTGTTTTTACTTATAGAATAATCGCTAAAGGGCAAGGACATGATTTATTACACAAACCAATCCTATCAAGTTCGCATCTTTCTACGTTTAATCTAGGGCTGTGTAAAGTTCATATTGAACACAATGGTCTTGGATTAGATGATAGTTTGTTCAATAATATTTGTAGACTAAGCCCATTAAAACAAAAGATTACTGGGCATTTTGAACAGCATATGTTTATTGTTAATTACTATGGTGTGCAAGTTGCTATAGAATTATTTGGATTTGATAAACAAACTGTGCATGGGGCATTACAACGATTTAAAGTTGACGATAACTCATACGAGTTTGATGGTATAGGTAAGCCATCAATTAACACCAATTTACAGTTTGTTTGTAATCTATTTAAGGAGATTTTAAATGTATTATGATGAACAGGGAAATCCAAAGCTTAATTCTAGTGAATTACTTGATGTAATGGACGCATTACCTTTATCTATTAGATCCTACGAGATATCAGACTACATTGTTTATGTAGATCACGAAAAAGGTTATGCTAAATTGAAGTTTCCGTCTAATGCAGTCAATGCGTTTAATGTAGTAAGTATATCAATTAAAATCAGAGTAGAAATCCCAAATAATGAACAACCTAGTAGATGATTTACCTGAAGGTTTTATTGAAGTAGAGCCAGAGCTATTATTAGCTCTTGCAATATATGCATTGAAGGATCCAATAATGGCTGCCACAGAATCAATGGTTATAACAGACTATTGTGGAGTTAAGCTAATGGAACCATCAACGATTGTCTTATCATTCAATGCAAAATTTGGTCTATTTGCGGACGTTCCTACTTCTGAGTTTGATAAAATCAAAAAAGCTTATTTGCAAGTTGACCATGAAGTACAAAGGCTTAACAAACTTAATTAACTATGCTTAAAAATAAGATTACAGATAATGTTGCTGGACTCGATTTTTGGTTTTATTGGGAACAGCGCGGTGAACGAGTTTGGGCGACTTTTCACATTGGAGATGAAAAGAACTTCAAGCAAAAGTCGAGGGAAATAACTAACGAGGAGCTAGAGACTATACTAAAGGTTATTAAAGGAATACCAGAAAATCCTAGTTCAAAGCTTTCAATCTTTGACTACGATTGGGGGCAGGCTAGGTATAATAGCTATTGCTACAGATGGGAGGTATTTATGCCTCTAGTTAAATCTTTCTTCGCAGAAGATTGGACGAAGCTAATATGAAAAAAGGGCAGTTAATACTGCCCTTTATTTTTACTTGGGACCAAAAGCTTGGTCTATGTTATGCGTTTGTAAATACCCATCAAGGGTTAGTTCTGCTAACTCATCTAAGTCAATCATTGTATAATCAGTGGCTTCGAAGAAGTTTTGCACAGCATTATCATAGTCACCACGCTCTACGTGGAATACTTCACCTAGGAATTCCTGCACTCTAACAGCCAGCTTTTTGTCCTTGATCTTTGTACATAGAGCAAACAAAGTCTTAATTTGTGCGTTTATACTAGGTGCATAGTTGTCTACAATACGAATCTGCTCCGCCGTATCTTCACGTTCAATAACGCTCATAAGGTTACTCATTGAGCTAAAGACTTTGCCTTTGAGTAAATTAGAGATCTTTTTAACGACCTTATCATCACCAGCGTACATTCTAAGCAGGGATGCTTTGTCCTTTGCTTCTATTCCTAAGGAAATATTAAGCCAACTTCCTGTTCTTACTTCATAGGAATAATACACTATGGTTTTATCACTCATTATGGCTGCTCGTGAAACGCCATAGTCACTGTTGATCATCTTTTTCTTGATCGCACAGTCCCTATCGTAGCGTATTAAGAGCTTAGTAAGTTCAGCTATAAACTTATCCAAGGTCTTACCAAAAACTTGCTCGTCAATATCCTGAAAGTTAATTAGAACCCAAGTTTCATAACCAACTTTCTTTTTCAAAAAGAATCTTCGAGTATTGACTTCGGCGTTAGTAATTACACCTCCACCTTGCTTTTCCCACTTAGGAGCAAGCTTTAGATACTTACTAGCAGTCGCTAACTAAAATCTCTTGTAAATCTGCTTTCTCTCCATCCATTATTTTAAGTGAATCTCTTAGGGAGTGATTAAGGTCCTGTATTGTTTTATTAATATTAAACATATTTCACCAAAAAGTGTAATAATTTTTTAATTACTATTATAACCAAGCTCTTCCTATTAGATATCCTGGTTTTTAATTGACATAAACAGCAGATGCACCATACTTAGCATAATAATCTTTTACCCAAACCCATGTTTTCTTTTTAAGTAAAGGATTATCAGGTATCATGCATCTAGTTTCTTTTGTTCTGACATTTATAGCCAGATTCTATTGCCACCATTTAAATAATATGGCCCAAAGCGTGACCAAGCCGAAGCCGGAGTTATACTTATACCAACAGTACCAAGCGCTCTACTAGAAGCTTGAATACCACCATTACCATCAGTACCAGAACCATCACCATCAGTATAACCTTTCTGGGTCATGTTCTGCTTAATTGGTTTCAAATTAGAGTCCAAATAAGATCGAATAGCACCTATCATTGAATCTAGGTAACCTGTTCGATCAACATCTAACTGAATGGCTGCACCACTGAAGTTAAAAGCTTTTTCACCTTCAGTCATGTATTGTGCTTCTAAGGCTCCTAACTCAGAACACAATAACCAATACTCTCTAATAATTCCCTTAGCATTAGTCATTGTGAAATTCGTAAACACACCTTGCCAGCCATTAAATAAGTCTTTGCCTCTACGCAACCACGTTAATACGGTTGGCATGGTAAATACTAAATCAGGACTGCCATATAAGCTAGCCCTAGCCTTTTGAATCTTAGCTAGTACGTCATCCGCTACTGATCTAATGGATGGATTAATAATCCATAGCTTAGAGCTTTCGCTAAACACTTCGCAGTCGTTGTTATAGAATGACCAAACTACGTCATAGGAATCAACACTAACTGGCAGTGCAGAGCTGTTTAAACAAGCTTCATATAGCCACCCACTAGCAACCTTCTGTGGATTAGTTACTTTTTTGGGACTAACTATTGGGCTGTTATTTGAATGAATACATACCTCGACATTTTGGTAGAACGTAGGTAAAACTAGAGATAAAGTAGTCTTTCGACCGCTCATTTCTACCAAGTCAGGACTGCCAAGGGGAATAGTTACATTCGATTCTACCCTTAATGTTTCCCATTGATAATATTGACACGTATCTAGGTTTAACGTGTATCTTATTTGGTATCGCTTATCAAAAGTAGTTGGTGGAACATACGATGGACAGACAATAAGGCATTGTGCAGTTACTGCATTATTTAGACCTGTAGTGTCTACATCGTACGTAAATGCATTACCCTTGCTAATTACTTCTGCCTCGTTGTTCAACAGCTCCCAAGTTACTTCTCCGGCGCTTATGTCCATTTGTTGTGGTACATTAAATACCACAGCCGAAACAGTAGACTCACCAGCCCGCATAGTGCCAACCAAATCCATAAAGGAATCAGGAGCGCTATTCGCCACAGCGTTAAATTGTTCATCACTAACCAATACCACTACTTGAGCACTATCAACTGTCTCCTGCTCAGTAGCTAACTGGAATTGACAGTTGTAAGTTACTCCATCCGTACCACCTTCACACTTGATAACCAATGTATCATCAACAACAGCGTAACTACTGATCGTCAATCCCTCAGGCTTTACCGATAGTAATTCACAGGTTGAAATATTATTGGTTCTTAATTGGCACTCGAATTGTGATATTTCTAGTGAGCTTTTACTAAAAATATAGGTGTTCATTTGCTTACCATTTTTATTATATTTATTAAATTGAGCTAAAAATTTTATATTTATGTATAAAGGAGTTTAACATGGATAAGAATTTTGTGGCATTAGACATACCGCTATTTACCCGTATATTAGAAGAATGTAGAGAAGGTATTGAAAGCGATGCGGAATTGCATTTTCTACTAGACAAGATAATTGACCGTCAGTTACAAACTGGTCGAGTTTTGACTATGGAAGACTATGCAGATATCATGAGCTTTAAGGCTGATTATGAATTAGTTAAAAATCAACTCGAACAGTTTGAGGACGAAGATGAATAATTACGCTACTATTCACCTATCTGACATTGGTCGTGCTAATCCCGTAACGTATGTTCAACAGAACATTACTGTACCACCGCAATGGGCTTGGGGACAAGCAACAAGAAGTCTAATTTGTTTTAATTCCAAGACAAAACCGTGGTCTATTAGAGTACGATCTGACTATTCAATAGATGTAGATGGGTATGGTAAGTCTAAGCGTTATAGATTTAAAGACTGTGCAGATGCAGTAAGGATAGTCAATGCCTGTTTTAAAGCTTACGAATAATCAGCTATTACCTGCTAACCAAAGAGCATCAGACGTAGCCGCGTTTGCCGTAGAAGGCATAGCAGACGTTCAGCAACAAAGAATTAATGCGGCGTTTCATGTTCAAGGCGTTCAGGCACTAATCTACCATAGATTAAACAATGGACGAAAATGCAGTTGCCAAAGTCACATGCATAAGCTTGGTGCTAGACTTAACAAGGATGGTACAGCTAATCCTGGGTTAATTAATGAACTGCTTACTGGTGTTCAATTCGGCACTGTCCAATATACGCCATCTAAAAACGTTGATTCAGATTTTAATATTCATTATAGTGGAGAGGATCCTTCGTCCAGTGACTTGCCTCGAATGTGGAATATTGCACAACCTAATCCACCAGAAGAGCAAGTTGGTGATAATGGAATATCGAATCCTGATTTATTGGACAGCGAATATAATGGCTTTGATCCGTCTAGCATGCTGTTTGGTGATACTGCTTGTCCACTATGTTATGGAACTGGCTACATTGGTGGTTATGCACTATACAATGGACATAGAACGGTTATACCAGTAGAGGATATGGATTTAACTACGCATGGTATTTTGAACCCAGATGTTTATCCTTTTACGGCTGAAACGGATAGCGTTACTTTTCCTCTAGTAATACCTAAAGGAATAGTGAGCGTTGACTGTTTTAGGGTATGTAATAAATGGGATACAGTACCTGCGGAAATTACTATTGACGATCAAAAGATAAGTCAACGGTTAATTAAATCCAAGGCAGATGGTAGAATCCACAAAGTCAGCGCAAAATTTAATACTATACAGGTGATTACGCATTTTGAATTTCAAGCCAATCAATCTGTTAAATCAGCTTATATTGAACTGCCTAAATTGAGTAAGAGCAGTCGAATTGATATCTTTGATTCAACCGATGACTTTCAAATATTGCTTAGTCCTGATATTCCGTACATTGATAAGCGGGATATCGTTGTTGACTGTATGCATGGTAAGACACTATACGTACAGAATAGCACGTGGTTGAATACACGACAAAGACAGATGCTTGGTTGGGAAATAAATGTAAGAGTGGTACAGCCAGTTGAGGCATTTATTCACCTTCCTCATCGTAAAGTACGCACTCGTAATCAAACAGTTAATCCAGTTATTGGAAATATAGGGAATAGACCATAATGGATATTAAGTTTAGAAGCCTGAATGAAGCACAACGCTTCATCGACGAACTAGGCTTAGAAATTGCAGACATTGAACAGTTGCTGGATCAACAGCAAGAACAAGTTCAAGCAAGTGTCAAACAGCTAAAGGTATTGGCAGAATCATTTAATTTAGTGCTTAATGATTCGTCCAATAATTCAGTCACTAAGTTGAACCTTAGCAATGATAAAGTAAAAGTTCCTGGTGGTGTTAAGAACTTAAAGACGAATTATGCACTGTTACAAGAGCTGATTGCTAAAGAGGAAGCATTGGCCAACAGTGAAACTGTGATTCTCTTGACGTTTAAAGACGATCCAAAAACCAAGCCCTTGTTGAACAAGATTCAACAATTAAAGGCGAAGGTAAGCAAGGAAAAAGAGCAAATCATTGCCTTCCTCAATGATATTGCTACATCAACGGTTCCACCATCGTTTAATAAATACGTGTTCTCCGTAGCTCAGTCCATTGTTGACCATATTAGTCTTACGGAAGATCAATATGACGTTTACTACTATCTAACCACTGTAGATAATTGCTTATTGTATTCAGCATTTATTGAACTCAGAGACGTAGTTAACTCTGAAGGCGAGCAAATCAATGTTTTGTATATCGCATTACATTGGCGAGTAGGCAGTGATAAAGTAGAACAGTCAATGCGTCTCAGTTTGAGCTACGACTGGTCTGATCCAGTCGAATTGTTTAACGATTCTCGGTTAATTGTGACGTCTGTAGCGAACGCGGTTGCTACTGCCGATAAGATGTTAGAGGCTGAGGATTTTGCTGTTGACGTTGGTGTTCAACCTTTATCTAAGAAATTAAAACAAGGTATTAAGCTCAATCAGATTGATTTATCTGCGCTAAACTTACAGGGTAAGATAAAGAAGTTAGAAGTTGAGCCTGACGAAATTGTAGTTACGTTAAATCGTCAACCAAAAGAACAGCTAAGAGAAGTTCAAGCACAAGTTTATCTTGGTGTGCAAAAGTTCTTTGTTAGAGGCACTAAGCTTCGTATGTCCATTTCATCTAATGGACTTACATTGAAGTTTGTAGTCACTAACTACACGCAAGGTAAACAGTTTAGCTCTCAGGATATTGAATACTTTAAATCCTGGGGATTAACTGAACGACAAATTAAAAAGATAGAAGTGATACTAGGATGATTGTATTAGCTAAAAGTAGTTCTTACCTAACAGCCGATCAAGTAAAGCAACACATCGCAAAATGCTGTCCTCTTCGGTTGTTTAAACATGTAAATATAGTGGATGATCCAGATCAGGGTTTGTGCTATTGCTATCGCATGCCATCCAAAGCTAAGTTAGATTTATCCTTAATGGCACCTGTTGATGATTGTTTGTTTGACTACTTATGTGACAACGAACTGCGGTTAAACAAGTTAGGGGAACAACAATTCATAGTCAATAGCTTGCGATCAATTCAAAATGATGCTCGCACTGCTATTAAGGAATTTTGCACAGGGTTATCCGTGGAACAGCTTGAGAAGTTTAGTCCGAGAATTACTGCTCTTCAGGATGCAATAAACAATGACTGCGCTCCTCATGTTACTAGAACTATTAACAACCTGTGGAATTCTACAATTAGACAACCTTTGTTCAAGTCAATTAAACAGGTGCAACTGTGACTTACGTTCTACCACAAGTAAGTAGTTCTAATCATAAGAGAATACTTGGTTTTGATCCTGGTACAAAGAACATGGGAATATCGTGTGTGGAGCTTCGTGGTAATAAATGCTACGTGCTAGCCAATGCTACTATGGATAATCCACTTCACGATATTAAAGCTTTTATGACCCAACGGGATGCCTTTTTGTCTGAGGTGCAATCGTGGATTGAGCTGTTTAATCCTCAAGCAATTGTTGCCGAACGATTCCAAACACGAGGATTAAAGGGCCCAACAATTGAATTAGTGTCTATGATGCTGGGTATCCTAGGTATGTTAGGACTACCAGTACTCTTTGTACCAGCAGTGGTGTGGAAGAACAAGTTTCAAAAAAGGTTCTGCTGTGATTTGCGGGAGATGTATGGACAAATAAGTACTACACCTCACCAATTAGATGCGTCTCTAATAGCGTGTTATGGACTAGAGATTGCGACTAAGAAACAGCTATCGTTTACAGTAGAACAAATTCTACAACAAGTTTATTTAACGAGCTTAAAATGAGAATGCCAAAAGAATGGACTGAAGGACTATCCAAAAAGGTAGTTGCTAAGTCTACTAAGTTACACGCACGCATTGACATGTCTGAGGAAGTTGTGGGCCGTGGCTTGTGCCCTGAATGTGGTCAGCCTATGAAGCCTGTAATTGCTAATGGACTAAAATGCCTGTGTTGTTTTGCTGATCGTATTGTATTACCACAAAAGAAGGAATAATTATGGCTGTACCAAAGCTTAAAAAGAAGACCGCTAAGAATGTTGGTACGGATAAACCTAAAAAGAAAAAGAAGGCTTCTACAGAATTAACTGTCTCTGATGTAAAACTTCATCATCCGTCAGGTGAAGTGATTACTGACACAGAGTTCCATGATATTTTACAGTCGTCTGCTAATGACATTTATAGACTATTAGAAGTCAATGACACAGATTCGGCTATTCAATTATTGTACAAGAGAGTTATTCAATCATCTTACCAAATGCTAAGTAAGATTGAGCAATCAATGAATGAATCATCTGGTACTCGATGTGCTTATCCTTTTAATGCTGTAGCATCAACGTTAAGGGATTACTTAGTTGATTTACAGTCATCAATGGATAAATCACGATTAGCTGAATCCATTATTGATAATATTCTACGTCCTATGTTTAGGGAAATGGCTAGTGAATTAGTTATTGAGCTGTCTGTTATTGGTAAAGAAGCTAAGATGATAATGGACGATCAACAATATGCTGACTTTAATGCGAATGTAATGAGAACTAGTCAGATGAAAATCATTCAATGCATGGAACGGTGTTACCATACAGCCATTGATGAAGCTAAAAAGGCATTAGGATAATGGCTTATGTAAAACGCAGAGCAGTTACAGCTAACGTAACGGATCACGTTATTAAATACTATACACATAAACGCTATTGTGTATCTAAGGAAATAGGTTTGTGTAAAAGAGGTCGGCTTCGTGCCGATTTCTTGGCATTAAACACCAAACGTGAGATAATTATTGTAGAAGTAAAGAGTTGCGTGCAGGACTTTAGAACGGATAAAAAGTGGCACAAATACTTACCTTACTGCAATAAGCTGTATTTTGCGCTTACAGAAGATACGTGGCGTGCAATACAAAGTGAGATTCCTAAAGGTATTGGTGTAATGATCCTCAATAGCTATGGTTTGACAATCGTTCAGAGTGCAAAACGTAGAACTGTTGACTTAGATCATCAACTTGAAATATTGACTCGGTTAGCCTTCCGTCAGGCAGATTATAATAGGTATAAATATGTTCACAAGATCAAAAATATTGGGAGTTAATAACGGACAGCTAAGTGTTGTGCGATCACCTAATAGGTCGATTAGCACTAGCCCTAAGAAAGTTGAAGCCTCTATGATATCCAGTGATATGTTGGGTGGATCTACAGTCAATAAGTCAGTCAATGCTTTCTGGCAGTCTAACTACCAGTACATGATGACTGGTATTATTCCTGCAACACCGGACCTAACAGACAGTCAAAGTCTAGCATTGTTTTACAGAGACATGTATTTGCATGATTCTGTAGCAGGTTCTGCTGTGGATATTCAATCCACATTCCCTTTCTCTGATTGGGAATTACGTGGACTTGATGCACCAGATATTAAGATTTATAATGATTCCTTAGAGCGATTAAATTTACAGGAATTATTACCTCAGATATCTGTTGCATACCTAACCGATGGGTTCTTTGCTGGTTCACTTGTTTTTGATCCAAGAAGCAAGCAGTTCATGGATATATTGATCCACGATGCACTTTGTTGTGAGATCATTAATTCACCATTCCATAACATTGAACCAACGATTACCGTACACACTAATGGTCAAACGAAGTTCTATTTGGATAATCCATCAGAGTACGCCAAAGCGTATTTGGCTTCTATGCCTAGCTCCTTCCTAGAACTGTTAAAAAGTGATGCATTTGAACTTGATCCTGTGAGTACGCTGTATATTGCACGTCGACAATTAACTGACCGTGCTTATACTTCTTACTTGCAGAGACTATTGCCAATGTATCTGATCGAAAAAGTGTTGTTTAGAGGTACATTGGTTGAAGCACAACGACGTCAACGTGCTACTACTCATATTCAAGCTGGTGATGACCTGTGGACACCAACGGATGATGAACTACATGCCATCACCGAAATGTTCCAGGCTACAGAAGCCGATCCTCTTGGTGCGTGGATTGCTACTCGTAATAATATCCAGGTTAGTGAGTTCAGAACTGCTGGTGATATTTGGAAGTGGTACGAAACTTCTGAGTCCTTAACACCAATGAAGTTGCGTGCTTTGGGTATTAGTGACGCATTTCTCTCGGGCGACGCTTGTTTAACTGGTGATACTTTAATACCAACTAAACAAGGCTTAGTAAGAATTGATTCCCTTGGTGAGGGTAAAAATCGCGGCGTTTGGAGCAACTTAAACGTTCGTACTCTTGACCGTTATGGTAGTGCAGTTACTAAGGCTTGGACATACAATGGTTATAGAAAAACATATAAGATTACTACCGATTATGGTAATAGTATATGCGCAACGGATAACCATCCTGTATTGATCCTTGATAATGAAGGTAATCTTGTTTATAAACGAGTAGATAAACTTCATATTGGGGATATAGCTTGTGTAAATAGTAATGCATGTGTTCGTAAGTCCAAGTTGAAGTTACCTGGCTTACCACCAAAGAGAGTTCAACGTCCTATTAAGACCATTGATAAAAACGGACAATATCGAGGAGTTAATCCTAATAGTCATAACACATTTATTCCTGGTGAATTTAAGTGTCCAAAATATATGACTCCAGAATTAGCTCAATGGTTAGCTCTGTTTATCAGTGAAGGCTGGTGTACTGGGCAGGATAAGCAGGGAATACCACATGGTCCAAAATGTGTATCGTTTATCAATAGTGAACGTAAGGTTACACAAAGGTTTGCTGATTTATCTAAGAGCCTGTTTGACATTGATTGCCAAGTGATTAAAAAATCAGTTGAGGCTTTAAATAGATATAAGGATGAAACTGATACTATTTTCTCTACAAAACCTTGTTATTGTACGACAATCAAAAATCGTAGATTATGCGATTGGTTGATTAGTGTTGGTTGTAGCATGAAAATATGGGCACAGTGTGAACCTGGTACTTCACCTGCTTGGTATAAGGTTGTACCTTGGTCTATTTTGCAAGCAGATGAACAATCCCAAATTGCGTTCTTAGCGACTTATGCAGAATGCGATGGTAATATTATGTGGAGAACTACATGGGTTAGCTCTTCTCAGGAATTACTGGACCAAATATTTGCGTTATTAAATGCTCATGGTTATCAAGCTAAACGCATGTCTCATTCTGTGTATATTGATCGGGAATCCCATCATAGATTCTGGTCAGTTGCATCGAAATGGTTGATTTGTAAGAAACCTAAGTTTGGTAACGATAGAAAGTATAGTAACAGACAAGGTGTTCCCGCACAACACTGGATTGACTTTATTGAATCTCGAAAGGTTAAGTTTGATCGTCATGGATCATACTTTCTAACGGACAATAAAGAAGTTATTTGCTTTAGCTGTCACACAAATAACTTTGGGTTTAGTACTTGTGATATTAAGAGATTTAATTATGACCGTTATGATAATGGTCAATATGATAATTTCTTGAAGTTACTAAAAGCGATTAGTAAAGTTGAGTACACCAAGTTAATAACTGCATTGAAATCACGTTATAGATTTACACCTATTGTCAGTATTGCTGACAATGGTAAACAACACGTGTATGATATTTCGATGCAAAAGGATCCTTCGTTTGTTGCTAATGGCTTGATTGTTCATAATAGTTACGCCAGTAGTGAAAGTGCTTATTCTACATTCGTAGAGACTGTAGACGCCTATAGAACGCATTTAACAAATAAGATTTTCTACAATAAGATCTTCCCATTGATCGCTGTAGTTAATGGTTTGTATAATGAAGGGGTAGATGCCCCTAAGCCAAATACTATTGCACAGTTCTTGTTTAATGCTAACAATAAACAAGCAATGCGCATGCCTAAGATACATTGGCATAAGCAACTTGAAGTTAGAGATCAGCAGTCTCAATTCGATATGCTTGAAAAGATTAGTGAGCATGGTATTCCAGTACCGCTGACTACATGGATAGCGGCTGCTGGTATGGATATTGAAGCACTGCTTAGAGATTTAGAAGAATCTACTGACTTAGAACAAAAGCTAGCCCAATATAAAAAGAATCCTGACGAGGAAGGTGGTGGTGATGACGACTTTGGTATGTTTGCTTCTGTTAAGGACAATAGAACAGACGACCAATTAGATGATCCTACTACCTGGACTACCACTAGCATGAAGAGCAAGTGGGCTAAGTTAAAGCGTAAGCCTTTGTTGGCTAGACAGTTTAGTGAAGAAGATAACGCAGAATGGAATGTTCATTCTGATGGTAAACGCACATTAAAAGTCCATCAGGAAGCATCGAAAAAAGATAGATTGTGGAAAATAGCGAAGATCATTTCTAAGTATCACAATGATCCTCATTATAGATCCACTATAGTTCAGAAGAACAAACAACTTGGTATTGACAAGTTAAAGGGATTCCAATGAAATATGTGGGAATAATATACGATAAACTAAGTCCAGAAGTTGGTGCTAAGATCATTCAGGACGTCATAGCAATGCTAACTGTCGTAGAACTGTACAATCTACAGTTAGTTATATGCTGTACTGATGATAAGATACGTCAGCTATTATCTCAATTGCCTGTAGAATTTTCTACTGATATGAGCAAGCCTCGGTTGTGTGTATCGTATAAAGTTGGTGAGCAATATGCTGATTGTCCTGAAACGTGTAGCACTCTAATAACCAGGGATTTGTATATAAAGGACAAGGATATTAGACTAGACTTAACACCGAGATCAGGTCATCCCTTAAAAGACTTCCGTAATCGCATTAGCTATTCTAATATGAATAGACTGTGGAATCATCCTAATGGATATGCCCCGCCAGACGCAGCCATGATTATGCTTTGGGGTCCTGTAAAGGGGTAATGTATGTCTTTTCCTAACCCTATTAATATATTAAATCAAGGTAAATCCTACTTTGGACAATTTGCGTCTTACGTAAGGAATCCTACTAAGCTGTTAAAAAACACTAGCTTAGGATTCTTAGCCAATACTACACTGTCTAAAATGGAAGGGCGTGGTGATCCTATGCTTAATATATTTTGGACAGTGGCTATGCCTCAGGTGCCCTTGTACACGGTTTGCAATGAAAAACTATTGAACAAGGCAAGTGAGTTAATATCATCGGCGGCTGACTGGGGTAAAGACTATTTGAGTAAAAACCAATTAAACAGTGGTGGTGCGTTCTTAGCCAATATTGTTGGTCAGGGAGCATTATCATCAGTACAAAAAACTGCGGCCCAAGCTGTTAATCAAAGCCAAAAAATCTCTATTGGTGACGAATTTATTGAGTCCATTACGTTAGTTAATAAGGAATATAATTCCAGGGAAGTATTCCGTGCAGGGGCATTGTATAAATATCCCGATACGTCGTTTACAATACCAGACTTAACGATTAACTTTTTTGGTGATAAGGACTTAAAATCGTTTCGGTACGTGCAGAACTGGATTGAATTAATTAACCAACCACTTACGGATTCTGTGCCCCACGGTGCATGGGCTGTACCGAAAATTTATAAAAAGACAATTACTGTTGGCGTAGCTGATGAAAATGCTAACGAATTTTACCTAGTTGATTACCAAGGTTGTTGGCCTAAGAGCGTTAATGAAATCGAATTATCATCCGATGGTGATGATTATATTGTGTATTCAACTACGTTCTCTGTAGACAACCTAAAAGTGTATGGCTACAATTTACAAACCTTCACAGAGTCTATAATGAGCTACGCTGGAGCATTTACTGGTAATGTAGTCGGTAATATGGTTAATGACTTTGATAGAATAACCCAAAATATTACTAGTGATGTAACACAAGGTGTTATTTAAAGGAGTAAATAATGCAACAAATTATAGCAACCCCGACAATTCCGAAGGAAGATCTTTTACAGCCTGAGGAAGCTATTGCTAAACAAGTAATAGATGGTGAATACATAGAAGTGGATTTGCCATCTAACTTTGTATTTTATCCGTTTAAACATCTGTACATTAAGCCGTTCAAGATGAAGCATATTAGAAAGCTCATTCAAGGGCAAACTAATAAGAATGTTCATTATATGGCACAGGTACTCAACTCTTGCATTAAATGTGAACAACCAATTAAGGACTTAGTTTATCACTTAACGCAAGAAGACTTTACGTATCTAATGTATTGGGAACGATTGCACAGCATGCCTAATATGCAATATAATTACCGCTGTCACTGCAATAATCCCCAACATATTAAAGATGTAGAACAAGGTAAAGCTAGTGAAAAGTCACTAGTGTTTGTACAGACAATTTCTAAGTCTACGCTACACACTGATTTTTTAGACAAGGAACAGTCGTATAGTATTGACCAGTCTAAGTATATTAGTCCTGAATTTAAACAAGCTTATCCTACAGCTAAGGTTAAGATACCTTTGTTGAAGGACTACTTAGATATGTTGGACTTAGCTGAAAAGGAATTAGTTGAAGATGATGAAGAAGGTCAAATCTGGTTCTTAACTGGTGTGGCTGCCTGTAGGTTAAGCATTACTAACCAACAGGGTCAGGAATTGTCTTTCAAAGAACGCTTTGACATATTAGACAACTTAGACCCTGAATCATTCTACATGTTTAAAGACAGCGAGCAAGTATTGCCCGCTTATGGTGTAAATGAATTTATTAACGCAAAATGTCCGAAGTGTGGCGCTGTGACAAAGACCCGCGTGGTCCTCACAGCGCACTCGTTTCTTCCCAGCGTTAACAATGCAAGAAGTGCTTAATCGTAAGATAATTATTGCACAACAATATGGTATTTGGTTGCCTGAAGATGCAGATTTGTATGACTTTATCTACTTGTCTAATCAAGCTAAAAAGCAGAAGGAAGATAAAGCACAGGCAATAAAAGAAGGTAAGGTTTGGATTTAACTATGGATGGACGTATAGCTAGACAAAAATGGGATGCAATCGTTGAACGAACAGAGCCTATTATGCAGGCTATTGAGGACGCTTCTTTTACCAGAACAGACTTATATCAATTAGCCGATGCTATTGAAAGTCAGTCTAAGCTTGCGTCCTCTGTATTTAAATCTCAGCTTGAACTCTTCGATAAACAGGTTCAGGCTTTAAAGCCGAAGGTACAACAAACCCTAAAGAGCATTGGTGTTGATCCTTCTACAGCTAACACTGAAAAAGTGTTAGAGAAGGCCTACCAAAAGATATTGTCTAAGCAGTTTCCTAAGCTAGTAGGACAGTTAAAGAAAGCATTAATAGCTGACAGTCCAAAGGCTAAGGACAAAGATAAAGACTTAGATCCTGAGGATAAAAAACCTGCGGATTGGATTCGATTAGGTAGAACACTGCTTGGTGGTATTGGTTATACTTTTGGCTTAGACAAGGACTTTGTTGACGAGCGTTTGGGTGAAATAAAGAACGTATTGTCTACTGGCTTGTCTGCTGTTGACACTATTCTTCGCAGTGTTAAGTATCCCTTGATGTTGGGTACTAATAATGAAGCTAAGAACTATATTGAGCAGTACACTGAGTTTAGTAATTGGCTTCAAGATAAAGCAGAACAGATTATTTACCCTACAGCATGGGAACTCAAGCACGAGCAAGAGCAAAATGCTGTAAGGGTTAAGCAGAAGAAGGATGATGTAAAGGCACAACTTCTGGAAGCCAATGATTCACCTACGGCTACACAGGCTACAGATGTACCATTGCTAAACCACATTGATCCTACTGATGAACCAGTGGATGTAGGTCAAGTAAACTTAGGGCCTGCTAACGCTCTACTACCACAAGTAATTCAACCACAGCCTTATAACTTAGATCCGATAATTGATTTAATTGTTGATTCTAACGAATCACAGGATAAGCAATTAACTGATATTAAGACCTCTTCTGATTGGTTAGTCAATGTATTTAAAAAGCACTTTGACATCGAAGACGTTGAGGAAGTAAAGAGCGCAAAGGACAAGTCAAAAACCAATAAACGTCGGCTAATCAGTAAGCTGTTCTCTAATGCAATAGCTTTTCAGGGCAAGACAGCTAAGAAAACGCAGGACATATTAGAGAAGTTAGGGGTTAGCAGTGGCTTGGCGTCCTTACTAGGCTTCTTTGCGTTACCTGCATTAGGCTACCTTATTTATAAAGTTATAAAGCGTGTTGATTGGGCTGATGTGCTAAACTCCATTGGTTCTACTATTTGGAATTGGTTCTTATCTCTACTGCCACCAGCAATAAGAGATAAGCTAACTTCTGACGTTACTAGTGGTGTAGAGCCCCAACAGCCAACACAGGGTACTGATGCTAATGGAGATACCGTAACTGTATTCCCAGACGAAAATACTGGTCAGTTCCATGTTATTAGGAAGGACAAGGAAGGTAAAATCAGTACGTCTGTTAGCGACTATAATCCTACGGTTATTGACAGTGGCAAATATAAAGGTTGGGTAGTTGAAAAACAAGAGCCTATGACTGATGCTTCTGGTACTATTACTACTATGTATAAACCAGACGAAGGTGTAAGGCAAAAGGTTTATCACTATGATGATTCCAACCAAGAGTTTGCAGTACCTGAAAAGACGGAAGGCAAAGTAATTGATACATTTGAGCATCAAGAACGTCCAAAGTATAGTCAAACGAGTCAAGTATCTGCGGCACCTACGCCAATGCCTAAGTCAACAGTTACTAAGCCACAAGCCACTAGTGAACTAAAACAGCATGTTACTGATAAAGATGTGTCTGTAGCGGTTGCACCGAATAAATTGCAGTCAATGATTGCACAAAATGGTTCAAAACAACAACCTAATGGTGGTGGCAGTTCTGTACCTAATATGACACTTAGCACAGTACCTATGCTAGGCTACCGCAATAATGATGACCTATTTCTGTTGAATACTACACGATGATTACTAGTGAATTAGCTCTAAGTGATTTAAAAGCTATTCGACAGTTAGAACCTGAGGATAGCTTGGCTTTAATACAATTGATGTACTCAAACCAGGAGCAACAAGTAGAACAGCTACAAGGTGTAGATAATAACAAAGGCATTGGTGAAATCATAGACTTGTTGAAACTACAAAGAGTAGCGTCTATTATAGGTACTGCCGTTAGTGGTATTCTACGGTTAGCTCTTGGTGTAGCTACTACTGGACTATCAATACTGGTTCGGTTGTTAATGAATCCTGCTGTGTTAGGTACACTTGTGGTTGGTTCTGCTATTGGTGCTGTTGTTCATGCTGTAAAGAACCGTCAAAGGCAGTATGAGCATCCTAAACAAATCAAGAGACCAAAAGTAACAGACTACTCTAGGTACTTAAAGGAATCATCGGTTGTTGATTTAATTGTCCAAGGTGCAAATATAGTAGGTGTTGATCCTCTATTAATGTTGCAAATTGCTAAGGCTGAATCTGCATTTGGTCTAAACACGGTTAATCCCCACAGTAAAGCCCAAGGTATATTTCAGATTATACCATCTACTTGGAACGATCACTATGAACAGTTCAACAAACTGTATGGATTAAAGAATGATCCTAATGATGTGTTAAGTGCATCAATATTCAGTGCTGCCTACATTAAGCATGTGTTGAGCAAGAAGTTAGGTAGAACGCCTAACGCAACCGAAGTGTATTTGATGTACGTGTTTGGTCCTGGTGGTGGTCGGAATTTAATACGAAACTACGAACAGGATAGTAGTCAATTGTCGTTTGTTGTTCAATCAAGAATAAAAGGTGGATTGGCTCAAATAAGAGCTAACGAAGACTACTTCTATGATAGAGCAACAGGCAGACCTAAGACACTAGCTGAGACGTATGCTATGGCGGACGCTAGGATTAACTTGACTAACACAGAGCTGAGTATAATTGAGCCTAAAATACAAGGTAAACCATTAGTAGCTCCTACTGTGAAATCGCAGGATCATCAAATACCTGTTAAGTACCAAGGTCGTTATTACAGGACTAAAGAATGAATGACAGTAAACAAATTGAACGAGCTTATGAAGTTATTATTTACCAGCAAAACGATTCAAGCTCTTCGTGGGGTACTAGAGAAGCGAACGAACAAAATGCAATACGAGTGGTAAAAGGGTGGCTAGGGCCTGAATTTGATTTTGCTATGTCTAGTGAATATGATTCGCCCTTTGAAGTTGTGCTGTCTAATAAAGTAGTTAGTACACTGTTTACACTCTATGGTCGTAAGGCTATGACACCTGTGCTAACTGCACAATTGTGGCAAGGCACGGCAATACCTACGTTTAATTTTACATTAGAATTAGAGACAGACAGCAACCCTATTACTGACATTAAAACTCCAGTAATGAACTTATTGCGAATGGTTACTCCTAGTGTTGGTGATAATGGCCTGCTTAAATCCCCTGGTCCTAGTGTTGATGACTTGCTGTCCACTGTAGGTGATGCGTTCGGTAGTTCCGTTGATGCAGTGATTAATCAGTTTTTTGGTTCTGATAAGGACAGTAGCAACATTGGTAAAACGTCTAATTCGTCTGATGACGTAGTTACTTCTAAAGAACAAAGCAGTTCGATGGTTAATCGAATGATTGGTCTTAATGGGGAAGCTAGTAGATTAAGAAATCAAATAAGTATATCCATAGGACGTTACTTATATTTTCCCTCAGTGGTTATCACTGATGTTCAAACTAGCTTTAAGAACATTATTGAGGCGGCTACAGGATTCCCAATGAGTGCTACAGTTGAGGTGTCCTTTAAACCACTATTTATGCCAACGCAGGAAGATTTAACCACAATGTTTGGACAATCATAATGGCTAGTATATTATTGTGGAGCAGTTGCACTCCGTATAATACAAAGAGCAATACCTATAACGTGTTTAGCAGTAGGTATAAGAATATACGGTATAACTTACGTCCTTATACGACTTATACAGTGACTGCAAAAGACGTAGCTAATTTGCCTGGTATTAGTTTTAATGTGTATGGCACTACAGACTTGTGGCATATAATACTAGCCTTTAATGGTCTTAGTGATCCTTTAAATGATTTATACCCCGGATTAGTACTCAACATTCCAAATAAGAGCGATGTACTATCCCTATTAAGTCAGGCACAGTCAACTAACACTATTGTTCGTTCTACTATCTAGTTATGGGATATCAATTACAAAATAGAATAACAGTTGTTATTGAATATGAAGTAGCAGTAGATCAGTTCGTAGAAGTACCAATTGAAAATGGTACTACGCTGACTCAGATGTACATGGTTGAATCAACCAAAATATCAATACCAACGTTATTCCTTCAACTCGAAGATGGGCTATTGTTCTTTACCAAATATGCACTATTGGACGGGAGACGAATAAAGATTAGTTTGTTAACTAGTGGACAAGCTATTCAGCAATGTACATTCCGAATATTCTCATTCCAAAGTGAGTTTAATGGTAAAGTCAATACGTACAAGATAGATGGCTACTTAGACTGTCCCTTATATTGGTTTGCTACTAGCTGTCAAACTTACCGTGGTAGTTCGTCCAGTGTATTAAGCACAATTGCACATACCTGTGGGCTGTCCTATACTGGTGATACTACACACGATTCCCAATTGTGGGTACAAGGTAATAGAACTAACTGTGATTTTGTATCCTACGTAGCCAGTCATGGCTATAGATCCAATACTTCCTATATGGTTAGGTGCTTATACCTGCAGGGAACATTGGCTTATAAAGATGTTAATGCTATTACTAATAGTAAATATACAGTAGTTGTAGATGATAATAGACAAGGTTGCTATACCGCTACAGATATCAACGTGCAAGCTAACAGTGGTCTTAATGGTGCTAGTGGTGGTTATGCTTCATTGATGTCTGTTAGTGACATTCAGCAATCGGGAGTCTATAGTTCGCTAGTCACGCTAAACACAGAACGCAGTCCTAATTTTAATACTGATATTAATACCAAAATTAAACGGGGTATTGTTGAACTTAACTGCTTATCAACGGATACCAATGAACATTTTTGGGCGGGTACGTACCAAAATTTCAGGTACAGTAAACTGTATAATGTTGAATGTTCAATGATGTTAAATTCAGTTAGTAACCTATATCCTTTAGTAGGTGTTAATCTTTCAGTTAATGAGACGTCTAAAACATTAGACACTAGTGATAGTGGATTGTACGTAGTAAACACCCGAACGGTTTGTGTTGTTGGTGTTAATTACGGTGAACGTATTACATGTACTCGTAAGGGTGTAAACTAATGAGCTTTAATAGTTTAAACAGTCAACTACCCCAGCAAAAATTAGGATCAAGGCTATACCGTGGTACTGTTATAGATAATAATGATCCCTTACATTTAGATCGAGTTAAAGTTGCGGTAAGTAATTTATTCGACCCGGAACTAGGGGAAGTGCCGTGGATATTTCCGATTAAACATAGCCCATTTGGTCAAGGAGCTAATGTAGGACAATTTGGTGTTCCTGCTGTTGGCTCGACAGTGGTAGTAGAATTGCAAGACAATGATCCACAGTTTGCCTATTACTCTGGTGGATTGTTAGTCCAAGGTAATGAAATACAGGATTTACAGCCAGGGCAATACAGAACTGTTGATCCTTCTGGTTCTACGTTGGACATTGATACGGTAAATAATATATTTAACTATAATCATGTATCAGGGGTAACGTTTCACATAGAACAAGGTACACTAAGTATTACCTGTACAAAAGATTTGGCTGTAAATATTAGTGGTAACAGTAATATTACGACTAATGGTGATACTACAGTGAATACCTCTAATGGTACGGTCAATGCTAGTGGTAATTTAAATTATAAGTGCAATACATTTAGAGTTGATGCTAGTATAGCTCAATTCAATTGTCCAGTACAAACTGGTCCGCTCAGTACTCCGTTCGGTGGCGGTACTGCTACTATTACTGGTGGTATTAGGAACACTGGTGGACAAATTGAATCTAACGGTATTGTACTTGAAACGCACGTACATGGTGGAGTACAAACAGGTGGTGGTGATACTGGAGGTCCGAAATAATGAACTGGTTTGATAATTTATGCCATGGTATTAAGAACTGTAAACTATTTTTTAGTGTAGTATGGTCATTTAGACCATGGGATTCTTATCATACCCTTGTGGTACTTCGAAGATGCTTAGAACTAACTAAGCCAGAGATTAAAGGTTTTGAAGGAGACGAAAAAGCACAAAGGCAAATTCAGTCCTGTATTGACTGTATTGATCGCTTATTAGAAGATAATTATTGTGCAAAGGAATGGGCTGAATTTGATAAAAAATATGGGGAGTTAAAACACCAAATTGGAGAAAAGGATAAAGATGGATTCGTACCATTTACCTTATACAGAGAAGGTGGGACAGAAGGAAAGTTAGATGAACAAACAGAGCGTAAGCTGAGTAGAAAGTTATATGAGCTTGAAGCCCATCGGATGAACCAAGATATTGAAACCTTGTTTAATACACTTAAGAAATTTAGGAATTGGTGGTCATAATGAAAAATGATTTGATGCTTAGATCATTGGGGGGGGGGAAGCTCTACCTGAATATGAGGAAATAAGCTTTGCTGGGACTTATATTTATGAGAGTATATCGCGTGGAGCAAATTACAAAATTGAATCTATAAACCCTCTTGTTCATACTATATACGATAGCAAAATATCTATTACTAGCTTTATAACCAATGATAGTGCCAATTGGACAGCTACTGATTTTATTATATCAGGATATACCTTTACTCCTTTTGAAAATTGGATGGTGGTAGAAGTTAGTTATACTGATGAAACAATAAATTATGGTGGGTTGTTAATAAATGATCCTACTGGTGCAAAAGGCGTAGTTTGTGGGTTATTAAGCAAGAGTGATTCTTTTAATAATACTATAGTATCAGGCAATATAAGATTTTATAATAAAAAATCTGCGCCTAAAACTACATTAACTATTGTCAATGACGGCGTAAACCCACAAACAATTTATTTTGATAATGAATTTATAGGGCAAGACCAACTATACCAAGAAATTACTATACTTGGTAATTCTTCTGTTAAGATTCCTACCTATATAGGTGTACCAATTCATCAATACATGGCTTTTATAGATCGGGATGCCTCAACAGGAATTGGATATAGTCCTGCGTGCGGAACATTTATTAACGACTTTAATCCAGTTTATGCTCTTCCTAGTTATTAAATCCTCTGCAATTCTGACATAAATAGGTGTATAAATATTAACAATGTGAATAAAATAAAAGGGTGGAACACTCCACCCTTTTATTAATTAAGCTTCTTCAACTGGATCAAAATTAAATGCCATTAATTCTTTTAGTTGAGCATTGGTTTGAGCTTGTTCAATCTGAGTGCGATATTGCCACTTTACGCCATAAGCACGACTACCATTTTCTGAAATTTCGAGCTTCAACATCTTCAATTGATCAGCATCAAGCATCTGCACTTGATTATCAAAATCCATGAAAGCGATTTTGCCTTCGCTTAATGTACCAGCACCCATTTCAGCTTGGAGCAAAATACCATCAACATTATTGTAAGCTGTAATGTTGGCATTAGCTTTGAAACCTAAGCTAGAATTAACATACGTTGTTGACGCATTACGATAAGCAGTAAACTGAGATTCAAGCAATGATAAACAACGAGCACGTAATGCTTCAAGATTCATTTCATCAAGAGGATCATATTCCTCTACAGTCACTTTGATCCCAATCTCATCCCATTCTTGCTGAGTAATAGGATTGCCATATGCCTTATGTTCATTCTGCCAAATAGCTTGACGTAATGACCAGAGGCTCGTGTACTTTTTATCATTGTAAAGATAGCGAGTTGCCATTATTTTTCCTTTAAAAATATTTGAGCTGTATTTGATACAGCTCAGTTTGTTTTACGCACTAGGTGATGGGAAATTGATTAAGCCGTGATTGTTTTGCCACGTGAAAACCAATAACCCATTAACAACCATTGTGGGGGCAGAGCCACCAACCCACGTCCAATTACCAGTCATGTTAACCGAAGCAGGGACTTGAGTGAGTTTAACTGTCTTAGTCCAACTCATGCCAGTAGTACCATCATTGACCGTAATTGCAGAAGTCGAATTGTAATAGTTAGAATCAGCGGAATTGTCGGTTAGAGTTAAGCTAGTGACAGTTGCGCATTGTTCATAACCTGCTAACTGACCACGACTACCAGTCAAGCTAATCTTACCATCTGTATATTGCTTATTAGCCGCTTGAGTTTCTAAAGTTGGTGTAGGAACAGTTACAGAACCTGTAAAATTAACACCACTACTTGCTGTCACACCACCATTTAGTGTCAGACCACCATTAAATGATACATTACCATTGACAGTCTGCGTTTCTTCCTCAAGCGTTTTATCTAAATACTTATCGCCAACCGCTTGAGTAATCGCATCAGATAATCCAGTAATTTGTGAAGCAGAAACAGTACCACCGCTTACACCAGATTCGCTGTTATATAATGTATTGGCTAAAACAACCGTGTTAGACAAGCAGATAGCAATCACTAAGTTTTGCTCGGTGCTTGCGACTTGACCAAATACTGGAGCTGAGTTACCATCGGTTAACCATTCAGTCACACCAGACCAAGTAATCGTCGTAGTAGACGCTACAGAAGCAGCCTTATGAATCTGAATCTTGATTGTACGATTGGTATCAGCACTGCCAGTAATAGTAAAAGTAAAGTCTGATGTTAATTCTAGGTATAATACATCAGGACTATCCTTTGTAATAGTATAGCTAGAGCCACTTAAAGCATAGTTCTTTTGATTGTACGTAGTAGCATCAATATCACCAGAACGAGGAACTGCTTCTTCACCAATAACCTGAACTATATCCTTACCATTAAGCTCTAATAAACCTTCATTTCCTGCCATTATTGAGTCACCTCTTCATCTTCAACTGTTAACGTGTCAATAATTACTGGATTAACAATTGTTGCGAATAAAGCATCTGTTTCTTCTTTAGTGTAGCAATTCAGCGCACCGCTATTTTGTGCGGCACTTTGTTTAGCCGCATTGTAGGCAGTGATAACAGGTTCTGCTTCTGCTTCTGTCTGAGCATAAATGCTTAAGGTACCCTTAGCTGAAGGCTTCATAATCGGCAGGAACTTAGCATCCATTTCTTCTTTAGTATAATATTGACTAAAGTCTATACTATCAACATCACCGACAACTTGATAATTTGTGCCATCATAAACAACCATTAAAGTAATGCCAGCTGTAACATTGGCTAATGCTTTACCGCTATTAACAATAGCTTTAGCACCTGTTCCGCTAATATCTAGTGTTGGGCTAGTAGCAGAATTACCATTAGTTAATGTAACGATAGCAGTAGCCCCTACATCTAAGGTAAATCCTGTAATGGTTACTGTTTTAGCAATAGCATCGACCGCAGTAGAACACACAGCATAATGACTAATATTAGCTGAACCATTAAATGAAATACCGTCAATAGTTCTGGTATTCTGTAAAACTGTCGCACTTGAGACATTACCAATAAAAGCTGGAGCAGTTACGTTACCAGTAAACGTTGCACCTGTTAATGGTGCAAATCCAGATACATCTGGAATTTGATCAACGGTAGCTACCGATTGTCCACTTATGGTAACTGTACCTGTAAAAGCGGCTCCAGACAAGTTAGCTTTGGCATTTAATGATGTTTGAAGATCTGATTGCTGAGTAATATCTCCTGTAATTGATCCCCAAGTAACATCAGCTAATGCTTGAGTTCTCTGCGCTTCCGTTAATAACCCATAACTAACTATTGCATTGCTACTGTTCTTTGAACCAAAGGTGCCGTCTGCAAGGTTAATCCATAACTGACCTACTTCTACACTTGTTGCTTGTGGCTTAGTTCCTGCATTTTCTGAATAAAGAATACTTACAGGAATATTTAAATCAGCCATATAAACCTCATCATCGGGGTGGATATTAATCCACCCCACATTTTAATTAAAATGTGCCAGCACTAATCTTAGTCACAACTTGTAAGCCATCAGCACCATAGCCTAGTAAGCTATTTTGTGCGCCCTTAGCAAAAGCAACCCATTGAGATCCATCATAGTACATGATGTCACCCTTAGTAGTAGCCGCAGGAGCTAAGTTAGCAAAAGCCTGAGCCTTTTCAGTAGCGCCAGTACCACCATTAGCGATTGGTAAAGCACCGCTAACTTCGGTCGTCAAATCAACTTGACCATAAGCAGGAGCACCAGTACCAGTGGACTTCAAAACACCAGCCGCAGGAGCAACTTCTGCCAAGGCATTGCCAGCACCACCAACAACGATAGCGCCTTCAGTATGTGTAGCTGTACCGAAACCACCGTTAGCAACAGGCAACACACCCTCAACATGAGAAGCTAAGTTAACCTTACCGAAAGCAGGAGCGCCAGCAGTAGAACCAACCAACACACCATCAGCGTTAGTTACAGAACCAACAGCATCAGTACCATTGCCGATGATCAACTGATTAGCAGGCAACGTGGTAGCACCAGTACCACCTTTATTAACAGGCAACGTACCTTGAACAGCAGAGCTTAAGTCAAGTGCTTGCCAAGAAGCAGCCGTACCATCACCTTGAGCAACTAAGACCTTGCCCTGATTGCTAGTACCGGAGGCAACCTCCAAGTTACCACCAATAACTTTAACGGTAGCACCTTGCTTAACAGAAACTTCGTTAGCTTCGATAGAAATACCATCACCAGCAGAGTATTCATTTGGAGCAGAAATTTGAACGAAGTTAATTTCGTCTGTACCAAATGTAATCTTGCCGTTGTTCATCAAGCGCCAAGACGTACCACGCAAATCACCATGAGTGATTAAGAAGGTAGCACCATTGTAGCTGATTTCAGGATCGCCATCAAAGTCATCAGCACGGGTTAAAACAACATGTCCTGTTGCTTCACCAGGGAACGTCGTGACCTTATAGCAACCATTTTGCTTGGCATCGGTCTGACCAACCAACATCACACGCATATCTTGACGCAAAGTCAAGCCACCAATTTGTGTCGTGTTGCCAGTGTCAGCAGTCAATGTAAAGGTAGCACCAACGCCTTTGGAATCACCAGAGCCGTCTTGGTATGTACCTTCAACATTGCTATTAGAGCCAGTAGCGCAAGAGACGTGGAAAGTATAACCTAAAGCAACGCTATCAGCATACTTCTTGTTAACTGCGTCATCATCAGCAACTGGAGCTAAAACCTTCAAAGCACCAGTCATCGTGCCACCACTTAATGGTAAAGCATCAGTAATGCCATAACCTTGAAGTGTGGTTGGATTTTCACCAGCAGTGACACGACCTTGAGCATCAGTCGTTACCTTAGTGTAAGTACCAGCTGTGCCAACAGCCTTTAATTCAACAGTCGGATTACCAGCAACGCCGTCACCGTTGGTAACCGTTAACGTAGTGGATTCAAGCGTGCGACCAACAATAGCGTCAGCAGTACCAGCAAGCAAACCAGCGCTCAAACCTGCTACGTCATCAAGTTTATCATTGTGGGCTTGAACCGTATCACCAACAGCACCAGTAATAGCTTCGCTAACATCATTAGTCGTAGCAACAGCCTGTCCGTTTACTGTTGGAGCTTGTGTAAAAGAATTAGCTCCAGTAAAAGCATTGGTGCCATTTAATGTTGCGAAGTTACCGCCTTCAATATCAGAAGGAATCAAGTGATCCCAGCAAGCGGAATAATCTTCACCTGTCGGATCAGTACCATTGAATACATAGAACGTATTATCTTCTTCTACATAGACAATAGCACCTTTATAAAGTACATTATTACCTAATGCAATATATGTATTACGCTCTGCAATAGTGGCAGCCGTAAGTTTCAAGTCCAATGGAGCGTTCTTTAATAGAAAGCCAGAACCTGTCTTAATAGAAGCATTAATATTTGCCATTTAAATAAATCCTCGATTAGAACTTGAACGTGTAGCTAAACCCTTGAACATTGACGTTAGACACATATACATGATATTGCTGTGGTGTACTATCAAGTCCAGTTACTTGAACCGTAGACTTGGTAAACGTATCAATGTTTTCAAAGTTATTTTGGTCCATAATGGACTTCAAGTCGCCATAACTAGCAGGGAAGGCAAACACTGCTTGTTGAACTCCGCTAGTCGTGTAAGAAACAGTCTTACTACCTTTATTAGTAACACTCTTCGTCAATCCAACAATTGCGGCAGAGTCAACAGGAGCACCTGAAGCAACTACACCCCAATAGAACGGATAAACGAAAGTAAAGGTTACATTACCACCAGTGTAAGCCTTCGTAGGATCGGTTGCACGAGCAGTAAAGGTCTTATTAGCCTTAATTGAATCGCTAACAGTTACGGACACAGATGTACCAGAGCTTACTTCAGCTTGACCAACGGGAGAACCACCGACCAACACTTCAGCCTTAGTAACTTGTTGAGAACCAGCCGTCCAACGAACCGTAGCACCAGTAACCGTTTGTGTCGTACCCATTTCAAAAGTACCACCATTGGTCGGGCTCAAAGACAAGCCAACGCCAGAGGTAGCCACATACGGGTGAAGTAACTTATCAGCAAATTCGACAAACGTAACATCGCTTAACTTTTCGCCCTTAGCGATACCGCCAACAGCCACCGTAGCACCATTAGGACTTTTATCGGTATAAGTAACGGCTTCTTTCAAAGTACCGATCTTAGCAACGTCATCGTCAGCCGCATCTTCAAATGTCTGAGCAACATTGATCTTAGGCATTGCTTGGAAGGTCTTAATGCCAGTAATGGCTTGTACACCATCCAAAGTAACGAAGTTGGAGAAGTCAACTTCTTGCCATGTAGCAGCCGTGCCATCACCACCAGCAGTCAACACTTTGCCTTCGTTACCACTGCCAGAAGCGACTTCAACATTACCACCAATTACCTTAACAGTAGCACCTTGTTTAATTGCTACAGTGTTGTTAGTAACAGTGATACCATCACCACCAACATACTGTGTAGGAGCAAAAGTTTGAACAAACGTAATGTTATCTGTACCGAAGGTTACCGTTTCATTTTCCAAACGATAAACATTACCCTTCATTGTACCTTGACTAATCAAGAACGAAGCATTACGATAAGTCGTTGCAGGATTACCGTCAAAGTCTTCGGCACGAGTCAATACAACTTGACCAGTAGCTTCAGCAGGAACAGTCGTTACTTCATAAGCACCATTTTGCTTTTGATCTGTTTGACCAACTAGCAAAACACGCATGCCTTGAGTTAACGTAACACCACTAATAACCGTAGCATTACCAGTGTTGGCAGTTAGCGTAAATGTAGCACCAACACCAGGGTATTCAGGCGTTCCGCCATCAGCATAAACACCTTCAACATTAGCGGAGCTACCAGTTTCGCAAGCTTGATGAGGAGCATAACCAGCAGCCACAGCATCCACATAGTGCTTGGTTACCAAAGATTGATCATCAAAGCTTTCTTCGCTAACTGATGCATTATACTTGGCTAAGCCAGTAAGCGTACCACCTTCAAGTGGTAAAGCAATGGTCTTAACTTTTTCAACAAAATCAGAGATTAAAGCGGAAGTAAGCGTGACGTTATGCCACTTACCATCAGCGTTATAGATTAGTGCTTGATTTTCAGCCAAGCCGGACAAAGCAACGTCAGTCAATTTAGACAATGCTTCGGCAGTTAAGCTGACTTCCAACAACTGGTCTTGCGAATCATCCTCGCCAGAGCCAACACGCACGAACATTAAGCGGTCTGCCAAGTTCAATGCGATTTCACCACGACTAATATCTGTCGCAGGATTTGTATTGATTGTTGGCTTATTACCAGCTGTCGCAGAGTAAAATAACTCAATATTTTGGATTCTTGCCATTTATTTTAATCCATTAAAAGTTAAAATGTACCGCCTTGGATTGCGGTATTCGTTGATAAAACAAGTTCCCAGTCAGACCATAATTCGTTAGATAAATAACGAATATGTATCACATCAGAAGTTACTTTTTGCGTGATAATCTCATCAGCATCAGTAACTTCAAGTATAAATTCCATGTTCTCTGTAGGGGCATTTAACACATGATGATCTTTATTAGCATATGTACCAGTGGTGGTTATTAAATTCAAGTCATCATTTTCATTTAATTCCAATACTGGATCTACTACTAGCTCTACATTACCCTCATCATCAGGTTGCACACCATTAACAGTCTTTACAGGATTGAAGGACAAGCTCATTGAACCATCAGCTTCAACTGTAAAGTCTTCACCAGGCTTAACTATACCAGCTTGATCAGGTGATGCAATTTCGATTTGTTGCGTACTCAAAGGAGTGCGAGACAAATACATAAAGGTATCACCAACTGCTGGTAAAATAGCCAACGGTGTTCTGAAGTTAATAATTGCTTTATTAGACTGAACAGTTACTCGGCTAACTGTACGACAAATGGAGTAGCATGCACCAGAACTAAACTCAACAACTTTATCGCCATAGTTAATGGCAATTAAGTCTTGACGTTCTTGTGCTGTCAAACCACTAATGTCAATCGTCACTGACTTTGTGCTAACACTTTGAATAGTATATGATTGAATATTAGCGAAGCTGTAACAGTCAAAATGCCACAGTCCATTATTGCCAGCTGTGTAAGCCAGTACTGCACTCCTTGAAGAGCTAAACGGTGCAATAATATAGAAGTTCGGATCACTCTTTTGTACCGGTGGCAAATTATCTAAGTTGCCAACCACTGGGATTTGAGAGCTGATATCCGAACCAATGTATTCACCCCAAGTATTGTAATTGCCACTCACCATTGACAAATAAATGTCAAGACGAATGGAATTACCACTACCTGAGTTCGTTGCACTCATTTTTTGAATTAGATTTTCACTAACTGCGACAGCTACACAGCCTTGCTCATCGAACAAAGCAATTTCACCAAAAGAGAAAGGACCTACTGGATAATCTAACAATACCGTATATTGGTAAGTGTTGGCATTAATTACAGCAGGACCTACAGGAGTGTTTGTATAAACTGAATTGCCTCGAATACCTGTTGCACTAACTTCTGGAATATATCCACATTCAGTACCTAACACGTATCGAGTTACTTGCAAAGGTTTTGAAGTACTATTCAAAACCTCTATACCATAAGATGTTAATTGTACGTTCATTATTTATTACCTGTCTATAATATTAAATTTGCATATGCCCAAAACAATAGCCACAGATAATACCTAGTATAAATGCTAACAATATATTATTTTGAAACATGTATTCTACCTATTAGTACAGCTAAATGGGTTAATATATGAGCTATGAGTAATAAACAATAATACGCCGCAATACCACATCCTATGGCAATCAGCATATTTAACATAATCATTTTAATTTTGCCATACTAATTGTTGCGTTCTCTTGTCCATTATTAACCACAATGACATCACTTACAGTATTGTCAAGGATTAATAGCTTATTACATTTCAAAGTAATAATAGTCGCTTCTGCATCTACAAACGTAACAGATAATGGTTGGTCAGTCATAATTGACACGAACGACCATTCTTGTTCATCATGAACTGACTTGCCAGGTTCTAAATTAAGCTGGCAGATACAATTACTGGTACCTTCATACATAGCTCGACTAAACTGCTTCTGAGCTAATACATTAGCCGTGCCAGCTTTTAAGCTTGTATCCAACACAAATGAACAGCTTGTTGGTTCCATAATTTATTTCCTTCGTCCATTAATACGCAAGCATTTTAAATAATGCTCATATTCATCTCGACACTCTGCACAACAAAACAAACCTTGCTTAATTGGCTCACCACAGTTATAACACTCACCACAAGGTATCAATTCTCGATGACTTGCTTTTGCTCTGGTGTTTTCAAGTGTCTTAGACAAAATAGTATCTTCTTGTTCTTTTGCTGAATCTATAATATCCATGATTAATTAATATGTAAACCACCTTGAGGTGTGATTGAGGTTGTCCACGCAGGGATACCTTCTGCATTTAAAGTAAGTACATCTCCTGGTTTGCCTTGTGGTATAGTTTGCCACTTTTCACCATCGAAATAACACATTGTACCCTTCGGTGCATTATTCGGTAAACCAGTTAATGCCGGGTTAATAAAAGGTTGCCATTTACCTCCAATAGAGGCAATGTATTGACCATCAGTAAATATCTGCCCATCCAATTCAGAATCAGCAATAATATCTTCTGGTGTATCAGCAGGTACAACAACCTTCAAAACAATAAACGAGGTGTTCCACGTCTGATAATTAGATTGCTCATTATCGCCAACATTGGCTTTAATTGTACCATTGTTATCAGGCTCTTGTTCAGGATCACCATTAATAGTGCCGTCCTTCACATTCCACTCACCTAGATAATAAGGTACATTTTGTGGAATGTGTCTCCACCCAATACGATTATAATTCATATTTTGTGGAGGATCGTCATCTGGATTCTCTGACGCCGGTGGTACATCTGATGGATCTGGGTTAATAGTTAATTGAGGTACACCACCTTCCACGTTATATAACATCTTAATGGCATCTTCAATCTCTACTGAACCAATAACTACATCACCAGTAGATCCATTGACTGATTTAACTACAGCATTGAGCTTACCTGTGTCATCCAAGTATAAGCCATCACCAATAGTGACTACACCAGGATCAGTGGTAGTAGCAAATATAGGACTAGCTCTCGTGTACATCTGATTCCAATCAGACCATTCACCATTAAGGTTTAGCACACGAATAAACTGCCAACTAGCACTACTAGCTCTTTGGAGCATACCTCCGTTATATAGAGCGATCACTTCTAAGCTAAATTCTTCAGCAACAATAGGACTGTTCACTAATGATCTAACATCAGCTTCAGCACAGTAATATAAGCCCATTGTTGTGTAGTCATTTAAGTCGGATAATTCAGGTATTTGTTGTGGATTAACTAAACCACTAACCTTATCACCAACTTGAATGTTCAAATTACCAGAAGTATCAGGGGATTGCCCATTAACCATTAGCACAGGATTTACTGCTAAAGTCAAAAGACCATTAGTCGCAATATTAAACTGCGATCCCGCAATAATACCACCAAGAGTAGTTCTAGTGGCTGCTGGTAAGATATAGCTAACCTGTGAAGGCTTATCAGTTAAGTCATTATAACTGCCTGTAGTAGCTACTAATGATAATCCACTAATATCTGTAGCATCAATCAGCACGTCACCAATTTGCCCATTAACCGAAGTAACAGGTGGATCACTGCTCAACACACCTTCTGGCGTAATGGACAAACCTGAACCAACAATTACACCACCAAGGTTAGTAGTAGTCGCTATAGGCAACACACTGGCACTAACGCTTACCTGGGATCTACTAAACAAGTAGAATGTATCCCCAGGCGACGGCACAATAGCCATTGGTGTTCTAAACGTTAGAACAGTTTCGGTTAGTCCTACGTTAGCAGTTACGACTGTACGGCACGCAGAATAGCATTTACCACTAGTAAACTCTATTACTTTATCACCGTAGTAGGCAGGCGTAATTTGTGTCTTTTGTTCATCAGTGAACTGCGCACTATTGAACACCACGGAGGTAGCCGTTGCTCGAACAACACTTAATTGTTGAACATTAGACAGGCTGTAGCAGTCAAAATACCAAAGACCATTGCCCACAGTATAAGCTAGGATAGAACTAGCATTAGAACTCTGCGGAGCAATCAGATACATATTAGGGTCTGTATCATTTACCGCAGGCAATAAGTCGACGTCTTTTAGCGTTGGTACTTGAAAATCAATGTCAGAACCAATATTGTCATTCCACATATTGTATTGTGTACCCACCATAGACAAGTAGGTATCAATACGCATTGAATTACCAACATTATTGGTTTGGGCAGTCTTAGTTATTAACCGATCACTGACCGCTACTGCTAAACACTGTCCTTGATCATCTAAGTAGGCGATTTCACCAAAAGTAAAATCACCAACTTCGTAGTCAAGAGCTATTGTGTATTTAAAGACATTGGTGTTGACTGTTATGGGACCTACTAATGTAGATTCATAAACTACTGTACCACTAATGTCTGTTGCATTTACTGAAGGGACATAACCGTAGTTAGAGCCTAGCCTAAACTGTGCAATATTAAATGGCTTGCAAGTCTTGTTCAACACTGACAAGCCATAGTTAGTTATTTGAATGTTCATAGATATTTCTCAAGAAGCTTAGGAACTCTAAAACCAGCATCCGCAAAGAACTTTATCTGAATTGATGGATCAATGTAGTTCTGCAATGCAGTGGTTCCAGTGGCTTTCTCTTCACCCTTAGCATTAGTTCTAATGTGATTAAGCCGTTCACCAACTACTCTACCCATTTCATTCCACAATCTGCCTGCTTCTGCTTGAGTTGTTGGCATCTTACATTCTTCTGCTAGTTCCTTGAACAACAAAGTGCCTCTGAATGTACGTATTTTATGTACATTGACCTTCGAGTCACCAACTAATCTCTTGAATAATGCATTGGTGTCCTTCGGGGTAACTAACGTACCATCCTCAAGAGTAAAGATTGGATCATCGTCATCCACTTTATTCTCTACCAAGTCTTTTAGCACTGGTATTAGCACTTTATTAATTGGTTCATCACTGACCTTGATTATATACTTGGTATTAACACCGTCCTTACCTTTGTACTTTAACACAACAGAGCCCTTAGACGTTAGGGATATATGTTTAATACGCAGTGTATTAATACCATAAGTACCATGCTCATTGTTAAACGAACCAACACGCCCAGCAGTTTGGTACAACAGCTCTAAAACAACAGCACTGACACAGTCTTTCTTTCGACCATCGAACTTGCGGATTAACGCTAACCACTTACGGCGATATGAATCCATATTAAGCATCAGCTTAGCCACTTTATCAAACTTGAACTTTTGGTTCTGCTTGATTTGTTCTACAGTATAAATGTATCGCATCTTAGCATTACCTGTATTAGGCATTGCACGAGCAACCCATTGACTGTCAGGGCCAAAGTTAGGATTCATTTCCACTACAGGGTAAGTAGTAACAGGTAAGTTACCGTCTAATAGCTGTCCATCAGGGCTGTACCACGCCAACGCAGTGTCAATAAGTCCCGTAAATCCTCGAGGTATTACATACTCTAAGTCTCTACGTTGCAGGAACTTATATAGATCTTGGTAGGGAACTTTACCACCATTAGAGTTAATATAGGACGTGATTACTGATTTAACCTCGGCTATAAACTGCTTACGTAGCTGTTTATAGTCCTCAAAAGCTTCAGGATAATCACGTTTAAACCTAGCCTGTTCATCAGTAGTAATTAGCACCGAATTGCTCAATATATTATACTGATCGAGCAGTTCGCTCATGGCGTCAACAATGTCTGGATCAAACGAATCATCGTATAAAATAGAACTAGCGAAAGAGCTATACATTGGAGCTCTACGAACAATAGTTGCCCATTTCGTATCACTGTTTTTTTCAAGCCATGATTTAATCGTGCTAATTATAGCTAATTCGTCTGTCGTATATTGCTGATTAGTTTTTAACTGTGGCAAACAGTCCTTTAATTCGTCAGCCAAAGCTAGTCGATAGTCTGCTTTACCAGCTTTTATGTCCTTCACTACTCGACTAATGCTTGGGATTAATGTTTCCCAAGCTTCCCAGTTAATATGTGACAGCTCTTTTTTGACCATCTTGAGTTCAAGTTGTTTGTACCCAAGAGCAAACACATATAGAACTGAAATAAAATCCATTAAAATAGAAGCACTAACCTTCATAATTTTTGTACATCGTTCTTATTTGCAATTGTACGTCTGCCTTGTTCAAATTATCCGTAAAGTCTGCTACGAAGTTTTCGTCCTCAATAACCCATACATTGCCCTGCTGGTTAACCATAGGCATCCACTGATAGTTATAAACTAAAATCAGGGAATCGCATGCAATGTCTTGGGCTAATACAATTTTGAACTGCTGTGCATCATTGACAACAATTGCAGGATCACCAAACTCAACCGTTGCTTGCTGACCGTCCAATATGCAGTTTACTTTGCCCTGAATGTCAACTTTCGGTATATCATAATCGTAGTCATCAACTATCTTGTGCAATACGTTGATCGTTGATGCGAGAATTATACCAGAATCTGGATAGCTGAAATCCCAAGGTTCGCTAGCTTTCACCTCACCGCGGACATATACGTTACCACGAACATATAGGTCATCGGAATTAGAGTAGAATGTAGCATTGACGCCCACAAAGTTCGTGTATTTAATACATGGTATAAATACAACGTTAACTGGTCGAGTTTCGTCTGCTGTTCTAACAACACGACTGGAGTCAAAATCAATGCCAGACAAGCTAACAGTAGACGTGCGAGCATACGTATGGCTGGATTTATCATAGTGAGCAAAAGCACCGTCAGTTCTTGCAGAATCAAGAGCACCAAACGAACCAACGATTTTCTGCATAGCGTCCTGTTGAACAGAACCTAAGGGACGATCTTCTATGCGATCATCCCAACCACGAATAAACAGCTTACGCAAGTCTGGAACATTAAACGTAGTAGAACCATCGCCTTCACCATAAGTAGTGCCAATAGCTTCAAACAGTTCACTGTAAATCGTTCTACTGTATGCTCGACCATCACAAAACACGAATCCCTTCGGTATAACAGGCTTCCCTAAGCTATTATTAGCAAAATAGGTGATTGCCCCGACAGGCAACATTTCTGTATAGTTAGCCTTGTTATGCAATAATGGTAAAAGCTCGTCAAATTTCGATTCAAGCAAGAGCAACTGATCAACTAGGCTGCTACTTTCTGGCATTGTTGTCCTCCTTTTGGGTATTGCTAGTTCGACCTTCGATTGTCTCAACGGCCGAATATATCTTTTCCAAGATACGAGCAATGATCTCTAAGCATTGCCGATTTTGTTCTTTAATAGCCATAGTCGTAAATAATATAGATTGTTCATAATATAAAATTTTATAAAGCCTACAATAAAGTATGTTATATTTTACACACTGATTCCCTTATGATTAAAGTAATTAAAAAAGATAATTCAATTGAAGTCTTTGATGATAATAAAATCAAGATTGCAGTTAACAAGGCCGCTTTTAGAACAGACAAACAACTAGACGAAAATGAATTACAGCTAGTAGTTACAGCGGTTAAATCACATTTAAATAATGTTTGTGAAGTCACAGTAGCTGACCTGCATGAGATTGTTATTGCTAGTCTTACTTCTTGTGGATTTAAGGACGTAGCGGACAAGTACGCTGACTATCGGTTCTACAAGGTGAATTTTGCACGGGACTATGAAAAGATCAAGCAAGATGCTGATGACGTGCTACACTTGGGTGATCGAGAAAATGCTAACTTTGATTCGTCATTAGTCAGTACAAAAGGATCGTTAATCAAAGGCTATTTAACTAAGACTTTGTATAAGCGCTTCTACTTGTCTAATAAGGAACTAGAGCTTATTGAACGTGGTGATATATACATTCACGACTTACGGGATTTATTACTAGGTTCTATCAATTGCTGTTTGTTTGATATTGGGAACGTACTAAAGGGTGGGTTCTCGATGTCTAATGTGGATTACACTGAACCTAAGACAGTATTGAGTGCATTGCAGGTAATTGGTGATATTACTCTAGTGGCAACCGCACAACAATTCGGTGGATTCACACTAGCAGAGATTGACAAGGTATTGTTACCTTACGTTAAAAAGAGTTGGAATAAATATTGGACTACGTACAAAGACGAATGTGGACTTGATGCAGATAAAGCGAATGTGCTTACTGAAAAGGCAGTTATTAGAGAGCTAGAACAAGGCGTCCAAAGCCTGGAATTAAAGCTAAACACAGTGCCTTGCAGTCGTGGTGATTTTGCATTTACTACGCTTACATTCGGTCAATGGGATAAGGACTTGCCAGCAGAGGATAAATACTGGCTAAAGACTATTGATTCTGTTATACTCAACACTAGAAAGAACGGTCATGGTCCTAATCATAAGCCTGTGGTGTTCCCGAAGTTAGTCTACCTATACGACCAAGATCAAATAGACAATGATGTATATAGCAGTCAATTATTCGATCTAGCAGTTCGTACTAGTAGCGAATGTATGTACCCTGATTACTTATCACTTAGTAGTAAATATGGTACAGTGAGCAGGTTATTTGCAGAACAGCGTGTTATTACCTCACCGATGGGATGCAGGGCGTATCTAAGCCCATGGAAGAATGAACAAGGTAAGTACATTACAATTGGTCGATGCAATATTGGTGCTGTGAGCTTAAACTTACCGCTGATGCTAAAGGTAGTTCAAACTGAACACCCAGATGATTGGAAGACTCAATTCTGGCCTTACTTCGATTCTATATTGGAAGTCATTAGAGAATTCTTTAAAAAGCGTTACGATATTATTAAACATCAGAAATGCAGTTCTAATCCATTAGCATTTACCCAAGGCGGATTCTATGAAGGACATAAAGATCCAGATGATGAGGTCGGCGATTTAATTCGCTATATGACTGCTTCGTTTGGTGTTACTGCCTTAGACGAATTTACTTATTTGTGGTCAGGTAAGAGATTAGTAGAAGACCAGCAAATAGCCAATGACGTACTGCATTACTTACAGGCTAGAGTTAATGAGTTCAAGAAAGAGGATGGCTATTTGTATGCTTTGTACGGAACTCCTGCAGAATCTCTTTGTGCTACGCAGGCAAAGCAGTATAATGACTATTGTACTAGCATAGGCATTGATAATGTGTTTACTCACGTAGAACATTATGATCCTATGTATTTTACTAATAGTTTCCACTGCAATGTGACAGAGGATATTACACCGATTGAAAAGCAAAACGCTGAGTTTGAAGCGTTCCACAATTGTGAGGGTGGTCACATCCAATATATTCGACTAGATAATCCGTCTAATGTTCAAGCAACAAAGAAGATTATTCAGCGTGGTATGGAACTAGGATTCTATCAAGGTGTAAACTTTGATTCTGCATATTGCAATGACTGTGGTCGTCATTCAACCAACGTATTGTTTAAATGTCCACATTGTGGATCGTCTAATATATCAGTAATTAGTCGAGTTTGTGGCTACTTAGGATATTCCAATGTGAATGGCAAGTCCAGAATGAACGATGGTAAAATGGAAGAGATTAAAAACCGAGTAAGTATGTAAGGAAATAAAATGGATTCAAAGCAGATGCAAAAGATCTTGCGCCAAGCACAAGTCATTGACAATAAAGTTGAGGATTTAGCTCGTCAATTAAAAGCTATTAATAACGAGTTTAAAAAGCTTGGTCGTGAAATAGAGAACATAGGTGATAGCACACTTGAAGATGATATTTATGACAGCTTTAGCCGTGTTTATCAGGCACTTAATGAGTGCTATAATGAAATAGATATGGCTACTGTACAAGATAACATTCAAGAGTGTTTTGACGACTATATCGAATACAATGAAATAGATGTATAATCTATGAATTATATAGGTTTTAACAAGTATGATACAGCTAACGGACCAGGGATTCGTGTATCCTTGTTCGTTAGCGGTTGCACTGTCCACTGTAAAGGTTGCTTTAATCCAGAGTCATGGGATTTCAATGCTGGTTATAAACTAACAGACGAAATCAAAGATGAAATAATCAGAGAGTTAAAGCAACCTTGGATAGATGGATTCTCATTATTAGGTGGGGATCCTTTTGAACCACAATTCACTGATTGCCTCTGCGATTTATTAGCTCGTGTAAAAGCGGAAGTTGGTAAATCGGTGTGGTGTTGGACTGGTCGTAAGTACGAAAAGGTTGAACATAGTCCACTACTGCAATATATTGATGTGCTAGTAGATGGACCTTTTATTGAACATTTAAAATGCAAGGACGAATGGCGTGGTTCAACTAATCAACGAATAATACACCTTAAATAAAAAAAGGGGAGCAATTTAGCTCCCCTTTATTTTTACATATATGCCTGAATTCTATTATATAAATCTAGTCGAGCATTATATACCCATTGCTGAATAGCCACAAGCTCTTCATCAGTGAAGCACTCGTATTCATCTCCACCTTTGGTAATTATTATATTACCAACTAGCACATCGTTGTATTGCTCAACTCGAACACACGCTGGTCGGTGATTTACTTTACCAAGTTCATCAAGCCATACATCATAATGATTGTGGTCAATCATTACACTTATATGTTCGATCGTATCACAGCCAATTAGATGATACATATCTTTAAAGCTATGAATCTTTGTAGAACAACAAAACACTTGGGTAAATAACTTACCCTCAAAAAGGCGTGCTGGAATCAGCACAGCGTTATAATATGTAAGCATTATTTTCTCCTATTAAATGCTTAACTATATTATAGCATAATAAAGTACAGCATACAACCGTTATAAGTAGTTGATTTAGCTGTGGAAATAGCAAAAAGCACCATTTTTGGTGCTTTTTAACTATAAACCAAGCTTATTTTCTAACTCAGCCACACGTTGCTCTAACTCATGCAGGCGATTAAGCAATGCAGAATCAACAGCTTGCCTTGTAGCTCTAACTTGCACAGTTAACGGTGACCAGTACTGACCCCTACTATCCGTAGAAGGTTGTTGAGTAAACGTAGATGGACCATTAGAGCTTACGCATTGGTAGAAGTTTCTAGTCGCTTCATCCCATACAATAGCAGGTGGATTATACTCTATAGTAGCATCATATTTAAACATACCACCTGCTTGTTGATAAATCTGGAATTGAGTAATAGCGTTCAATATTCCGTTTATGTCTAATCGTTTAACAGCTTTACCACTTTGACTGAACGGTTGACTCAATTCAGGAGGGAAACCTTCGGCAAACGAGGCAAACCCTTCACCTGGTTGGGTAGGTGAATCAGGAATTACATTATAATCACCGGTTGAGGCAAATGCCTGTGTATATTTTTTAGGATAATCCATATTAAGCCCAAATTGCAGTACGTGGTCCAAGAGTATTAATAATAGACATTACGTCGTAAGAATATACATTGAGCATATTTGACTTTATAATGTCCTCAGGAAGCGGTTCAGTAAACGTAAACCTAATAGCCTCACCGTTCTTACTAGCTGTGGCAACTCTAAACGTATTGTACGAGAATTGCAGTAGATAATAATTCGCTACTTCACTAATCGTGTACATTGAACTGCCACTGATCTCTACGTAAAGTTCACCAAGAGCAGTCATTTCAATGTGATTAAGCACGGTGTAGTAATTAGATGCTATATTCCAACGATCATTGGTTGCATCACGAATTAGCAGTGTCTGATTACCTCGATTATCCAATTGACCAACAACTAGCTCCTTAGTAATGCCAGAATACATACTGGACGGAGTTTTCACTTCCAACCAAGTACCAACGTTCTCAATCTCATTACCAGCCTGAGGGTTATCCTCATAGTTAATAGTTACCGAGGCTGCACCTTGACTAAGAGTCAATATACAGTTAAAAGTAACGCTAGAACTAATAGTAGATTCAATGGAACTATATTTGGCAATAGGCTGTTCAAAGGAACATAATGCAAATAACACACCATTGTCCATCCACAAGCCAATCTCACCAAATTCAAAAGGGCCAATCTCTGGTGGTAGCTGGCATACAAACAAGCGAGTATTAGGACTTACATAACGATATTTTGCTGGTTCACCACTGTAGAGCATATTGCCATGTAAATCCGTATCATCTACAGATGGATCATAGCCATAGCCACTGCCAACAGAGAACTTATTAATAACTATCTTTAGCCCTTGCTGTTCTGCATTAATGGCGGCCTGCAAGCCTGCATTAGTTACTACAAATCGAATATTAGCCATTATTATTTTCCATTCTAATTTGATGCAGATTGGGTGAGCAAAAGCCCACCCAAATACTATTAGTATTCTACTTCAGCAACACACACCAAAGTATCAGCTTCACTGTCACATACAGACACAGAGACTAGCGAATCATCATCTGCATCTACATATTCCATACGAGCTATATAGTAACCAGCAACTTTTTTAACATCAATGACTTGCAATTGGTAAATCACAGGTCCTTGACTAGTTAAATAGTCATCAATGATCTTAGCAACTACTTTACCCTTAAGCTGAGACACACCATAAATGCCATTATCGGTAACACGACATTCAGATGATAGCATCTTTATTTGACGAGCAAGCTTGGTAAAATATTGCTTATCAGAAACATCAGCTAGTACTCTCATTATATACCTTTTTTAAATACGAATTACACTAATTACTGTACCAACGTCAGATTCAACAATAATTAATTCCCAAACGTCATCCTGATCAGCACAAGTTAGATAACAATAAGTTACTTCTTTATCAAGAATCTTTTTAGATTCAATTTGATCAATTTCAATTGGATCTTCCCAATTTACTTGTGTATCTTCGATAAAGGCATTAAGTTTGGTTAGAACTCGCTTATAGTCATAAGCACTTATACCAACTAGGGCATCAGTACCCGTCTTATTAAAAAAGGCACCTAATGCTTTAGCTAAATCTTTAGTAAATGATGATGGAAAATACATTATGCAATCTCCTTAGACATCTGCTTAATGTCAGCTAGGAACTCATTCATATAGTCCTCATCATAAGCAAAAAGCTCACGATAGTAGTCGATCATGTCGGCAGTAGAACCGTCCTTCGTATCAGCTAATACCTTGCGCTTAACAGCCTTAGCAGTTAACGGATCAATCTTAACTTCAAAAGCGTCAACCACAGCCGTATTGTCAACAGTCTTTACATCACGATTGGAATAAGCAACGACCTTTGACTTTTGTGCATTAGCAGACACCACAAAGCCGTAGTCCATTTCGCCAAATTCATTAACGAATGACACAAAGTCGTAGTTTTCTGGCTTAACAGAAGCTTGAACAGCTAGCGTAACACAAGACGTTGGGTGTGCATTAGCTGTGCAGAGTCCAATAAGTTCAGAGAGATCATCATTACCGTGACGAGCTAAATACGTGGTATTCTTGCCCTTCTTAACTTCCCACAAAGTACGATCTTCATTAGAACGTAAAATGTTAGAGCTCAACACCTTGTAATTAGCTTTAATCTCAGCATCAGTAGGCATGCGAACTTCACGGTTAGCCTTTACATAGCCAACAGCCATATTACCAAGTCCGTTAATCTTTAAATCACGGAAGGAGGATTCAACAACTGAACCTAATCCTTTGAGCTGTTCACTGACAGCCTTATAAATATCCTTAGAGGATACCTTACCATTATAAGATATAACTACTTTGGCTAAGCGATCATTAACCATAGATGAAGCAATAATCGCTACACCAGAAGAAGCCAAGTTTTTTAAATTCAAACTATTATACATGATTACTCTTCATCCGTATAGTCATATGAGAATGTAATAGATGGTTGCACGTAATCATCTTGTGAACCATCTAATTGAATATCTTGTACCGCTTGAGGCCATACACCTTTAACACCAAACTCTTTAACTGTTTCACCAGCATCATTGTACACTACAATGGTTACAGGCACTTTATAAACAGCAGAGGAAGAACCAGTGTTGCCTTGCCAACTTAACATTAATTTATTCCATGCACGGAATATTTCATAGGTTGACCAGTCGACGTTTTCAGCAAAAGTTACATCAAACGTACCACCAAAAGTCTTGCGTCCACGATAACGCAATACAACACCATGCAAGCTAACTTCAACTTGGTTATGTGATTGACCAGGGAGGGAAGTAGCTTGGCATCGAATTGTTAGTGATCTAACATCACCAGACATGCCAGTAGGAAGCTTATCAAAAATGAGGTCAAAGTTCCATGGCAATGCAGGGTCAATAATTGAACCCTGAATATCACTTAAACTAGAACGAGCCACAATTAACCTCCTACTTGAGCTAAGGTTTCTTCAAAGCTTACACCTTGCTTACTAATTACAACTTGCAACTGAATTTCGTGAATCGGGATTAGAGGAATAATTACCACAGTAACCTTGCGAATACCAGAGTTTAATTCCGCCGTAGTAGTATTGGTTGACACAGTAAAGTCATAAATACCACGAGCATCCTTAATTGTCTGCAAGTACTCTTCACAGCTAGCTTTGATTGTACGAGCAGTAAATTCGTCATTAGGTTCTTGCAAGCTATAGATTAAATAGTTATACAAGGATACCTTAATAACGTTTACAATACGACGAACGCTTAACCAAGACAAGGCAGACTGCTTAGATTGCAATGTTTGTTGTTCCCACAATGCAATACCAGCTCCAGTAAACGTGCGAGTATAGTTAACCTGTGCCTTATACAAATTAGATGCTTGAGCATCGTCATAAGTGTACTGAGTACTTAATACGTTTAACAAGCCACGATTCAAACCAGCAGGGCTATATGATGCATTAGCTATTGAATCAGTGTAAGCACACAAACTAGCCGCCCAACCACTAAACGGGATATACAAGTTCTTACCATTAATGTTATCTGATTCTAACACGTCAGGGCAGAACAATGATGCATAAGAAGTATTAGCATTAAGCGTTAAGTTGCGATAATCAATAGCGGATTGCCATTGTTGGTTAGCAGAGGGAACGTCCAACAAAGCCACACAATCAGCACGACTTTCGGCAAGTTCAATCATTGCCTTTTGCACAGTAGCATTAGCATAACCACCGTTAATTAACAAGTTAACGGAGTACAATTGTTTATTGCTAAACACTGACCATGCATCTGCAATATCATAAGACGTAGGAGCTGTACCACTATCCCCACCAGCCATCTGTGTGCGTTCAATATTAGGCATCTGCGGGTAATCATCTTCATCAAAAGCAGTCATATTAGACTGAACATTGACGTAAGAAGAGTACGGATTGATACGTTCTGTCAATTCACTTGCATAGCCAGAATCATCAACAGCTTCACCAAGCGTACAATTAAACTGTTCTACAGGAGTAGACGTATTATACGTTAAATCATAAATCTGAACGGTAAAGCTAGCCGTCGGACTGCCTTGAATTTCTGATGGATCAAAAATTGGTTGAACAGTTTCGTCTGGTGTAATCGTGCCATCATCAGTAAACGAATCAACCGCAGAACCAAGCTCTGCAATTAAGCCATATTCGTCACCAATACGACCATACACACGATAACCAATAGCCAAGTCGTCTAATTCCCAACTAATGGTCACACTATTTTGGTCACTAGAACTAACAATAACTGCCTGCACAGCAGAACTGGCTAAGGTTTCAACACCACCTTGAGCAATCTTAGATACTACATAGTTATATGTAGTAGCAGGTAAATTACCGCCTTCGTCTGATTCCGTACTAACAGAAATTTCAGACAGTTCAAACGGTTTAATGTTATTGCTCAAAATACCAATAGCTAAATTATCACCATAGGAACCAGGTCCTTTATTCGGATAAAATACAGCCATCGGCTTGTCAATTGTTGGATCCAATTGTTCCCAGTCAACATTAGTAGGATCAGGGATACCATTGGGTAATGGTTTGAGCTTAACTTCTGTGCCATCCAAATACATAAGGACGCCACTGCTACGATAATCCTCGCCTAAAGCTCGAACAGCCCACAAATCATTGCCATTCTTAAAGAAGTCAATTGCCGCATAATGCGTAAAGGACACTTGTGGATCTGGATTACCATATTCAGTTAAGAAATCATCGCCATTAGTAAAATGCTTTGGTGTTGGTGACCCTTGCTTAGACACCATCACAATAGCGGCCACTGAGGAGCTAGCACTGGTTACGATTTGAGACAAATCTATTTCCGTCACTCGCACGTCAGAAGCACGTTGAACTAAAATGGACATAGGTTAATCCTTTTTAATAATTCTTAATGCTGATTTATATCTTACCAAGTAGTTAGGTTCCACAGTATATCCCTTAGGAAGCACCACAGTACCCTTAGGTTGGACATTAACTTGCGTTAACTTCTTTTGTTCATTGATAATGTTAACACACAATGGAACACCACTAGCGTTTCTTATTTTTACCATATGATTTCCAAGTAAAATCTTTAGTTGCTTCGACAGAATTGTCAACCTTTAATTCAGTTCTAACCGTAGTAATAACACCTTCAGTTTGAACTTGTTCTTCACTAATAAAACCAAGAACACTAAACCTAGTATCAACTTTAAAAAAGCTATACGAATCAGGTTGTGCATCCTTTTCAGGTTGACTCACAGACTCATCTAGTTCAACAGTACAACCATAGCTATTTGAGCCATAGTTAACTGTGAACTTCATATAGCCTAAACGGCGTGCAAATAGCCAACGTTTCATAAAAAACAACACAGAATTATTACCAGCACTAATATCTGTGTAATAATTACAGTTGAAGTCGAACTTACATGGCAATAATTTTACCTTTTGTGAAACGTTCGCAGTACTATGACTAATACGGAGTCCATGTCGAGCCAAATAATTCGTGTGGTAATGTTGATCCATAGCCGATATGCCACTCAAGCTAAACAACAAATAAGGAAAGGATACCTGCTTACGAATCTTTTGCATTTCCAACAATGTATCTGGAGAATTACAGTATTGAACGTAGCAACCAAATACCTGTTGAAGTCGTTTTACCACTCCCTCAAATATAAAATTTTCAATCGGCTGGATTCGGTCCATAATATAATAGAAGAAAAGGGACGACTTGACAAGCAAATCATCCCTTTTCCAACCCACTACTTAAATATTAGCGACGGTTTTGGCGCTTTGCCTGCAAGCGGGCCATTGTACGACGACGGGAACGAGCACGAGCAAGAATAGAAGCTAAACGAGCGTCAACTTCATCTTCAGCATCATCCTTATCTTCTTCGTCATCATCAGCTTCTTCAGAATCTTCATCTTCAGATTCAGCAAGAACAATGTCATCATCCATATCAATGGAATCATCAATCATATCGACTTCGTCGAGATCGTCAAATTCCGTATCTTCAAAGTCGGCTTTGACCTTGGCTTTAGAAGCTTTAACGGCAGCCATATTGGTTGCGGTAATCATACGAACAGCGTGACCAGCGTCAGAAGCAGTGGCAGCCTTCATCAAATATTGTTGTGCCTTCTTTTGGAAGTAAGCACGAACAGTCTTTGTAGAAGCACGTTGAGCCTTACGACTAGCAGTAATGGCAGCCGCGGCAAATTTCAAACTAACATTAGGTTTTTGCATTTGAAAGTTCCTTGTGGGGTGTTTACCACCCCACTAATTATTAGAGACGAATACCCTTAGCAACAGAACGAGCGTTGGCTACGCACATAGCGATCGTTTCTTGGAGAACCCAACCACGACCAGGAGTACGTTCCGTCGTAATGTCAGTAGGCGTGCTCATAATACCGCCACGGTCAGAGTAAGCACCATGGTTGATTTCGTCAGAGATGATATAGAACTCACCTTGACCCAAAACCTTGTGTTCCGGGAAGCGATAAGCATCGCTCGTGATCGTCATACCATACAACACACCAAGTTGACCAGTCAACAGCAATTCGTGACGAGCAACAGGATCAACAGCCGTGAAGAACTGCGGATTACCAATGATGTCTTGATACAAGTCAGTAGCCATCAACACGTGAGCAGGCTTGAGACCCCAGCGCATAACCTTTTGCATAACTTGAGCAAGCATGTACGGGGTAAGTTGACCAGGAACAACAGATTGTTCGTTTTCAACATTAGACAAAGCCTGAACTTGGTTGTACCACATACGGTCTTCAGCAACCATCAAAGCTTCAACAGCTTCATTGTACTTTTCAGCAAGCACGTCACCAGCAGATTGGTTCAATTCATTTTGCGTCACAAACGGACGAGCAATCAATTGAAGTTCCGGCGGGGTGTACCAGTTATCCAACATGATCTGCGTGCGGATCTTTGTCGGGCTAGTAGACATAACAGCCACAACGTTCTTTTGACGAACAGGGAAGCGAGGAATAGAACCTTGTTCCACAGTTTGCTTGGCTAAGTACTTACGCATAAAGCCAGAACGGTTAGCCGTCACATACAAGGCATCAGCAATACGTTCGCCCAACACCTTTTGTGCTTGACCAGAAGGATCGTTGAACATAGCCAACAATTCTTCACGGCTTTCCTTAGCACGAGCAGCCAATTGTTCGTTACGCAATACTTGACCATCAGAAGCAACCAAACCACGGCTTGCGGCGCTCAAGAACTGCATTTGCTTGTTCATCAAATCACGCTTGTCGGAGGCGTTCAATTCGCCATTAGCACCGACAGCGTATTCGCTAGAGCCAGCGAACTTATATTCAGATGCCGCAACCGGCTTACGGGCGGCGTTAATTTTAAGTTTAGTCATTTAAGTATATCTCCTAATTATGCGGCACTGAACTTAATACCAAGGAACGGATACATAACGGACGGGGCTTCAACAACATAACCCTTAATTTCAACCCCTTCAGCATCCTCACCAGCAGTGACGATACCATTGGCACCCAACTTAATAGCAGTAGCCTTAGACCAATCAACAGCAGGATCAAAGCAGTTCGTATAAACCGTACCACGGCTAATCAAACCAATTTGGCCAACCAAGGCACCAGACGGACCACCAGGTTGCACGTCACCCAAACGGCTCTTAGCTTCAACAACGCTCATGGCATACTTATAAACAACACGAACATTCAAACCTTCGGTCAAGTTCGTATTAGAAACAGTCTTGCCAGAAACAGTCGTATCACCAGCAATAGCTTCACCAGAATCAACGTTGACTAAACCAACAACGGCTTTAGACAACGGTTCACGTTGAAGTTCAACAGAGCCAGCCGTAGCGACCGTAAGTTCTTCAACAGCACAATAGAAGTCTTCCAAGAACGGAGTAGCAGAAACACGTTGGCAAACGAAACCAGCGAAAACTTCACCAGCAGTACCAGCAGATTCCTTCAAACCATCAGCAACTGCGACTAAGGCCTGACCTTCGGCGCTAATCACAGCACTCTTAGACAATACAGCTTCTTCAGAATCGAAGAGAGCAGTTTTCGGCATATAAAGCATTTATGTTTTCCTCTTTAATAAATAGTAAAAGGCAATGGCTTATTCACAGAAGCCTTGACTTTATGAGCAGCCAAAGCCTTAAGCGGATTACGAAGAGCAGCCTCTACGGAATCAACTGCTTCATCTTCATCATCTTCACCTTCACCAACTACGGGATCACCATAGAGGTTTGGATCAGCCATAATTTCTTCATCAGGTTCATTAGTCATATCTAATTGAGCGGCTAAACCATCGCGGGTTTCTTCCGGAAGATCAGCAATCTCATTAGCAATCACTAACAACTTATTAGCATAATCAACACCGTATTCGGCAAACGCAGCCTTAACAATACGGGAAGCACCACGTACACCTAAGGATTCAAACTTAGCTGTAAGTTCACTACGAAGTTCATTTTCGTAGTCTTTGAACATGTTGCGATTCAAACCAACGGCAGCCAATGCCAATGATTGTTTCATCACTTCATTGCGCTTGTCCTGGGCTTTAACCATTTCAGCCTTAGCATTAGCGGTTGCACGAGCAACGGAAGCATTAAGTTGAGCGCTAGATTTAATCTTAACCGTAGCCAACGTAAAGCCCATAGCACGCAAACCAGCACGCAAGCCCTTAGCTTCACATTCACTAATGACAGCTTCGTCGAAGTCATCATCTAAGTAAACGTCACCACAGCCACAAACCTTTGCTGAATCAGCAGTCATGGATGCAATAATACGGTTGCTCTTAATCACATGTTTTGTACCATCAATGGTCGCAAATAACAAGTCATCGCAGGAACCGTCGTCAACGCAGTCAACATCAACTAAAGCATAGTCTGCAGAAGAATCAACTTCAATCTTGGAGTCTGATTGATTATTTTGAAGTTCAACTTCTTCAGCCTTGACCTTCTTCTTAGCAGATTCTACTTTTTGTTCATCTTCGGACTTATCTTCAGACTTTTCATCATCAGATTCGTCTTCAGCTTCAACTTTTTGTTCTTCGTCTTCGGACTTATCTTCAGACTTTTCATCATCAGATTCGTCTTCAGCTTCAACTTTTTGTTCATCTTCGGACTTATCTTCAGACTTGTCCTCGGATTCATCAGCAGCCGTAACTTCTTCTACAGCACTATCCTGCGTTTCACCAGCACGTTGCACGTCAGAAGTTTCGTTTTCTTCTACTGTCGTCTTATCTAAAGCGTCTTCAGTCTCAATCTTCTTTTGTTCATCAACATCAGAAGGCATAACGTCTGTTTCTTCAGCACTGAGAACTTCAATAGGATCTAAACCATCATCTTCATCCAAAAGATCATCGGCATCAACTTCTTCCAAGTCATCCAACTCAGATTCAATCATGTCCAAGCCATCTTCTGGCATGTCATCCAACAAATCGTCATCTAAATCATCAAATTCATCAGCCAAACCAGCTTTCACGGATGCGCTAATACCATGAGTATCTCGCATAGCTTTGAATTCGGTATTTTCATCCGGATCAATAAGCAGATCACCAAATTCTTGATGATTTAAAAGACTCGTATCATTTTCTTCTACCATCAAATCATCAAGCACATCGCTATGAAGATCCGACGCAAGAAGTTTTCTGCGAGTTTTCATTTAATAAATGTCCTATAAATTAGGGGTTTCTATATAAATAAAATTTACTTCTGCAAAATCATGTCACTTAACGCTGGCGCCCATGCAGGATCAGCAACTACAGATGTTTCAATAGGAGCTAAATTATGAGCGTTCAAAAAAGCAACATGAATATTGCCGAATGAATCTACCACAGGTTCAAAGTTGACATCTGCGGAGGTTCCTTTAATGTGAGAACAGTGATGATTCTGATCAATTACTGCACCACAAATACTGCAAGTAAAGTAGTCAGCAAGAGCACCCATAGACACTGTATCTATTTCGCCATTAGCGAACTTTTGTGCTATTTCGGGTGCTTTTGTTTTGTCAATACCACAAACACCAACTACATTATGAATACGTCCTTGCCCATACGGTTCAGGCATCTTTACCAGTGACACGTCAAAGATTACACCAACTGCTTTTGTGCAGTCCTCATTATCGTGTTCACTGTGAAGCGGGCACGCACGCCAGCCTTGATAAACCATATGTGGACTAGGAGTATCAGTAAATCTTACTAACTCTTCCAGGGGAAAAGCTATACCATTACGGTTAGGTATATCAGAAGGACAAATAATAGTCGAAAATATTACATAGTCCGAAAGTTGGTCGCTAATATGATATTTCCGAGCGGCAAAAGGAAACCAGGATAAATCAATGCCTTTTAACCTTTGTTCGTCCTCTAATACAATATTTTCTGATTTAACTTCCATTATCTAGCCGCCAAATAACAAATACCAGTACCATTGAAAGTAATCTTTAATGCACAGAACGCAGGTATTTGATTAACCTCAATCGTATTCTGCTTAACGGTTACTTTATTACACCAGTGAACTGCGCCTCGATCATTAGCTTCCTTAGAACAAGCAAAATCCCAGTTTTCATTAGTGTACTCAATATCAATATCACAGCCTACAGCCTGCATTGACATGCCTTGATCATACAATAAACAAAGCAAGGACGTTGCTTGAACGTACACAGATTCATTGGAGCCAGTAATGGATAAATTAGCAACTATAGAATTATGAGCTTGTTTACCAAAACCTTGCACAGATCGCATCCGTGCAGGTAATTGACGACCACCAAACCCATGATTACCCATTATATTTGGCATTTTATTCTCCATAAAGCGGTGGTTAATTAACCACCGCATATAACATTAAATTAGTATTTAGCTATACCACTTACGTCTAGGAGCACGTATGTTTAATGGGGCATCGTTTTTAATGCGAATATTACGTTGAGGTAAGTCGACTTTAATATCCCATGGAGATTTTCTACGAGAAGGTCTCTTACGAGGATCCTTACGATCATCAATTATCGTAATTTCTCCATCCTCAGGCAAGTCTAAGCTCAAATCCCACTTGCTCTTACGAGTACGACGAGTTCTATTAACCTTTTGTTTAATAGAATCAATATCATCGAACTTAGCAGTACGAGCTTTCTGGATTGTTTGCATCAATTGCTTCAAGTTAGTAATAGTCAACCCACTTTCCTGCAATTGTTTTAAGCAATTAAGAGCTTCATCTTTCCGTGCAAAATAGCGTTCGTATGCCTCAGGGCCACGTTCCCATTTCATGCCAGGAACACGCTTACGCCGAATCTTATTGCCTATAGAATATAAGCGATTAGACGGCATAATGGCAAACACTACACCATTGCTAAACATTGGTTGAACACGCAACACATCCGTTCTATTCGTAGGTTTAACATCCCAACGTAAGATGTTTTGCAATTGTCCTTTAGACACAACCTTAGTAACAACCGCTGTATTTGCTTTATATTCCATATCGTCATCATTGTAACGTGCTTGACGACGGCGCATTAATCCAGCAATTTGCTTCCAAGAACCACTGTAGTCATAAGGTGCCTTAAACTTCAAGCCCATTTCAGTCATGCGTGTTAGCCACTGTTCTAGCATACGCAGATTCTTGATTTGAGCTCTATAATATTCAGGAGCTAAACGGAAGCCATTTTGTTCAAGAATATTAATGCCTAAGTCGTGTCCTTCTAAGTCAATAAAGCGGAAGCCTAACAGTCCATTAATCAGCATTGGTTTCAAGTTAATTTGAAGTTCTGCTGAATTTTCAATTGCTGGCTGTTCTTCCTCTTGTTGCTTACGAAGTTTCTTCAATCCCTTAGAAGTTTCCTTAGCACCAGCAGGACGTACATATTCTGGTTCAACCACAGTGTTAATACCAACTTCCTTAGCCAATGCCTTATACAATACTTGCGGTTTAACCACTTTCTTAGTAATAAGGAATACACTAGACAAAGGAACTCTAATACGTTGCACTGAATGAACAGGAATCACCACACAGTTTGGCTTAGTCGCACTAATAGAGTAAATCTGACATTCACCGTATTCACAGTAAACCGTTTCACCTTTTAGCTGTTCTAAGTGTTCGAGGAAAGCGTCATCAACGTCCGTTGTATCCTCAGATGAATCCCCGCCTTCATCTTCGTCATCGTCACTTAAGGACTGACTTACACGATTCAAGTATTCGTCTAATCGTTGCAAGCCTAATTGATCGCTATTATATAAGTTGGTGCCTTCAACGTACGGTATATAACGAAGAATCTTAGCGTCCTTCGGATTTTGTTCAACCGTTACAGGCACACTCTTCATTGTACCATCAGCATTGATTTCCTCAGGGTGTTGCAACCGATAGGTTTGGTAATCCTCTTTTTCGATACCATGCAAAGTCTTCATGGCTTTGAAGTAGTCATAAAGCTCGCCTTCAGTACGATCTGGATTAACAAAGCGTAATCCAGCACGAATACTCTTCATCGTAACACCAATAACAGGGATGGTAAACACCTTTTGATTTGTTATTGGGTCATGTGAAATGCCGATATTTTGGTAACGTGTATCACTAGGATGTTCAAACTTAGCAATTTCCGCAGACTTAGCCATCAAGCGACTGACCTTGAGCGTGTCAATAGTACCATCACAAACAACCCAGTCAAAATAAACAGTAGTTCGACCATCCTTAGACTTTAACAGCGGTCTAAGAATACGAGCATTACCCTGTTCCAATGCGCCAGGTTGCCACGGGTATTCAGCACGAATAATTCTTGAAGCAGCCTGTAAGTTAAGACCTGTATTAATTGAAGTTTCAACACCAACCATCCATTTAATGTTAGGATCAGTGTTAAACTTGTCTAACAGTTCATGTTTATTTGTGGTTGAATACAACAAACCATTTTCAGCAACGGAAGAACCTACCTTAGCAAAAGCATCAAAAATGGATTGGGCAGAGGCTAAGTTTTCAGTAAAGATAATTACTTTGCCTGGTGTCGGTGGATGATGTATAAATTCACCTGTTGGGTTACCTTGCTCATCCTTCTTCATTTCATCCCAACCTTCAATGTGGTGCTCAACAAGTTCAATAACCTTACGCACCTTTTCAGAAACATAATCGGCTGGGATTTCAGTCATCATTGCACTTTCTTTAAGAGGGTCAATGATCAACCGTTCAAGCTTTTGCAAGTAAGGAGTAATACGACTAGTTAATCGTTCTTCACGTTCGTCAATTAAGTCTTGACGTTCTTGTGAAAACTCAACCTTTTGCTGTGCCTTAAGCTTTTCAAGTTCCTCCATAGCCTTTTTAAGCTCTGGAGTATCCTCTAAGTGTTCACTAGCAATGTCCAATACTTTTTGATAAATCTCTTGCTCTTGTGGAGAAAGGTTTACCATGTAGTAATTGGTTTCGGTTTGTGGCAACAAGGCGGCCCATTCTTTACGTTGAGCACCAGCAATAACCATATCGTCTTTTAGACGACTGTTAATTACTGCTTCCATGCCATGTTTAAGCCCAGCGTATTTGCCTTTAACAAACTTGCCATACGTATTTTCAAAGTCAGCTTGCGTACCAAACAACGACGGGTCCATAATCGAAGCTTGACCCACAATATCGTTAATTCGGTTGTAAGCTAACGTGCCACTAGCAAGTCGAATCATCGGAATATCCGACAGCAGGATGTTAACTGCTCGTGCTTTAATAGACTTTTCACTCTTTAATTGGTGAGATTCGTCACACAAAGCATAACCGAATTGGAACTGCCGTAGGAACTCAACAATTGGGAATCTCGTAACTGTATTCGTACCATAAGCGATCTTGTGGCTGTTATAAACAATAGCATTGTAAGACACAATGACTACAGTATTACGAGGCGCCGCATCAAATATCTTCTGTAAACGATCAAGACCATTACGACGCACTACAGCAGTCGTAATAGGAATAGCGTTTAACCGACCTTTGGTAAAGAACGCAACTTCCTGAACATATTGACTAACTAGCATGTTCGGACAAAGAACCATATAAGGAGCGTTCTTGCCTTGTGAATACTGCTTCAATATGTCCATAATCGCACAAATAGTCTTTCCCCCTCCCGCGGCTACTGGAAGCAAGCAGAATTTCGGGTCGTCCTTCATCATGTTCATTACACGAACTTGGTGAGGCATTAGACCAGGTGCATTATTAAAGAACGGAACTGAGGGTAATTGCCACCCAGGGGTTATTGCTTGATTTATGGACGCTGAACGGTTAGCTTTATCCTCTTCCGAATATTTAGCCCATTCAGGAGCATAAACTGCAATACTCTTAAGCAAGCCTAACGTGTTAACCCAGGTGAAAACAGAATATTGATTCATAAACTGTTCACTCTTCTGCTCTAACACATTAGCTATCTTAGTCAGTATGTCTACCGCAGGTTTAAATTCGTCGTCACCAAGTAGTTCATAGAAGGACAAAAATTCACCTTCAGGCAAGCCTCTACTGGCAGCGAAAATCATGTCCATTACGGAATATGATACAGCAGAATCACCGATCTTGGTCAGTAATTCAGAGCGAGGTACACCAAGATATTCAGCGTACTTATACCACGTGCTAATTAATTGTGGATCGAGGGGCAACCGACGGAATACATTACGAACGTGAGTAGCTGTTAGGGGTCTGCATCTGGATAAGTCCAGAATGGCTTGACCACCCATACCAGTAGAATAGCTAAACTTCGCATTAGTCCAATCAACCAAAATTGGCATATTGGCTGGTAACTTGGTTTTGGCTTCACCTTCACCACGAACCATTAAGCCAAATTTCTTATTCTCTGGATTATCAGATGTACAATAGCGAGTGTACAAGGATTCATAGTCACGGCTCTTGTTAACTTCCCGCGGAATATACCAAATTTGTCCATCTTGGTTCAAGCACAAATTATGCTCATTAGTCTTAGCATAACGAATTGATTGAGGATCAATATTCGCGGATACTCGACTTAGGCTAACACTGGTCGTAGGTCCTTTAGCATAGCCACTAGCTAACCAATGCAAAACGATAGGGAAGATGTCGATATTACGAATAGCCAAATACTGCAATCGGGTTAATAACTCCGCTTCCTTAGCAGTCATAAAGGCTGTTATACGAGTAGTAATACCGTACAATTGGTCTATCTCAATAACAAGCTCTCTAATGCAAGAGAAGGACAGTTTTTCAACGTCCTTAGTCATAAAGCGAGCGATTGCATCAGTATCAAGTCTTAGTTTAGTACCAGCCAAACCTGCGCTATAATTTATGTCAAGTATGCGCTTAACTTCAGCATCGAGCGGTGGGATTTGGTTACCAAGCTCATCTGTTTTTGTTAAAAACTCATTGTCAGAAATCTGGTACAACAATCTTAAAAATGGTTGTAGCTTGGTTACTTCATTGAGTGTCCATTGTAGCACAAAACCATCAGATTGTTTTTCTATGGTAAGGGTAGCAGCCGTGCTTTTACCCCAGAGCTTGGCTTGATCTGCTTGTCGAATAAGCTTATACTTAGCCAACCGAGGAACCATAGCATTAAAGATTTTTGACAAAAGGAAGACAGGCATTACCGTCTTCCCATATTTATTTAAGTACAAGCTAAAGAACGGATTTGATTCCATTTGTTTAGCCTGACCTTTAGTTACTCTCATGTCCAGCTTAAACTTGTCTTTTCGCTGGGTTGATGGAGCATAATCAGCTAATACGAAGTTCATAGTCGTTCATTATGATAAAGAAATGCTTCAATGGATGACTCTTGATCAACTACACCGTCTTGACCTAATTCTCTTTGATTTCCTAAGTCAAGCTCATCGTTCAAATTATCACCATCATTAATTAACAAATTATCCGTTTCAGTTAGTGCAGGATCATAATCATTAATCAGCACACGCTCTGATTCTGTCAATGCACATAATTTAGCTCTATGTTTAGCACTGGCTTGAAGAGTGTGTTCAATAAAGTCAGGTTTGTCTAGATCAGAAATGCCCAAACTAAACGCTAACCATTCTGCTTGTTCTTTTGTAGGATGAGGATTTAACTGTAGAAAATCCTGAATAAATGAATCAAAGGTCATTTGCGACGTAAGTGCCTATGTCGAAGTTCGTGACAACGGTGACAAACTAGTACCATATTTAATGGTGAGTTAGTGCCACCTCTCGATAGGGGAATAATATGGTGGACTTCAGTCGCAGGCGCACCACAAAAGAAACATTTTCCTTGTTCACGTTTGCGGATTTTGTCTGATTGTTTCCACCATTGATTTTTAAACCCCATAGAATATGTGTTTCTTTGAGGTCTTTTCATAATATTAAATTGCTAAAAATTCCTATCAATAATAATTAAATTATTATTGATAGTATAAGGATAAAATTTATGAAAGAGCTATTACTAAATAGAAGCAACCAAGGTAGTGGTTTTCACCTTAGTGGAACAGTTACAGTAGGTTATAGAGCAGAGGATATGACTAATGGACAGTACCTTTATGAATATGGAATGACAAAATGGACTCAGTCTACTGCACCAGATGATGTATATATACCAGTATTACCAACTTCACCTATTGGGTCCTCCTCAATACCATCACTAGGTGTCTTATATTCATCGCATACTAACTATAACTCAATTAAAAGCACCACATTTTATTTATATGCAGAAGATCTAAGTATTTTTGAAAATAAATCTGTTATTGTAACTAGAATAGATACTGGATTAAGTTTTACAGCATCATTTTTATACGATGCTGAAAATAAACAAAAATGGATGTGGGAGATTATACAACCTACATCATTTTTATTTTTTACTTCTTCTGAAAATGGTAAGACAATTTCAATAAGTATTGATATGGAAGAATAATGATCAAATATAATGATTTTACTTTTATTAAGGAATTAGTACCAGCAATTCCTTATTTGACAACAAAGCCTATATATAGTGTTTCCTATATAGATGAAAACAGTTTAGGCGGATTCGCTTTTGTTGATAAAGGTGATGGGGTTTTTGAAGGCTTATGTTATGGCCGTGGAAATTGGCTATCAGATGAGCTAATTCAAAAAGCTCAAGCCTATGCGAGAGACGAATTGAAGGCGGTTAAGATTTACAGTCGGTGTAATATAGCGAATAAAAAATCAATCGCTATTGCACAAAAGACTGGAATGACAATCGTTAAGACAGGATCTGATTATGTATTACTAGAAGTTAAAAAATAGTAAATACTGTATATGATTAACTAAAAAGGAGAATCCAATGGCTGATCGTAACAGTATGGAATGGTTTACTACTGATTGTGAAGTAGTAATCAAAATGAAAGCAACTAAGCACTTTTTGCCTGAATTTATTGCCATGCTTAAACAAATGGAATACAACGGTAAGATTGGTCATAGTGCATGGGTTGCTTGTTATGCTGATGGCGATGGATCGTTTAGACCTACGTTTGAAATCGAGGCTGACAAAGATATTTTAGACGAGGCAGAAAAAGTTAAAGCAATTAGTAGTGAAATTAGAGCTGACTGTTTTGACGCTGGATAAACAAAAAGGGACTACAAAACGTAGTCCCTTTTTTAATAGACGTTGTGCTAATCACAACGAAGTATATTCATTGCCATAGTAATAACAATGAACCGATCTTATACTAATTTATATCTAGTATGATTATACCACCAATAACCGCTTAATCCGACTATCAACAAAGCGTCAACACAGCGCACCACGCCGTGATAATTCCATACCTGAATCGCATTAGAATCCAAAAGAATCCACCAGAAACAGATAATAAGCATGGCTAACGTAGTGCCTACCCACTTGTTAACGCATTCGTGCATGGCGACAGCAATTGAATCAATGGTAGATGTAGCTAATCCTAAAATTGGAATAATGCAGAATAATCTAACTTCTAACGGAATATCAAAACAACCTAATACACCAATTAGAGCCATTAAGCAACAAAAGATAAAAGTCGCCCAATGGAAAGCTGATTTATTATTATCTAACTCAGCCCTACGCCAATGTTGAAGGTCAGCAATAATAGCCGAGACATAAACACAAGTTGACCATAAGCCCCAAAGCCAATCAGGATTTGCCCCCGCAGGAATAGGATGAACTGGTACATTGGTTAGCCAGCAATAAATAATGGCTAATCCAATTGAGCCTAGCGTAATCCATCCTTGCCAGTTATCGGTGATGATTGACATCTTTAACCCATCTTTGAGCATCCACAGCACAAAGATAGAAGTAATGATGCTTGCTAAGATTACAGAGCCTACGAATGACCCGTCCAACAAAGGCTGGAAATAAGTCTGCAATAGCTTGAGTTGGAGAAGTAACATCGTGCATTGCAAGCATATCATGCCTACCTTGACTACCTTATTATCTAATGATTCAATACGCAACCATTTTTTATGATAAAGCCAACCAAAGATTGACATGCAGATTGTATTCGGAATAGCCCACAATATAAAATTAGCCAACCCCTTTTCCTGCATGAGCAACATACCCATGACTAAAGCATTAGCCGTGCCATGAGAAAAAGCGATGCTCATGCCTAAATTAAAACCGTTTCGTATGTTCATTATAAGCTAAGAGTGGTTGCATTAGTGGAAAGGTCGACCGTGATCGTGCCTGCGCTAATTGGAGAAGCAAACACTCTAAACTTGATTGTAGAGCCATACAAATCAGAAGTACGGTAGACTAGTGTGGCTTGGCCTTGCTCATTGACCGCCACTTCATTGGCTAGTGGAATGTTAATTAATGGCTGAACCACTACTGTCTGATTATCAAACCAACGGTTCAAGCCGAAAGTAATATTGGTATATTCACCTTGGCTAATCGTAATTTGGTTTTGTTCTACACAGAACAAAAGTGAATGGATAATATCATCAATAGACGAGACGGATTGAGCGTTAGAGTAATCTAAATTCAGGTTACGAATCTGATTATCCGTTTCAAAGAAAACTAGGGTACGATTTTGTGGATTATCATTATCAACCAACACCCCGAAGCAAGGATTGAATTGCATATTAGCAAACCAACCTTCTACGTTTTCAAATTGGTGATCTTTGTAGCCAGATTCATGCTGATAATCCATTGCCAACATATGGTCATGCTGAATACCATAAAACACAAGAGCACCATTTTCAAAAGTCCAATTAGAAGACTTTTGCACTCGTCTTAAAATAATTTCGTATTTAACGCCATTAAGCTCTACAACCTCTAAAATGTTCAACTTAGTAGCACCACTAAACAGGGTGTCACTTGTAATGGTTGTTGAAATATCAGATGGAACTGGTTGTAAAAGGTACACTCCGGTATAAACACCAGCAACGGGAATAATCTTATAATCTACATTACCGCCGATATAAGGGATTATATAATTCATTAATATCCTTCCTTTTTATATAAAGTTAATAATATCTTATACTTTTCAAAAGTATCCAAATACCCAAATTGCTTAAATCCCTCTGTATCTAAGACAGTGAACTTAGTGAGAGTAGCGCAGAACATCTCGCTAGGTGTCTTTTCCTTTAAGTCAAAATAATCTGTGTGTAATACAGATTTAAGATAAGCCTTCATTTGAGGCTTATAAAACAAAGGATTTTGGACATAATTAAAATCTAAATTCAAGCAGTTATTGATTAGTCCCCAATTCAAAAATTGTGGAGTGGCAAAAAAGGCGACCTGATTCGATCTTAAATACTCAGTATCGGCCAGCAATAAATCATTATAAGCTGTAAAGTTAGATTTAATACAGTTATTCCAAAAGATACAGAATTGTGCCCATGTTTTGACTTCAAACTGATCTAGGTAGGCTTTAATGCAGTCCTTACTATAATAGTCATAAGCATAACCAAGAACAGTGCGACTATCCGTTAAATCAATATAGCGTTCTACTGCATCGACCCAAGGTAAGTCATATAGATCAGGATATTTATTAAGCACCTTGAAGGCAAAACATTGGTCAGCACATTGACCGCTAATCAAAAAATAGTTTTGCTCGTTTTCAATTCTAGACCAAAGCTGTCTGCGAGGAGCAATAACGGCCTTAATGTTTAGGTAATCAAAGTACTCTAATAAAAACGGGGACTCTGTAATAGAGTCCACCGTGCAATATATCTCTACGTCAAACCCATGCTCAATAAACAATACAGATAAGAAAGATGAATCTACACCACCGCTCCAACTAATAATAACCTTTTTACCGTCTAGCAGTGGTTTTAATTCCTCAATTCTGTGTTGTACAATATCCACGAATTGACTATTGTCATTTAAGTCTAATGTAGGGCGATCATTGACTGGTTGCCAGTCCAATCGACTAAACTTGGTCAACCAGTCAAATCTATCATTAGCTATACAACCAGGAAAGAACAATTTACAGATATAGGCATAAGGGCCTAGCTCTTCCACTGGTATACAACATCTATTAATCGCTATTAATTTGGGTGATTGGTATGGTTTTTGATTCTGGTAAATCATACTCAACGCTTTCTACATAAACCCCGAACAAGCGAGCAAACACGCCTTTGAAAATACCTTCATACCAAGGTCTAAAGTTTTGGCAAACTAGAAGATGGCGATCCTTAGGCAACGTATGGCAGGTGCCACCGCAGTTATGAATCCACGGACACCTATAACAATAGTCATAATTCGTCCAGTCATTCAAGCCAGTAGCCGTTACCTTGCCATCAGGTATGTCTTTTAAGTGACCAATCTTTTGGGGTCTGATATGACAGTTCCAAACAGTGCCATCCAACGAAGCTAATACACCATGACTATATGGGAATTGGCAATGAGAGGTTGCTCGTTCCATGGGTGAGTGACTCATTATTCGATGAATCAACATTTGAGCATGATAGTCAACCGCCCCGAAATTGAATTGGGGATCATTGCTATTAATAATATTAAACAGCTTTTCTTCAATTTGCTGTTGCTCTTCGTGAGAGTATACACCATTTTGAGTAGCGCATTTAAGTGGATAATAGACAATGCGAACGTTACCAATCAGCTCTTTAAGATGAGATTCAATGCGTTCAAAATTCGTATTACCAGGAGTGACAGTCACCCAAATAGCAAAGAAGTCGCCAAGCTGTTCGTTAGCGTATTTTAAGCACTCGACAATCTTAGGATCACGACCAATATTGGTTCCACGGGCAGTTTCTTCACAGCAATCATAACTAACCGTCAATGCTATGCCATACTTCTTAAAGAAGTCTATTTTATCCTTGGTAAGCAACGAGCCATTAGTAATAATCGTGCAGAAGCTATCATGCCAAATCTTACGCAATTCAGGAATGAGGACTTCTAAGGTCTTCCAATAAACCAATGGTTCACCACCCCAGAATGACACACGATTCGGGTCTTTAATACCTAGCTCTTTAATCATGTCAATAAAAGCAGGCACGTCCGCAGGACTGCTTGACGGTACTTTATCCCGATAACTTAACTGTCCGCAGTATTCACAGTTAAAGTTACAGTTAAAACCTAAGAGGATTTCAAATAAACGCAGATTGTTCAAAGTCTTCACATTCGGATTAGATTCTTGGGTAAATCGTCCGCCTAAGTCATACCCATTTTGAACAACCTTGCTGTTCATTAGCTCACCGCGTTCATTATAAACGTGGTTGTTATCTGTGTCGTAAACCCAAGTAACATGCTCAGTATTACGAACAACATTAACGTTAAACTTCATTTTATTGTCCTATACGTTCTATGGTCTTTACATATATACCAAAGAGCTTGCCAAATAATGCTCTAAAAATTCCTAAATATAGTGCATAAAGATTCGGACAAGCTAATTCGTTTGCTCTATCATCGGCTGAAGGGCAACCGCCTTTACAAAAATGAATCATTGGGCACTCTCTGCATCGTTTCTTATTTGCCCAATAATTGTAGCCAATACCGTGTACTTTATCTAACTCGCTTAAATGCCCACAAGTATATTCTTGCGTTGCATGATTGTGGCAAGTCAGAATATTACCTTTCATATCAGTCAAAAGGCCGTCTGAAAAAGGCATACAACACTCAGCTCTAACCGAGGTAATTGGCTCTTTATTTATAATCGTCTCGGCTGCATTATCTAATCTGTAACACAACGATTGACAGCCATAGTAATTATAGTGAGGGCTCATTAGAGCTTCAAAGATAGTAGAAGAGTAAATCTCTAAATCTTCTTGTGGTATTTTGCAAGCCAATACTTGATTGAGGTCTTTAGAATCGTGGCATCGAGCTACATTATGGACACCCACTTGGATTTGATAATCCTTACAGTCAAAAAAGTCATTAAAATACTTAGCGACTTTTATAACGTCTGTATTGCCCTTGCCCAATGTAGTGCCAAATACTACCGACCCATAACCATACTTGGCAAAGCTATATTTAACGGCATCAACAACCTTTTCATCGGCCAGTACATTATGGGTTCGTTGTTGATTATTCGGACCGTCGTGACTGATAAATAGCTGGATATCGTACTTAGCTAAGAAGTCAACTTTTGCTCGATCAAGTAGCGAACCATTAGTAACAATGCTAATATAGCAATCTGGATAAAGCGCTCTTAGCTCAGGAATTAAGAGCAAACAAGTTTTCCAATATACTAACGGTTCACCACCCCAAAGCTGAATCTTAGTCGGCTTAATCCCACTATCTTTTAATTGCTTAATAAACGGCTCAACGTCAGACGGCTTAGAAGAGTAAGCCTTTCCTCTAAGCCGATTTTGGCTACAATAAACACACTCATAATTACAGTTAAACCCTAAGCTAATCTCTAATAAATTATTGGTTTGTCCCTTCTTATTAGGATTGAGTTCTCTAGTAAAAGGGGTTACTGGTTTATAATCACCTGACGGGTAATGAGCAAACTGTAATTGTCCTTGCTCGTCAAATACTTCAGAAGTAGATGTGTCATAAACCCACGTACATTCTGAACCATTACGCAAAGAGTGTAGAGCAAACTTCATATTAATAAGTCTGGATAGAGAGCGTTCTATTAGTTGCAGAAACTACCTGACCAAATTCATTGACTTGAATTTGCGGTACGTTAAGGCTTTGTTTTGTACTGCCACTAATAGAGATGTCCGTTGTCGGGCCATAATTATCAGTAACTACACCTGTCGCACCACTAAGTTGCACCGCACTTTTAGTCTTAACGGAATGAGCAATAGTGCCACTAGCTACTGCAAAATTAGAATCATTAATTAAGTCAGAAGTGGTAGCAACATTGTAATTATCAATAGTGGTTTGGATTGCGTCAGTTAGCTGTATATTCTTAATCGAAATTTGTGCCATATTTTATATCCTATGGTGATTCACCGCATCGAGAATGCCTACTATGATCACCACACTGACCGCATCGACTATACATAGTATGAGTGCAGTTACTGCAAGTGTTAGACACGCTAAGGGTTCGCTGGGTAACAGACGTAATAATACCTTGCGCATTGACTGTGAAGTAAGGTATAATTACCGTGCCAGATTTTGTCCCGCCAATAGTAACATCCGTGGGCTGACCATACGTACCTGCACTCGCACCTGATGACCCAGTAATTGCCTCAGTTGCATCAGCTGTAACAGCATGATTGACTGTATCATTAGCCGTAACGAAACCAGCCGTGTTAATTAACTGAGACAATTTTGTGTGGTAAGTCTTTTCTGCTTTATCTTCAACAATTTGTTGAAGCGTTTCATTTTGCAAAACAATTCTATTTAAATCGCTCATATTAAACCACACTAACTTCTAAGTGACCGAGACTAGTAAAGCAAGGAGCATTTACTTTTAGAGTAATATTACCTTCAGGTAAGTGATCGGTATAAATGCTAAACTTGAACTGCCCGCCTTCCACATAGAACTCACGAAGAGGAATATATCCGCCAGTCGAATCTAATTGAACCTTGATATTATAGTCAATCAATTCGCCAGTGGGTGCATATTTACCTTCAGCGTATTGGTTGTTTCTAATCTTAACTGCATATTCCGCAACTGAATTAGAAGCTATAGTGGTCGGACCATTAATAATGGCCGTTGGCAACCAACGCTTAGGTTCAATTAATTTCGCATAATCTTCTTCTGCTTGGGCAGGCATTAATTCGACTGATTCAGAACGAATGTCGAAAATTGTATCTTGAACTGCGTCGATTAAAAGGATATTATGATCGTCTGTTAAGCCTACTTCGCGAGTAGGCATAATGAACGAAGCGACCAAAAACAGATTTCGATCACACAAAAAGTCCTTATAGGATTCCTTACCGTAGTAGGTTTGAGGATATTTTGAAATAAAGTTAGCAGGCAATAAACTACCTCTATCCACACCACAACCAAATAAGGCATAGTCGTCCATGTGCTTCAAATCATAAAAATTCAAAATACATTTACCTAAATAATAGTAATAGTTGTCATGGTCAGCAAACTGCTCATTAATATCGGACAGCTTGCATTTATAACTAGACAACCGATTATGATATTTAGTAATTATGGACTCGTCAGAGTTGCAATAAACCCAATCTAAAAAATCTTCGGGTTCGATAATTTCGTTAAGATTGCTCCCAGTATTCTCGGGTAATATGCCTTCTTTGACAAAAATAGCAATACTAATAAATGTATCTGTAACAACACAAAGTCGTGCAAACTTTATGTCGTCATAGGGTGCAGGGTGTCTTAAAGGATATATTTTCATTTTTCAATACCAATCAAATAAACTCCAAACAGCGAAGCTAGAGCGGCTTTAAAAACAGCGTAATGATGAGCGTAGGCATTTTTACACGACAATTCAGCGCATTTATTATCAATACCAGGACACATACCTTGACAAGAATGAACCACTAGACAATCCTTACAATTAGTCGTGCGGTCGGAGAATGAATAAAAACCATCTACATGAGCATTATTTTCTATGACTTGTCTAAGCGTTCTGTGATCTTCATAAGGGCCGAAATTGTGGCAACGTTGCAATACCCCATCTAGCGTAACACAAACCGAAGCACCAAAAGGATTGCCACATTCTGCGCCTACTGTCTCGATAGGAAGCTGATTAATAAATTTATTGATTAACCCATCCCTAGTTTGTTTAGATGAAAAATCACAATCACCACCATTCAGTGCATTAAACAATGATTCTTCCAACGTTGATAAGTCATGCTCATCCAACCTAGAACTAGCCACGCTAATAGGATTAGTCGAATCGTGACATATAACTACATTATTTAGACTAACCTTGGCGTCTTTATTCACGTTAGTTTTAAAGAATCGAACGATCTGCTCACTATTACAATTGCCATGAGTGTAAGTAGCTTTGAATGAAATAGCACCTGGTTTTAGCACTTCATGAGCATAATTAATAGCATCAACTACTGTCGGATCGTCCAAAATATCTTTATGCCCACCGTATTGTCTGCCTTCATCATGATGACCATCGTGACTAATCCAAAACCGCAAGTCCCATTGCTTAATAAAGTCAATCTTTTCTCTAGTCAATAATGAGCCATTAGTCGGAAAACTAATCTCTATATTACCATACATATCACGTAGCTTTGGTACTAATACTTGAATAGTTTTCCAATAAACAAGAGGCTCACCACCCCAAAGTTGAATACCATCTGGAATAATTTTTAGCTCAGTTAACAATGAACAAAAGCGATCTACGTCTTTCGGACTAGAGGAATATACATTGTCTCGGAATGTACGTTGACTACAATAAATGCAGTCAAAGTTACATTTAGCACCAAGCATAATCTCTAGCAGATTGAACTGGCGATTAAACTTATGAGGGTTGTTCTTTATAGAAAAACTTTGAGGCTTGTCCTGTGATGGTGGGATATGAGCTAATGGGTTTTGTTGTCGGGCATCAGCAAAAATATTGGTCACATTATCATAAGTCCAAGTCTCTTGCTGACCATTACGCATAACTTTTAACTTGAATAACAATTTATACTCCTTTTGAGCAAACTATGGCGATTCGCTACAATGGCTGCAATTAGTACCACAGCGACTGCATCTAGAATAAGGGACTATCACATTGCAGTTATTACAGCCTGTCGTGACTGTTAATTTGTGAGTAGTCATTGAAGTAATGATCCCTTGAGCGTTGACAGTGAAATAAGGAATGTCAATACTTCCAGTTTTACCGCCTTGAGCAATATTAACATTAGCAGTAGGGCCATAACTGCTAGCTTGAACCCCACTCGGGGTAACTAATCCAGTAGCGCTATCAGCCGTATTAGAATTAGCGACTGTATCGTTAACTGTTACATAGCCTACATCGTTTTCTAAGTCACTGGTCTTTACAGCAACTAGCGAAATAGCCTCCTCGTCAATAAGCTCTTGGACTGATCGGCCACTAATCTTTATGTCTGCCATAAAAATCCTTAAATTTATTGTTTAAATGTACATCAATATAAAATTATTTTATATTACTAATCTGTGAGCTATGTAAATTAAATTTATGTAGCTGATATGAAAAAAGGACTCTAAATGAGTCCTTTTTGTTATTTTATAAACTCGTTTTTAGCAATACATAAACCATGACAAAGAGCAGGATTAAACTTACCACAAGTCTGCCAATTACATTTCATTGACATTGATTTCCATTTTTCAGTCCATAAATCAGTTATGGCCTTCATGGCTTGGTCATAATCCGCATAGTCTCTCCAAGACTTGAGCTTAATAAAGTTAGCACTACTACACCAAATAATTGACCCATCGACTAGCACATCAAAAGGACAACCTGAGTTAGGGGTGCATTGACCAGTTGGAATACCAATACCTGCTTTTCTAAACTCATTTATTGCATTTTCGGTAAGCTCACAATAATTAATCTTACAATCAAAATTAGCTTGAGTTTGACCTGCTGACCAAGCAATATTAAAGAAGTTAGCTAGATCAGCAGAAAAGTCGTAAGATACAAACTGACCGTTAGACGGATTAGGAGAGTTAGGACTTAGGCGAATGTTCAAACTCTCGGTATTACCTCGAATGGATTTATAAATCTCAACCAACTCTTTAATGCGAAAGGCTGCCTTTTGGATTTCAGTAGAGTCAGGCAATACCGTAGTCGAGACTGAGATTGAATTAGTTGTCGAGCAAAGAACTTTGAAATTAGTGATAAATACTTCTCTTTGATTGCTAGGGTAATCACTATTAACTAGCCATCCTGATAAATGGTGAGCAATAGGTAATAGCTTTGTAATAATCGAGGAATCGACTGAGATATTACTGATTATCGAATAGGGAACACGCCACTGCTCAAGAGTATTAATTATATCATAAATACGGGAATGAAGTAAGGGTTCTCCGCCTAGTAGCTTGAGTGAATCATGTTGAACAGGTATGGATTTCACAAACCAAATCAAGAGTTGCTCAAAGTCTTCAACAGACATTTCCTTAACCGATTGTCCTACCTTTTGCGGTAAATACCAACTCCGTTGAAAACAATATTGGCACCGTCTATTGCAGTCGTTAGTAATTGAGATATTCATAGTTAATCCTTGCATAGATTTATCTATTATTTACGAAAAAGGCGGAGCTTCAAGGATCCCTTCTATCATTTATATTCAATTATTAAAGTATCCTCGACTTTTAGACTATAGTGATCGTCCTTTAAATCTGGTAATGCAATAGGCAATTTATAGTCTATTGTCATTATATTATCATCACAAATAATTAGCACTGTCTTTGGATGATACTTAGCACCCATTAGTCTATAAACCTTGCTAACGAATTTATCTGCAATAGTTAATATCATAGTTAATGGTGCCCTAATGTGTACAAAGCACGTCTAATCTTGTCCAAAATATCAATTACATGAGCAATGACTTGTTCGTCTTCTACATCTTCAATAGTATCACCATCCCACATATCCGTATAGAAATGAGATTGATCAAGATTTTCAAGGAACTGTCCTTCAAAACCAAAAGTAGCGGTAGGTACTTCATAGCCATCACTGTATAGATTATACTCTAAGTGATAGCAAATACCTGTACTAATTAACAACTGACCACCAGTACCTTGCGATGGATCATTGGTAATTGGCAAGTTATAAATTGAATCAATTGAATACAGAACTAGGTTATAGTTAGCTATTTCGTAAAATAGCTGACCTAACATATTAACATCAGTCGTTGTTGGATTTATAGACTGGAATACTACATGAGTAGTTGGATACCATGTACCGCCTTCCCATAATGGAGTACCAATTTCCTCTGAACCTTCCGCATAAAAATTAACATAGTCCTGAGTCCAGCAGTTTTTAATAACAAACTGTGTACCTGTGCAGAAGTTAACGAAGTCCATGAATGTATGCGTTCCTTTCTGTAGCCAATAATAGCCTAGAAAACGACAAAAGTTCATGAATGAATATTCGTCAAACATAACTGTTGGTGTTGATAATTGCAAGCCTAACATGTTGAGCTGTTTCAACACAATAGACTGCTCAGGTACTGACCAATCAGTTTGTTTAATCATCTCTTGAGCCTGTACTTTTTGCTCAAGTTCAGGGTTGGTTACCCACATATTACGAATGTTCTTAATGACTTCGATTTTATCATCGACTGTAGTTTCAAATAACTTATCCATACAGTCAAGCCAGTCAACAAAGAACGAATTATTTGCTAAATACGGAGGCAATACGATTGAACGAGCCATTCGTATGCCTTCCCTTTTAGCTGTCTTACGATCAGGTATGTTCTGTTGATAAATCATACTACCGACCTATAAGGTAAACTATTGTCTATACGCTGTTGACGTTCAGCATAGTAAGCATTAACCGTCAGTTCATCAAGTACATTGAGTGCATTATACTTAATGTTGATTAGTTGATACTTATTATACTTACCTGTGTCAGGAGTAGTAGAACCATTATCCGTATAAGTTAGGACGTCACTATTAAGTTCCGCAATCAACCCCATACCTGTAGTGGTACGTCCATACACTCTATACTTTATAGCAGACACGTCAGATGACCAAGTTAACTTGACTTGGGAGTTTGCGTCCACAACAATAGGATGAACCCAATTGTCCATTAGTGATTCAACATTGTCCTGATTCACCATTGTGACACAATAGTTATATTGTTGTTCAGTCAATGAACCACCACTGTTAATAATCTCATAAGCTAGGATGGGTGCGTTAGGTTGAGTAACAATGAAATCAGACTGTGGTTCGTCCAATAGTACATAGCTTATATTTGAATCAGCTTGGAGCGCACAATTAATGATGTCTGACTTATAAAAGTCAGTCATTAATATCCCAGGACGTGGTTCAAATAACTTAGTAATGGCTGCCTTAACATTGTCTACAACGTCTGAAAGAACTGCGGAGTTATAGCAGTAGCAACGAATGGACACCTTACGGCTTACCTTAGTAGCATCAACCCAAACAAAACGAGTAGAATACATTGATTGTTGCTGACACCAATCACAAAATTCCTTCTTCTTTTGCTCATCCCATGGTTGATTGGTCACACCAGTTACCCAAATCACATTCATGTATTGTACATTACCTGGATTGATTTCCCGTTGTGCTTGAGTAATAGCATCAATAACACCAGGATAAGTATTAACTATGGCACTATACTGACTTTTTGTAACTGCTGATCCATACGTACCAAAAGACGAAGCCGTATTGTTCTTATAAGTTAACGTTGACTTTTCATTAGAACCATATACAGGATTAGATACCGCAGTACCATCTACTTCAGCAAATCCATCAATCGTGACTTTAGAGTCCTTCATCACATAGTTATTACCTGATTCACCATCAGTAACAGCATATGTAATCGTTACTAAGTCATTGATTGAGGGGACAGTACCATAGGTAACTTCCTCAACTAATTCATCATCAACAATACCATCGGAGGACTCTCTAGTGATGTTCATTCGATTGGTACCGAATTGAATTAACAAGCGTCCGTCAGATGTTGATAGGTCCATGCAAGCAGGTTGATTGCGGAAATTCCACAGCCCACTATAGCTTACAGGAATAGACTGACCATTGATAGAAACTAATACATCTTGATCAGATACAGTAAACGAATCCTCGTCAGATAGCCAAGCTTGCAAGTTAGAACCATCACCATTAACGGATACAGTTCTAACATCTCCTTGGTATAACGTGCAAGTAACTGTAGAGGTAGCACCGTCACCAGTTAAAAACTGTATAACGTCTCGGTTAAACAAGCCATAACCAGCACAAGAGAATTGGGAGTACACTGGTATAATAGTACCACGAGGAGCAGTTAACTCTACTGTAACTTCCGCAGGTAACTTACGGGTCATTCGTATGCCCTGCATTACTGCACACGCTCTAATAGCTTCATCACTAATAGCAGTTTCTGCGAAGGCATCCTCAAATGCTCTATTAATTTTGGTTTGGTCAAACGCACCTAAGGCAGCAACTAATTCAATGAGTGTCTGCCCAGTCATGGTAGTTAGGTTACCTTTCCACGACTTCTTTTGTGATAAATACTGCTCAAAGTCTGATCTAAACTGCTCAAAATCCGCAGACAAGTCACTAATAATTAATTGCTGACTCATATTAAACCATTAAATACGTACCAATAGAGTTTGTAGAATATACTTTAAACCGTTGTTTATAGTTAATAGCTATTTGCTCTAAGTCAAAGAATAATTCACATTTTTCGGTCAGTAGTTCTTCGACAGTAACAGGCTGATCGGCTAAACAGAAATCAAGGATACTAGCGGGGCCATTGTGCTTAAACACCATTACGTCATCCGTAAACAGCTTAAACACTTTACGAATATCCTGATTACATGCATCATATAAGCAATGAAGCATGTACAAATCACAACCATATCCTGTTTCATTTAAGCCATTAACTAACGTGGTTAAATCAGTTAGGGATAAATCAGATAAGTCCAACCACGGTGCATTAGTTCTTAGTGTAAACTCAGAGGAATCAAGCTCATTAGAGTCGATATAATAGTGTAACTGTTCTTGCTTATCCTGCTCACAGTAGTTAATGCAAGTGTAGGTACCAATAGTAACTTGAATTTTTAGCTCAGGATTCCGTTCTTTCTGGAATGAAAAGTCTACAGATGGCTTAATTGATGGCCCAAAAACTGCAAAACCGTGACTGATTGACATAGGATAAATATCAGCCAATTCGCTAATAAACTTCTCTAAGTCAAAGTACTTACTAACGGTCCTCTTCATAGGATCCATAGTAAGTAATATCTGCTCACCGATTTCAGCATCATCCATATCAGCAGGGAAGAACGTATAATCACGTTTCATTGCCCACTTAATAATATCATGTGGATCAACTCGATATGGTGACTTAATAATAGCATCAACAAAGCCTAATTGTTCGTCATCGAACTTACTTATTGGACTGAGAATGTTGTCAATCCAATCAGGATCAGAACCAGCATCATTAATGCCTAACTTTAAAAAAGTTTCCAAGTCTTTCAAGTCTAACCCAGAGTCAACACTCTGCACACAGTTAGCAGGTAAAATATGAGTGGTTGCGAACTGGATTAACTGTGGTAAGGTATATTGCTTATCATTAATCTTTACTTTAATCATTTTTGTTTCAGTGTAAAGTCTACACTAGTATATTTCTTTGAAATATTAAACGTGCCACTTAGACGTACTCTATAACCAGGCAGATTATAATCTGGTACAAAGAACGTATTAGAGTAGTCCAAAGTAATACGCGGTTCCCAACGACCAAAAGTTTGCATTACGCTCATTCGCATCTGTTGAGCAGTGGATTCGTCTATTGGCTCCTGTAAAAACCACAGTAAATTAGAACCATATTCAGGTTGAAATATACGACCGCGGGAGCCAATAGGACAATTCATTAAGTTAAAAAACGAGCAATACAGTACAGATTGCTCGTCTGCAAATCGTTCTGGTTGTAAGTTAGCAGTAAACTGTGGATTAACATCTAACCAAGTAGCGTTGTTTATTCGACTTTGATACTTGGTTAAAGCCATTATAGATAGACAAAGATGAATTGAAATTCAGAGCCAAATTTACGAACAAACGTAATAGGATCGGTATTGTCAATAAACGTAGCCTTTGCACGATCACGGCTATAGCAGAAGGGACCTTCACCATAATTGGGCAAGGAATGATCCACCACAACCATACTAGTCTTATTGCAAGCTAGCACCATAACTAATTTACCATTAAAGGTTACATTACCACGGCAATAGCGTAATGCATATTGCTTAGTAACAGCAATAGCCTTCATAGAAGAGAAGTTAGTACCGCGTACCCACTTAACATAGAACTTACGGAAAGCAGAACGATCCTGCCAATCTTTTAAGTCCTTAAGAACAGACTTAAAGGGAACCTTCTTATTAAGAATCCAAATAGGCTTCAAATCGTCAATAAGATCATACGTCAAGTCATATTGTTCCGGGTCTTGAACAATATTAATTTTACGACGTTTCAACTTTAAATCCATAGGTTTATTATAAAACGGCATTTATATTGTTTCCTTTTAAAGAGTTTATGTAAACAATATAAAATTTACAACAAAAAGGGGTACTAAACAGTACCCCTTTTAATTTATTTACTAACTGTTCTAATCAAATCCTGAATGGATTTATCACCTGACATCTGTATGCAATAGCTCAATACAATTTGCTCATTGCTCATTGTACCACACTTAGCTCTCTTACGTGCAAAATCCAATACAAGTTTTTTCATTGAAGGACTAAGGTTCTCAAACAAATCAATTTCACTTGTACCTAAATTCGATGCTATTATTTGTTCCATAGCTTTTACGTCCTCAGCTTGTTGCGGTTTATCCTGCTCAAGTTCATTATCAATACATTCATCATCAATATAAAAGTCATCATCATCTTCATCTTCCTTTTGCGAAGATGCAACCTCAAGCATAGCTTCCTTTACAGAGTCATCATACACAAACTCCCATTGGGTATCCTGCGTAAAGTTAATTCCTTGACCAAAGCATTCCGCTGATGACAAACTTAAACAGCACAAAATAAGTGAGTTAGTCATTCGAGAAATACTTTCAGCTACCTTATCCGTTAGAGGTCGCTTACCAGTAACTATCTGGTAAATATATTGATGTTCAAATCCTGAGAATTGTGCAATACTCGAAATAGCCTTTGAAACATTAGTACCTGTCAATTGAATAACAATCTTGTTCAAGCAGTCACTATAATAAGTAGCGTGGTTAGTTACTGCGATATAACCAATGCTAAACTTATCCTTACCAAGTACTATTTCACTCAACCGTCTTAGATACGATTCATTTTGAATACGCCCATCAAGACGCTCACGAACATTTTGATGAATATTACCCAGTGATTTTTTCACCTTTTCATCAGCCATCAAATCGTGAGCAACTTTCCATAAATATTCGGAAGCTGTTTTAGCACCGACATAGATTTTCATTTTTACACTCCTTTAAGTTAATTACTCTTCGTCATCATCAGGATCATAGTCATCTTCATCATAATCCTCCTCCTCATCAGGATCATAATTAGGATCACCAAAATCCTCAATTGCCAAGTCATAATAGCCGCAGGCTAAACAGTCGTCATCATTAGCAATTGTTTTAAGTGTTGGGCAACCTTCGACCAATGCAACTACAGCATCAATAAAGTCCTGAAGCAGTTCTTCATTATCGTCATAATGAGTAAATCGCATAGCTTCAAGTACAGTAATCAGTTTACTGTACAGATCATTACGCTCAAATTCGTAGTGAGATAAACCAGTTAAATATTCATAGATAGGTCCGACTGTTTCAATACCATAGTCATCCCAAAAGACGTCACCATCATTGAGCGCACGGTACACTAATCGGTTAGCCGCTCTAATAATTTCACCAGCTACAGTTTCGGCAGGTCCTTCCGCAGGAACAAGCTCATCAAACATAGCCACAATTTTTTGAAAGTTCAACATAAGTACACTCCTTAAAAATTAGAATTTAAAAGTATGACCGTTTACAGTATATTTATGATTGGTGCAATCAACAGACTGTACACGATCAAAAAATTCTCTTGCTGAATTTATACGTTCATTAACTTCAATCATAAGCCTCCAAGTTTCAAACCAAGGAACTTGTTGAACGCAAAACTCTAATAAGTGTCGAACTGTGGTTCGACTATAGCTACCTGTGAAATATAAGGTATCAGTTTGTTTGTCATAAGTCGCAACTTTTGTATCGTACGAATATAAACAAACAACCGTACCGTTTTGCTCAGTAGTAGCTTTGCCATAAAAACTTTTACGACAGTTATTCAAAGATTCTAACGGTGTTCTCATTTTACACTCCTAATTTAAACACTTCTTACTTATATTATAACACATATTTACTGTAAAAACAACCTAAAATAGTGTGTAAATAGCTGTTTTTATTAAGGATTTTCGTCAAATATGCAAAAAGTGGTGAAAAATCACCACTTTTTAGCTTAATTTATACGTTCTACACCAAGGGAGGATAGCTGGGACTGCGTTAAGTCATCTAAGTATATTACACCAGTGACTGCCCATATATGAGGTTTAAAATCAACGGTAAGTCCACGATTAGTAAAAAACTCGTGTAAGGGATTAACGTACTTTTGATAGTTAATAATACGTCCATTAAGGAATTTATACAGAGTAGTAGTTGAGCAACCAATATAGCGTGCTAGTTCAGTAGTGGTTGCATCAACATCAACCAAAGCTTTTAATACTTCTTTTTTAAGCATATAAGGAAAATGGCGAGGGTTGCTCGCCATTAAAGTTTAAATATTTGTCCAATCAACAATAACTCGTTCCCAAAAACCATCAACAATTCTATACTTGGTAAACTCAGTATTTGCAAAAGGTTTAGTTTTTATAACACCTACTGCATCTACAAGTTTTTGTACTTGAACTTCTGGTGGTTGCTTAAACCAATCATAAGGTTCAAATACCCATAAGTATGAATTGCTAGTTTGTGGATCATCACCTTCAAAGCAATACGAACCAGCACAACCTACAGATTCAACCATCTCTATAAAATGCTCACAATATTGCTCACTAATACCAAGGTCATTAGTAACATTATTATTGACTAGTTCACAAACAGGACAGCAATAATCAAGCAGATGCAGTTTCTTCAGATACCGTTTGTTCCACCTTTTCAGTTGTGTCCTCGACGGGTACTTCTGTTGAATTCGAGGATTGTGATAATTTTTCATCAATTATTTCCTGCCAATGATCGTTTAAACAATTATCATTGTTATAAGAAGGTTCACGCCTAAACATAGCAACATGATAAGCTTTCTTACAATCCCATTCACCAGATTCTAACATTGAATCAAAGGCAGCGCGGAATTCAATAAACTTATAAATAGATTTTGCATAGCTACGAATAATAATAGTCATAGCCATAAAATCTTCGTAGTCTTGCTCATGTAAATTATCAATTAATGCATCTAGTTCTTTATTAGAAACATCATTTTGTATAAATTCAAAGTCACCTGTATTAGGAACATAAAATACAGGCAAACCATAGAAGATAAATTTACATGGTGTAATAGGATCTCCTAAAAGGAAACAACCTTTGGCACTATATGGTTGTAAATCCTTATACATACGATGAAGCTTTTTAATTGTTTTCTTCATTTAAACACTCCTTATCAATACGTAGCAACACCGAATTACCAGTGTTGACAAACTCAAACGTATAGTCCTGCAAACCTATGCTATCAAGAAACGGACTAATCTTCTCAATAGCTAACTCACTTAAACACTGCTCTACTTCATCAGCGTCATGCAAGTTGCGACTTACAAACTCCTCGGTACTTAAAATAACCGACAATTCAACAGGAGCTGAAAAATGCAAAACCACTTTCATTGCAATACCATGAAGGTCTTGGGGATCAACGTGGTCTATTTTTTGTGTATCATAAATACAGTGATCCGTAAAAATACCCATCACCGTTGATACTTTAATCCCGGTAATTAGCTCCTGTTTAAAGTCCATTTATTTCACCTTGTTTGTCTGATTATAATGTGGTGGATTCAATATACTATCAAATAATGAATCAATTGTGGGTCCAAAAGGCCAATCACTAGGTGACTTAGGCCAATATGGGTTATCTTTCCACTTTTTAAATTGTTCCCATTCATAGTCATCATGATTAGGCTCGTTTGCCTTTTTCAGCAATTCATAACGGTTCTTCCACGATTCAATTTCCTGCTCAAGCTGTTGAATCTTAGAACCAAGGTTCTTAATTAGTTCATCGCTATCGGAGCTAGCCTGTTCCTTTGATTGCACCTTATCGAGTAAAGTACAAACAAGGTTAATCAAAAACTGCACAGTGGAATCTAATTCAGCTTTACGTTCAAGCTCAACATATTGTTCCTTTTGTTGATCATAAAGCTTAATAAAATCCTCTATAGATAGCTTTTTATCAATACATTGTTGAAGTTGATTATTTACATCAACATTTAAATATTGAATAACTCTTTGTACATTGCTCATTGTACCACCGTTGTCCATTCGTGACTAAGCAATTCGACTTGTGTTGGATTCCAAGGAACTGTACCAAATCGAGAGGTAACCATCAAATATGGATGGCTAGTACCTTCGTTGGCTATTGAAATTCTAACGTCGTTCTTCCAATGGGGCAACCGCATAAAACAAATACGATCTGGATTAGCCATTAACGTATTTAAAGCTGAACCAAACGTTTGTTGCTCCGCCACAAGCATGCCAGTATCTAGTTCTAATTGACCCATAATACCTCCTATAATGAATCTCTGCATTTAATGAGCACCCAGAAATTTCGCAGGTGCATAGACGGCAATCGCAAGTCGTCTTTTGGCAGTCGGTGTTGACTTTATCTAGATGCTCATTAAATACAGCATATATTTTAAGAGCTGTCAACAAGCACAGGAGACCTAACGAGATTGTGCTTGGGAGAAAGATGACAGCTCTTAAAATGTGGCGTTTAATGCTTATCCACGCCACCAGGTTCGATTCACAGCATACCATGTAGGAGTGTAGAAATGAATCACAGTAAGTGTTCCTAACGCCAAACCTATCACTTACACCGGAGGTTTGCCTAGTTCGTCAACTAAGCCTACGAATTTTGTGCCATATGTTTACCATCCATATAGTACAAGCTCAACACTATGACTGTTATTTCAGCGGAAATAGGGTTAACCGTGAATCATAGTGTCTTGCTAAGGGCACCAGTAATGAACAAGCAAGAATTAAACCAATGCCCTTAGCAAGATTAAAGTACACTTAGCGACGCTTGGCAGGTCATTATTCTACCACAAGAGGTGCCACCTTCTTGAGTAGTAAATAGCCTTTCTATAAAAGGAAGCTTGGTGCGCCCCCTGGGGCATGATCCCACGGGATTTTTATCTTCGATCATGTAATTTTAATTTACGTTTACACCGTACGTCGTATTTAGTAACAATATGTTTATACCACACACCTTTTAGCATAGAGGATACAGAGCCTACATGGCAATTATATTGCAAGGCTATTTGTTTACAAGTTATGTTTGGATTTGTAGCAAACAATTTTCGTAATTCTCTAACATCTTCGTCAGAAAATATGGCATTAGGTTTTTCTTCCCCTTTTGGTATGTAAACCAATCCAGTCTTCTGCGCATGTTTATTATTTTCTTTAACACTAACTAATTCCAAATTAGATAATGCACAATTTTGTTTATTTCCATCAATATGATTTAACACTAAGTTAGCATCTGGAATACCATTAAAGTAAGCCCAAACTAGTCTATGTAATTGAATTTGGATTATTTTCTTAGTTTTAGGGTGTTGCCATGATAGCTTTTTATATCCATATGATTGGTTACCAATTTGTCTACCTGTAACCAAATTAAAAGCTCTACCATCCTTTGTTACTTTTAATTTACCTTCACGAATAAGTTTTAAGAAAAATTTCTCATTATTTATATTAGCTATTGTCATTTTCAATTCCCTTAAAATTGAAAATTACGGCTTCCATATTAAGGGTATGGATTATCTCAATAGTTAATTACTCTATTGCTACCCGTAAATCTTATGGTGGGAGTAGAGGGACTCGAACCCCCAACATCTGCCTTATCTAGACAGAGCTCTAACCGGGTATAAGCCGGTCTCTTTACCAATTAAGCTATACTCCCATTAAAACTTTACAAATGCTCTAACCAATTGAGCTAGAGGCGCACTATAGTTTATGCCCTTATTATCCACTATTAGGTATTTTAACAACTCAGGGCAACCTTAGATATTTTCATCTCCATTTGTATGCGAATGGAGGCATTATTCGCATACAATTATGAGCTTAATATTCACGCATTTTACTAGGCTTATTATCATGCACCCTTATTCGCCGCACAGGATTATGTATCTAACTAGTACCTACATAATCACACAGTCGCTCCAACCTGCATTGCAGGTAGGTATTAAGCTCATAATTGTATGGACTGACTAGGAGAATCGAACTCACTGTCTTTTTGCAACGAGGCAAAATGTATTGAACCTTATACTAAGTCAATCCAATAGCAAAAGGAATAGCTAATTTATGCGCACTGATTAGGACATCAATGACCAACGTGTTCCGGAGTTAGTATCGAACCAATGCGCATAAATTAGAGCTCATATTAAAGTGCGGAGCTCACGCACTACCTTGCCAAGGATTTATTTAAAAAATGGTGGACAAAATGATCAAAGTTTTCAGCTTTTTCCATTTTGGGGGGAGGAATATTTACCTACTCTGCATTGAACATAATGTCCACCAAAACCTTTACAATTTATAGCGTTCAGCAAATTGCTCCCAAGTGAGAGCTTTAGAACCAGCTTTTGCAATTTTAGAACTACGTTTACCAGTAGGTGAATACAATAAAACATTCGTCTTAGACGTAAACGAATCCACTATACCACCTTGCTGTTCTATTATGCTTTGCTGTTCCTTAGATCGGTAGCCTGTAAAAGCTATTCTTAATCCACTTAATTTGCCACTAACTACTATCTTTTTATACGGCAATGGCTTAGCAATTAGCTTTTTATTTAATGCATAAAATTTGGAGAAGTCGGTTAAACCTTGTGCAATTTGTTCAGCTAATGCTTCACCGATACCAGGACTAATTATTGACTGCTTAATATTTACTGTATTCCATTTTGAAAGTTCAAGCAAGTCGAAATCTAGCTCTTGCAAGGAGTTAAGACGCTTTTCACCAATTGTGTTAAACACACAAGAGGCAATCATTAACTTAGCTATTGGCCATCTAGTATTTACTATGGTTTGCAGAGCATTATAAATCATTAGTCCTTTCTTGGGACCAAATTTACTTTGTAACCGTTTCTGCAAGTTATTTACGTGAGCTAGAGTCAATAGCTTATGTAAACTAGTTACACCTAAGTCATAAAGCGCACTGTATGTTTTATACTTTAGCTCTTCAATACCTAATGTAGAACTAAACTTAGTCAACATACGAACCACTTGTTCCTTAGAACGTTCAAGAGCTACAAAGTGAACACCATTCATCTTATAGCTACACTTAGGTAGAACGATCTTGCCTGGTGTAAGCACGTCAACAATCTTAGGAATAACGTCTCCAGATCGAACTATAGTTACCGTTGATCCTATACCTAATTTACGATCTAGCATCCACTGTGCATTGTGACTAGTACAGTATTCAATTGTAGCACCAGCCAAAACAACAGGTTGAATCTTTATTTTAGGAATAATACGACCAGCAGAACTAATCTGATAAATTACATCAACCACAGTTGAATCCGCAGATTCAACATTCTCCTTGTAAGCCACTATATACTTTTTAGGCTTGTCAGCAGAATCATAGTGATAAATCCAATGAGGATCACAAATCACCACACCATCAGCTTCATATTGACCTTGCTTAACTTGATTAAAATGCACTGCCTGTTGCCGTGGTTTATCAACACGACAATAAACAGTATCGAAACCAAGCTTAAACGCCAAGTTAAGTCCGCCTAAAAGCTCTAAGTCATATACGCCTAGAACAACAATGCGTATATTGTTTAACACATGGGGATCAATGCTCTTGCGGTTAAACACGCCAGCAACCATGTTACGTGCATTATCAAAGTCTGTGTTAAACAGTTGTTCAAATACTGTCTTACGAACAATAGCTTCGCACCGCAAGCACAACCGATCTTTATAGTCAATCTTTTTAGGTATTGGTAAGTACGGTAAAAAGTAAGATATGTCCTGACCATACGTACCATCACCACGGGTGATTAACTTTTTAGGCTTACCATTGACATACTCTAAGTACACACTGTTACCATCAAGCTTAGCCATGTAAGCCCATTGTTTTTTAATAAACTTGTCAAACCAGGAATCAATGGCTTCAGGATACAGCTTGTTTAATGAAGGCATAAAAAACGGCAGTGCTACTTCCTTCTTGCCAATAGTTCCTGTTTTTGACAATTCCTCCCATTGAGGATCTTTACTAGCTATCCAATCCTCTAGGGAATCAAACTTCTGATCGCTCATTATAGGACGACCAGCATAGTAAGCTTCTTTAGCCTCTATGTATTTTGCTTTTGCTTGTTCTAGAGTTAGCTTCATATTACTTAGCAGAAAGTTGGTTAAATACAGAGCTCAGTGAACGACCATAGTAATCAGGCAAAACTAAAGAAGCTCCACACTTATTAGTTTCCTGAAAATCAACACGAGCAAGTTTAACACCTTCTGGAAGTACCTGGGGACCAACAGCATTCAGCAAGTAGTCAGCTAAATTTTCGGCTGTAGGATTAAACGGAACAACTACTACTCGATCATCCAAAGCAAGCAGTGCGTCCTTCCACAAATCCTTTTCCCAAACCAAAAAGCGATGGTCCCAATGTTCCTCTAACCAAACGCATAAGCTAGTCTTAATACATGAAAAGTCAATAACACGACCAACGTCATCAAGGGAATCAGCAACACAATGAAATGTTACTGTACCATTATGACCATGTAAATGTTCGCACTTACCACCTTGTCCAACAACACGGTGACCATACGAAAATTCGTGAAAACGGTGAGCGATTAAATCATGCATAATATTTACTCCTTGGCTAATGCTACTTACAGGATACTCTGGAAAGCAAACCGGACGCCCATTCCCGTTGCCCCTTAAACCCTCAAAAATTCCAAAGTATCCTGTGGGTAGCATTAACTACCCACTGTTATTTACATTAAATGCGGACGTAGTTTACAAAACCATTGTTCTACCTGCTTATTATTTACGTTTAAATATTGCTTGATACTCTTCAGGTATGAACGATAATTTTGCTCACAAGCTACAGTGTTATCTAGCCCTAAGTAGTCACTAAAGGGCTTATTGTATTCTCCTTTGGCAAGAGTTATAAACAACGCACCACGTTTGTTCATTCGCTTTTGTAGAGATTCCAAAGACGAACGTTCGTCTCGGTGTCTCATTGCAAATGGTTCTGGTGCAGCCACAGTTACTAGCGTCGAATAGTCAATGTTACGCTGTTCAAAAGTACCATCTTTGTTCCTAATTAAACGTTGGTTCTTTTGACGGGTATATTGATTAATTAAATCAATACCAGCATTATGCACACTACTCTTCACCGTGTTAATTGCATGAAGAGTTGATTCATAATATGGATACTTACGAGCTAGTGTAGCCAAACTCTTACAAAGTAATTCACCTTGCAAGTCATGTCTAGACAAACCATAGCTTTTAATTAAGAACATCATTTTCTTAGAAACAAACCGACCTATATAAGGTACAAGTACATTGACCACAGTTTGCTCTAACTTTGAATATTCAGCTAAGTCAAGAGCTCTACAACCATTGATATTATAGGTGCGTGCAATTTGCTTCAACACCTTTTTATCCCCGTCCTGAATACCACACTCTAATTCAAGACCTTTTGTAAGGCCATAGACGTAAAGCTTACAGTTCTTAATAAAGTACCCATCAGCTAATAACTGATCTATGTCTTGTTTACTTAGTGCATTTTTTAATTGTTGCTTAGTGATTAGCCCAAACAAATAGTCCATGCACAATTCACATATTTGTCTGTTCATAATTAGTAACTCAATACAGTGCTAATCTTATCATATACGTCTGCTTTCACTTTCTTTTGTTTGCTCTTGAAAGCTGTAGGCGCATTATCAATTGTTGGTGGTTCATAACCCTCAATAGACGTAATTCTACGATGTTTAACTTTACGAGGATTATTGATTTTACCACTAGCTTTTAGCTCTGCTCTCTTCTTAGCCCACACGCTAAGAGGAATAATAGAGTCAGGATATAAGTAAGCAACGTATGATCGACCTATAGTCTTACGATCACATGACCCACAAACAATCACATAATCGTTTTGATAGCCTAATACATAACCACTAAGCCAATCAGATAAATATTCACCTTTCCCATCAGCCGTCAAATAAACCTTCGTGCCGAATGGGTATTCTTTGTTCTTAGCTTTTGCACCTTGAACTAACAACGCCAAAAGAATCCTTCGTTGTTTGGCTGTAAAAGCACTAAACGTCGAACTCAACAGTGCAAAATGTTCAATGTTATTTGAAATTTTTGTTACGTCAGGAAAGAAACAAATCTTAGCTTGGGCGAAAGCTTTAATTCCTTCCTTAGAACAACAAACTTTATGACCAGGTTTTGTGTTTGACTTGAAAAATAGACAGTCACCACATTTCATCATTGAGGGTTTCATATTTAACTCTTATTTGGTAAGAGAATTGTACAACCTAGTTACCGCTATTTGGTAAACGTCGGACCTAGATTTTACGTTTAACACTGACTTTAAATGCTCTACTATCTGCGCCTCCTGCTTAGTTATTTTAAACGATACTGGTAGCAACTTATTTAAGTCATCATTGGTTGCATGTTTTGCATTATACGCTACTTTTGCTAAATATGCAAGTTTTTGCTGTTGCTCCGCAGTAAGCCCCAGTAACAGCTTACTATAGTCATTGGGCAATAGCCCAGCAATGCGGTGAACCTTGCTGTGGCATGTATCACAAAGCGCAACTAAGGGACCATTAAGACCACCAAAAGCTCGTGGTACAATATGGTGTAGTTCCCTAATTGCTGTACCTGGTGGATCAGCATCTATAAAACGTCGACCACACACATAGCAGTTATCACTAATGTAAGACGTCGTCATAATAAGACTTGTAAGGTATAAACTCATAATCCTTATAGGCTTGAGTTTCACCAGTAAACACCAATGGTTGTTGAGACTCTAGCAAAATATTCGCTATTGATGTCACAAACGTTCTATAGTGACGACTTAGCGGTGGCATATAGTTTTTTATGACCATAAAAGCTAAGGGTTGACTGTGGAATACAGCACCATTGGTTATTCTTAGTTCTGCCATTCTAGTAATTAGGTCATCACTAACTAACGGTAGAATTAAGTTTGTACACCCAAGCCCTTCATCATACCAGTAACCAAGAAGTCCACAAGTCGCTGTGTAAACTCTTTTTGGATCAATAATACATTGATCTATAGTCTCATTAAGTGTTACATGAAACGACTCAACATCAACATCAAAAGGACATGAAGAGAATACTTGTGCGAAGTATTCAGTAGTCTCTTTGTCAGGGAAAACAACTATTTCATTAGCTTGCATTAGCGAACCCCCAGTCTCGAACAGCAATACCTTTCACACCCATAGACTTATGAATATCAGAACTGTTCAAGTTAGTAAAAGCTTGTCTAAAGTTCTCAGCTTCATGCTTAGTCATTAACCAATACCAGTTAACACTCATACCAGTAATGTCACTAATCATGCCTTTAGTAGTAATGCTAATTAACTCGGTGCCTTTTTGTGCGCTTAAATACTCAACCAGTTCATTAACATACTGCTTGACGTTTTTAACACCTTCTTGTTGCAAGAACTTTTTATTGACTGCTAGACACAATTGTCGATGCATACATGCATAACCATTCATATTGTCACAGTCAAAAGTCCGTTGAAGTTTTTGCACATTGATACAGGCATTATTCGGCACAGGTATTACGGACGCTCTAACAACCATCCACTTTTTATTTTTTGCCTTGCTCAACTTTTGAGCTTGCTTATTGGTTTGCTTTAAAATGCGAGTGGTTTCTTTGTCAGCTTCAGACTCAAACTCTTCGATACCAGCTTCTAAAAGTTTAATTTCGTCTTCAATATCCCGTGCCTTTGTCTTAACCGTTGCATACACGGCACTAAATTGTGTCTGTGTTAATTCATCCGTAAGACCATCATTGTAGCCGTCGATTAATCCTTTGGTTTCATTGATTAAAGAAGCATTTAACTTCTTATAACCAACAGGAACTTCAATGATGTTCAATTTTTTGAGAACTGCTTGAAGTAACCGACCTTGTTTAGCCCGATCCAATGTATGGATTTGATTAATAGCTGTTCTTGCCTTACCAACAAAATTGGCATAAGCATTTAACTTATTGAGCTTTAATTGACGTTTGACAATTCTTAAATCGTCCATAATTGCTCCTATATGTCACAAAAGGGGAATTAAGTTTCCTTAATTCCCCGTATTCATTCGATTTCTATTAAATTTTAGAGCTCGAAAGAATCAGCTTCAACCTTCTTAGCCTTCGGAGCCTTCTTAGCAACCTTTGCGGGTTTGGCAGCCTTAGCCTTTGGAGCAACCTTCGGGGCTTTCTTGGCGACCTTAGCAACCTTAGCAACCTTTGCGGGCTTGGCAGCCTTAGCCTTGCGGGGAGCCTTTTCAGCCTTAGCGCCACCAACCTTAGCTTCCAACTTGGCAACTTGCTTCGTCAAGCGAGCGTTTTCCTTTTCAAGCTTGCTAACTTCAGCGATCATGGCCTTCAAATTTTGAGCAACTGTCATTTTAAATTTTCCTTTAAGTAGTAGTTTAAATTGTTTGTGTTGTAAGTGTGTTTTACAACCGATTCCCTTATTATTATTTTACGCTATTGTGAGCTAATTTGCAAGAGCAAAAACTAACTTTTTACCAAAAATTTACCAAAAATTTGTAAAAAGTGTGTTGCTCTTATGCAACAAACAGCTAAAGTAACTATTTAACTACCAACTTTTGCTGTAGGCGCTTGGCTTTTTGCTGTAAATCACTGTCCACTAGCTGTTTTAGCTGTGCAAACTCATTAATTATTTTAGCTTTGGGACGTTTATAGTACTGCTTTAACTGCCCCATATATTGTTGTTGCTGTTTTAGTACTTGTTTAAGCTCCTGCTGATCTAGCTTGGACAACTTGCGCACCTTCAAGTCCAAAATAGCGTCCGCCTGCTGTTCACTGATCTTTAGATGATTTACTAAGTACGCCCGACTATCCGATTGACGAAGAGCTTTAAAAATTACATCAAGCTTGGTCGATGCATAAATTAACAAATTGGAATAATCAATTAATTGTTGCTGTTTACCAATTTGGTATTCCAAACTCTTCTTTTCAAGAAGCAACCGTAGTTTAGCCCAACGATAAAAGAACTCTTTAACCGATAGTGCCAAAAACTCTGTGTGATAAGTCGTAACACCATCGACAGTCTTAGCCGTTCTATGAGTACAATTAAACCGATAGCTGGCCGTTGATGTTGCAAGCTTTTGTACCTTTGCCACAAAGTCTTTGAACTGAACAGCATTATATGCCTTTTTACATTCAATAGTAAACGTCGTACTACCTTTTGAATTGTACGCACGTTGACATTCAGGCATTAATCTGACTTTTTGAACAAGCTTTTCGGGATTTACTCCAGGCCATTCATTAATCGTGATCGTCTTTTTAGCTTCATCAACTTCAAGTGTCGATTGGAATTGAACCCTTGCTCGACCAGTGTTCATTAATTGAACCCACTGTTGTCGATTTTCCTTGGTATTAACTAAATGCCCACCCCAATGTTGCTTCGCTTTTAAAGTTTTGGCAAAGTCTAAACCAGTTAGTTTTTCACCTTTAAAGATACGTTCGAGAACGGCTAATGTTGATTCAAGAGTAAACGTAGGAATACTACACGTAATACCTACACCAATACCTTCCGCACCATTCAGCACCAAAAATGGTAAGCGTACTGGTAATACCACAGGCTCTTTATCAGTATCGTCATAATTAGGAACCATATCCATAACTGATATATAGTTTGGATTAAAAACTTCCCAACCAACTTTCGATAATCTACTATTGGTGTAGCGATAAGCAGCCGCAGGATCTAATAAACCACCCCAGTTACCAATACCTTCTAATAGTGGAACATTATGATGTACCAAAGTTTGCATTGCTCCGTATGTGGAGGAATCCCCATGAGGCGAATATGAACCAATGCAGTGACCTACAATCTTAGCTGACTTAACTGCCTCACCAGACTTATAATGATATGCCGACCACAATACTCTACGTAGCACAGGTTTTAAGCCATCATACAATTCAGGGACCGCACGATCAAGATTAACCTCGGTTGCATACGTCGTGATATTACGTATGCCAAAATCAGCAAGGGATTCTCGTTTAATTAGTCCAGTCATTGTCACTCCTTTCTTGGCTCTATATAATAATCAGAACCTGTAATCACAGTATCACTGTTAAAGCTAATACCAAGATTGTTTAGCTCCTTAGTCCGTTCATCATATAGTGCATTAGTCCATATACAAGCCTGCAACACACCAGATTTAAAACCAACAATTGCTTGTGGTTGTGTGTAACCAATGATCATTGATTTCTCAGTAGATGAATCAACTTCAATAGCAGAGTAGTCCTTCCAATAGAACTGCTTATTACCTAGTCGCGAGAAAAATTGTTGTTCACTAGTTCCAACACCATAACCTTTAAATTGCTGAACAACTTCTCCTGGTGCTTTATGTAGTGCCCTATTAGGTTCACGACTGAACGGTGAAGTGTTATACAAATCAAAGTCCATACCAGCATTAGCATAGGTAATGGAATCTTGCTCGAATTGATTACCTAAGTACAATAAATGTTTCTTTAACGTACCTTTTTGTTTGTAGTCAAAAACAAACCAAGAACTCTCCTTTGATTCAGTTGGTGAACCAAGTTCCTTATAAACACCATAGATAGCAATTACACCATAACCTAAAGACAGCAACTTTTGCTTGAGCAATTGACTGTTCTTTTTATTTACTGCCTGCTTTACTTTATATTCATCAAAGGCATGAGAATCTTTTTCTAAAGCTTGTTTAAAATCATCAGTGCCTAACTGTTGAATAATTTGTCCTTCATATCCGCGGTAAGCACTAATCGTGCCACAGTCAAATCGTTCCAAATATGAAACAATTCTCGACATTGAACTGCTAGTAATTTGCATAATTATTACCTATACTTTGAATGAATTGATTTACCAGATATTAGTAATTCATTGGTATAAATAGTTTTTGAATCTTTTAACCAACGCCTTAACGTTCGATCTGTGCAATCAACAATGAGATTAGTAGCATCTTGTTCACCAGTAATATTTGCGGCGTAAAATTGCGCAACTACTTCATCTCTATTATAAGAGGCATCATATTGATGTAAAGGCTCAGGGTTACCAAAACAAACAGGCTCAGCAAAATGCTTATAATAATAGCCAGGAAATGGGCAACTGTCATACACTTTCCATTTACCCCAATACATGTCGTCTGACTCAGCAAGAAAACCAAATTGATTAAATATCTTGCTAAGAGTGAACGCAGTTTCAAAGTCGACTACAGCACTCACAAGGTTATCATTATCCGTAGTAATAATTCTAATGTCACTTGCACCACTAGCATGCAACTTATTTACCATAAGTTTCAAGTTAAGCTCATTGACTTTATCAAGTACCTTATAGTGCTTGTTTAAGTACATCAAATTAGCTCCACGACATGGGTTATGCTCATCAAGCATCTGTTCAATCACAACCCACCCGAAATGCCTATAAGCAAAAGCCTCGTATTGTTGATTTGGGTTTAATATGACATTGGCTTTCATTTCTACACTCCACGGTTTATTCAACAATGACTAGTTGAAGAACATATCTAAGCTGTGATCTATTCATCTTCTTATCTAATTGAATAGAACGAAGCAAGCCCCAGAACTTATTGCCAACTCTGGTCTTTTTATTAGACGCTACAAACTGTCTAATAATCGTACTATCACAACCATTAAATAACATAGCAGTTAGATAGTTTTTAATCTTTTGGATACCAGCGTTGGATAAATCTCGACCATTCACAATAAGGAATTGAGAAAGATCATCTAATTGCTTTTGACTTAATTGATTCATTTTGTAGTCCTCCCATAATAAATCAATGTACTAATCAATGGTTTTAAATCACAGATCATTGTTATAGCTTGTTCAAGCTGAACTATTCTTAGTGAATCATGCTCCTTAAATTCATATTCAACTTTGAACAATAATTCACTCATATATCCTTGCCCATCAATATCCTCCTGCACATGAATGGTAACAGGAGAATCAAGAAGCTTTGGATACATAGATGCTAGATGAAAGTATTGATAATCCATAAACACTTCATCATACTGAACAAACACAACATTACAGCCTAATGAAGCTAAGTCATCAAGTGCATCTTTTTGAACCGTGGATAATTCAGTCATAATTCTATACCGCTATTGGTGCTTTAATTGTTGGCCAAGGATCATACCCAATCAGTTTAAAATCATCTAACTTATATTTATAGGTATCATTTAACAAAGTTATTTCATCTAACCTGTCTGTAATCTGCAATGTTGGTAGCTGTCGAGGTGCTCTTTGCAACTGTGTTTCTACTTGGTCTAGGTGATTCGCATAAATATGCACGTCACCACCAGTCCACACAAACTCGCCAACGTCTAAGTTACAAATACGAGCAATGATATGGGTCAACAATGAATAAGAAGCAATGTTAAACGGCAATCCCAAGAAGCAGTCAACCGAACGCTGGTAAAGCTGACAAGACAGTTTATTATTGTCAACGAAAAATTGGAATAAGCAGTGGCACGGTGGCAATGCCATCCGAGGCAATTCTATTGCATTCCAACTGCAAACAATCATTCGGCGTGAATAAGGATTATGTTTAATCTGATCGATTATATTAGCTAATTGATCTATCCCTTTACTTCCCTTAACTACCCCTTCAACAGTACGGGCTATAAAAGGCAGACCGTCTTTATATTCGAGTATTTCTTCATACTCAAACGGTAATCCATCTGCACCGAAGTTACGCCATTGCGCACCGTACACAGGACCTAAATCACCATTAGCATCAGCCCATTCGTCCCAAATTGAAACACCATTATCTTTTAGATATTTTATATTAGTATCACCTTTAATAAACCACAGGAGTTCATGCACAATTGATTTCCAATGTACTTTCTTTGTAGTTAAAATCGGAAATCCTTTTTGCAAGTCGAATCGCATCTGACGACCAAACACAGCATAAGTACCAACACCAGTTCGATCCATTCTATAAGAACCGTTATCTTTTACATCTTTCAATAAGTCTAAGTATTGTTGCATAATATTACCTTTATAATTGTAAAGTTAGCTCACTAATTGATGGGAAAATATCATCCTCACTATTTTCACCATACCACTCTATTTGTGTACGTTGCCAATTTGTGTACATCTGCAATCCTGGAATTTTACATCTAGAATTAGCCCATTCAACAATAGCTTTCTTTTGTTTAGTAGTAAGTAAACTATCTGTGCCTTTTACTCTAAAAAGATCTGTAACGCTTTTTGGCGTTTCCTCTGTAATAATCATTTTTGCAAGTTCATTGTTATCTAAGTCCCTAATATGGACATGTGGTGGATTATGGTCACCACTAGTAACATACATGAACAACCCATATCCATCTTTCTTTCGACATACTGTCGCCATTGCATAAACATCATACATAGTAAACTCCTTAAAAGAATTTCCTTGTATAGTTAAATCGCAACCAATCACACTGTACCGCAAGCCAACCATTAGCAAAACCTTTATACTTTTTATTTACAAAGTTTAAAAGCTCCTGCACTTGTTTTGGCTTTAATTTGGGGTCAACGTACATTAAATCCTTTTCAGACTTAGGACATTCCTCGCTAATTAGGAATGAACCTAAGTATTTACCACGCAAGTCATAAACAAGTAACGTTGGCGTCCTTTGCTTTTGTGGTACATACAGCGATATTGTTTGTAAATCACACAGTTTGGATTTTAAACATTCCATGCCATAAGACTCCTACATATGGATTTAGGGAGTAGTTTTACTACTCCCTAGTGTGTTATATATTAAAGCTCGAATGATTCCACTTTTCTCGAAGAAACCTTGTGAGTTCTTTTCGGGCTAACCTTTTTGCTTTTAGCAACAACCTTTTTCGTTCCAACCTTCTTAGCAGGACGAACCTTTGCAACTTTCACCTTGCGAGCACCCATTTTAGTCTTTTTAACTGTACGGGTTGCACGTGCGGGTTTCTCTGCCTTAGATTCAAGTCGAGCAATCGTTCGGTTCAACTTGCGGTTTTCAGATTCAAGCTTACGTACTTGAGCAACCAATTCCTTCAAGCTAGCAACTAATTCCGTCATAATTTTCTCCTTTTTAATAACGGTTTATTTAATTTCCTTACTTATATTTTACACTATAAAACAGCCAAATGCAAGCAATTTTTACCAATTTTTGGTAATTTTTTACCAAAAAGTGTTGTTTTTATGCAAAAATCACCAAAAATCTAAGCTTTTTTACTGTCCAATAGCTTTTCCAACGTTCCTAGCTCCTGATTGAACGAATGTAGCACACGTTCAATTTGTCCCACAGTACCATGTATGCTTCTCACTTTGGTTTGTAATACACCCTGAAAGTCACCGTCATTTATATCCTTATAGGACGATAGAGCGTATTTTATTTTGTCTGCTATAGCTTTCCGATCATTGACATTTACCCAAAATTTACTTAGTAAAAATCCACAATACTGAACCGTGTATTGTGTGTCATTCCTACGAAAATCCAAAATATCGGATAAATCGTGGGTCATATTAACAACAGGAGACCATTCTGATGGAGCAATATTATACACAGGAACATCACTACATAAGAAAGCCTCAAATGATGCTCCACTATTGAGCGCAACTACAGCACGAGCATGTTTTGCAATAGTTATTATACTCGCATCAGTTATCACTGCCCCATACTTGTTCCTTACATAATTCATAAGAGCAGGTATAAGGCATGATGTATCTTTCGGGTGTGGCTTTATAACTAACTGTATGTTATTTGACGCACACAGTTCACACATGTTTAGCACTAATTCGTCTGTTGTGAACCAGGGATTATCCGAAGATGCATCATTTGCACACTGTAAAAACAAGGCAATATACGGTTTATCAATGTTGAACGTCGTATCTGCCTGTTTATACTTTGAATTACCTTCATTTAATTTTTGTGCATAGTGCTTAATAATAGACAAAGACTTGTCCACATCCATGCTTGCTATTTCCTTGGAATAGTCATTGCAGACTAGACTGCTCCAACGACTATACCCAAAGTTATCAATACTATACAAATCAAAGATCGGACTTTCCTTAATAGTCCACACGTTATTTATGTGTGCATCATTATGGTGATGGTAAGCAAATACAAATTCACCTGGTTCAATGTTACGTTGCACCGCTTCGTCACCAAATTCATGACGAAGCAAGTTTATAGGAATCCCAAGGTTACAGAGTTCAATAAGAAAGTGGTAAAAGAATTTATAATTTCGATCACCACCTTCCTGTTCGTTTATCCACAATGAGGGAAATTCGACGGTGATTTTATGCATAATTACACTCCTAGGTAAAGTTATTCAGGCAAGTTGAGCATCTTACGTCTAAACGCTACGTCATCATTCATGCATGCAACAAACTCTACTGTATCTCGATGTTCAATAGGCTTAATTTGAATAAGCTTTCTTGTTTCAGGATTAACAGCTAGCACGTCCATTAATGATGCATCAATCTCTCCCCAGCCCTTAATGTGATGGATTGGAGTAGTCTTAGGTGCTTTCAACTCCTGCAACTTGGCTTGCACCTCACTAAGTGTGTCACCCATCACCAAATTGTCCTTATACTGCGCATACAATTCAGGAACGTCGGCAACGAAAATACGACCTTCGTTGAACAACTGTGGCAAATATTTGTAGAACAAAGTTAATAGCAATGAGTTAATGTGACAATTAGAACTGCATACGCCATTACCATTTTTATCGGCAACTAAAAAGTTACCATACTTAGGTACTTCTAAGCAATAAAAATCGGTAGGACTACAATCCTTAATTTCAACTTTCACTACTTTGTGATTCTTACTAGCTCGTTTGACAAACGACAAAACATTTTTTGTTTCGAGCAAAGGAACCACTGTATCCCATTTTGGTGTACCACGAGCAATTTTTCCTTTAGCCAATAGTTCACTCCTATAAGAATCATAGTTAACCTTATTAAGTTTTTCATACTTTTGCAACACCATATTAGCAAAAGTAACAAACTTACTTATCTTTTGTGTAGGGTATTTAGCCTTGTCAACCTCACTTTTGAGTTGAACATTATAAGGTTCAACTTTATGCGTTTTCATAAACTCCAAAACTTCAGATAAAGGATGGAATTTACATCCAAGAGAACACTGAGTATTACGTTTAGTTACCACGCAAGTTAACTCAAAGTTCTCTTTTGTATATTCAAGACCAATATTTTTAAGCCCTAAGTAATAGCGTGCAAGCTTACCTAATTGCTGTAACTTTATTTGATCATCATCCTTATTCATTAAAACAGTATTACGCCTATGGTAATCAGACTTATTGAACTTAATAAAGTTCTGTCTAGCTTGCTCACTATTTATCTTTCCTAATTCGGTCGCTTTGAACTTTTTAATATCAGATAAATGCTTGGCAGAACCATTATATTGTTGACTAAGCTTTCTACCATGCAAACCATAGTGTTCATCTCTGCTTAAAAATTGCAAATTTTCAGGTCTATTATCCAGTGGGTTATCATTTATATGATGAATTTGAATAGCTCCACCAATAACACCTATATTTGCGTTCTTATATTTCTTATACTTTTTAGGATGCTGATCCTTCATAACTATTTTATGAACTGGAACTTTTTTACCTTGTTCATAAACAGATAAATAACGACGTTTTAAATCCTTACTTGAGTCACCTAAGGAATTAGTATAGGTAAAGTATGCACTCACTATGGAGTCCCCAGGCATCAAGTTCTTTGCGTACACATAACTAATACCTTTATTCCTTTTATCAGCTTTATTAGCCGAATAATTAACTGCAAAAGGATGATTTAATGTGCATTTAAACTTAGTACCATCGTCTAGCGTGATGACAGCATATTTATCACGAGTACATTTTACTCCGATATCAAAAGCCTGTGCAGGATGCAATTTACCTTTTTTATCTAAACTCCAAACCCAAATAGGTTCTTTTGTCTTTTCCCATTGTTTGGTAAGCTGTTTGAAGGTTTTTTGCGTTCCATCACACAAAAGAACTTTTGTATTGGCACTCCAACACCCATCGGGGTCAGGGTCCGCTAAACAAATAATCTTCTGAACCTGAAGCTTACGCATTGGATCATCAAGTTTGGGATCAAAACCTAATGCTCCTAAAATCATAATAACTTCCTCAGATTCTAGAACTTTTTGACCATTTTTTGCGGCGTTACTTATTTTACCTTTTAAAGGTGCTAATGCTTGATAGGGCTTACGCTTTTCTCTCAAACCACCAGATGCAGATTCACCTTCAACGATCAGCAATTCTCTATCCTGAACCTTTGTACGAGCGTCATAGGGTGCATACTTTGATGGCATACCCTTACGCTTAACTTGATTCAGTGCTTGAACCACTTTCTTAGAGGCCTTAAACTGTGTTCGTAATGCTCCTAACTTGGATGCCTTTTCACACAGCCTCATTGCTAAAGCTTTATTGGACTTAAAGAACTTGGTAAATTGATCAACCAACAGTTCTTCAAATTCCTTACCAGCACGCAAGTCCGTTAGTCGTGCTTTATCCTGTGAACTAAACTCTGCTTTATGTAGCTTCATGTTCACAATACCAACTAGCCCTTCCTTAACGTCATAAGCGGACAGTGTTTGTTTCTTTTTAGCAAATGGCTTTAATGCAGTAAGTATAGCATTGCACACAGAGTCAACATGCTTACCGCCCTGACCATTAAACAGTCCATTGGTATAGCCACGAATGTTTAGTCCTTCTGCATTAGAGAAAGCAACTACAATATCACACAATTCATTTTTGAATGTGAATCGTTGTTGTTCTGCTTCAGCCTTTAATTGCTGTAGAATCTTAGTAACGTACTCACTAGGTCCTTCTTTTGAATAGTACTTAGTTTGTTTGCCCTTTCGATCAACAATAAGCACAGTAAAACCAGGAGTCAAATAAGACGTAATCTCTGCCCATTGATGGGCAAACTTTAAGTCGATATTTGACTTACCACTAAAGATTGTAGCATCCGGTTTAAAGTGAATAGCTGTACCTTTCTTTAATGCTTTACCAGTTGGGCCTTTTGGCGCTTTAGCTAATTGCTTAACTGGTTGTGTAAGAATACCACGTTCAAACTTAATGCTGTACCATTTATGTTCAAAACACGTGTACACTTCAAAAAAGTCCGATGTGGCATTGGTTCCTTTGGCGCCTACACCATGGGATCCCACTGAAACTTTGTACGCTTCCGATCTGTACTTACCACTGGTATGCAGTTCACTGAAGATGGCTTGCATAGTAGGCATCTTGCTCTTAACATGCTTACCATTGATATTAACAGTAGTAACCTTCGTACCTTGTGGTACACCAGCACCATTGTCAAGCACCCAGTAAGAACCGTCCTTCATCTCTAGTAAAGCGACAGCAGTGTTGCGACCAGCTAGTGCTTCATCTAAACCATTATCTAAAAGTTCACGAGCAATAAGCCAACGGCCATGCTCGTCGGAACTTCCTAAGTACATACTAACATTACGTCGTATTAAATCAGGAAACTTTAGTGTATCAATAGACGAGCTATCGTATTTAGTTTTCATGATAAATCCTTGTGTCATTTCAACATCATATAATTTGGCATTGGCAAATCATAAGGTAAGCAATGAAATAGTATTCTTTCTTCCGCAGTTAATTGATACTTGGAAGCCAATTCATATTGATACGAAACGGTAACATTCTGCGTCATATCAAAATCTAAGCCAAAACGTTCATCATTAAATGCAAGAATCAGATATTGCCATACAGTGCAATCATACTTTCGTGATTTACTGTTTAATAAATTTATCAATATCTTCTTTTCCCCTGACGAAAGTTTCCAATTTTGCTTTGGTCCTCTGTGAATTACATACTGTGGCTTGTTAAACGAAATGCGACAAATCTTATCCGCTTTTGTCCATATAGAACTATTGCAGAATTTGAAGTACTCATTACCAATGCGATTAAGGTCAGGATTAACGTACACAGAACAATTGTTTACCAAGTCCCGACCACATTGGGCCATTGCATAAATTGATTCCATACGTCACCTCAACTTTAAATAATTTGGCATCGGTAAATCAATTGGTAAAGCATGAATCATGCGATCAACCAAATCAGTAATTACTCCTTCAGACAGCTCTTGCTGTTTTTGCCTTGTCAATTGTTTCGTTACACTAGCAGGAAGGGAGTAACGCTCCTTATTATAGTCCACAATCAACGCCTGCCATACCGTTAGCGTAGTATCATCAGATTTTGAATTAAGTACTCTAACTAGATACTTTTTCTCTTTGGCGTTAAGTGTCCAGTCACTAACCTTTCGACTGTTTGTGTGAATAACATAAGCAGGAGATCGAAAACTTATTCTGCACATCTTGGTAGCTTTACTCCAAGATGCATCATTACAGAACTTAAAATACTCATTCCCAACACGATTTAAATCGGGATTTACATACATTGACTTGTTGTTTTGTAAATCAATGTACGTTTGAGCCATTGCTTCAATTAGCTCACCTTTAATAAAATACTTGGCAAGGGTATTCATAGTTATTCCTTAAATAATAAACTAACACCATATTCAACATCATAAGGATGAGCCGCAAGTAACTGCATAATATTTGCCAATTCAACTGAACTATAATTAATATTAATATCATTGATACTGCAAAGCACGATATATACAAACAATGCAGTTCGTTTATTACCATCTATAAAATAATGATTTTTAATTATAGAACAAACAACGCAAGATATTTGATATTGTACCGTGTCATAATAGTCAACTGAGGCAAAAGCAGACTTAACTTTTTGCTTTCGTGCATTATCGACAGGTACTCCAGTTACGATTTCATTTATCCTTACAATTTGGTTAGGTGTGACTTCGTTCATTACTTATCCTTTAATATATCAAAGGCTTTCTTGTATTTCTTGTAAGCTTTTACACAAATTGCAAAAACTTGTTGGTCAGTCGCATATTGCTTACGACTTTCTATCTTAGTCTTTTCATTAGAAGTAACTTTTTTGGTCATTGTCTACTCCTTAATGCTCTGAACATTAAACATTTCAAATAGTGTGCTAATGAAATGTGATGTACTAAGTTGATCTGCCCTAACTTTCGGCATACCACGTACCACAGTCCATTCACCCATGGACAGTTCCTCAAAGGACAGTCCGAAGCAATCATTATGCCGATTAATAAGCAACCTATAATTACCAAATTGCAAAATTGCAGGATCAAAATCAGGATCACTGTCTGTGCTATTACTAATAATTACTGGAAGCTTTTCCTTAGACAAAATATAGTCAATGGTCAGCATTGCCTTAGTCTTGCTTTCGCTAGGGATAAACTCAAAGTCGAAACCCCAACGTTCAAAAAACGCTAGCAATTTATTTTCGATATTCTGCAAGCGTTTTACCGTCTGACTATTATTTGGGCCAATAAGCTTAATTCGATTGTGTTCGAGCTTGAGTACTTGATCGTCCTTAGACCAAAACTTTTCAAGCTTATTAAGCATCGGATCAAAAACAACCTTATTAAAGTCCAATATCTGTACCTGCTCCTTTTTTGCCTTAGCAATTAAGCGAAGCGTTGGTAAGTAATCCACGTCATACTTAGTAAGTCTCAAGTTTAAAGTCAACAACACTTTCATGTCGTCATCAGTATAAGGGATCAACCATTGACGGTTTCTAACTAATGTGATCATTTTTTAATCTCCTGTTTGAATTTGTATTCAAAAGCTCGACCATTGCTCTGCACCTTTTGTAGGATTGATTGCAGTTGATGCAAATCTCTGTTAGCCACAGCGGTTTTATATTTATTCGCTAAGTCACAGACAGAGTCTTCAACAACTATACCTATACTATGCGCAGGGCAATTTTCATCAAAGCATTTATAAGACCGAACACAAGATTCGTCTAAGTGTTTACAGTTTTTACACTTAGCATGGGGTAGATACAGATATTGCTTCATTGTTGTGTATATAGTCAAATAGGGAGACACTATTCATGTCTCCCTATGAGGATCAACTATTAGAGATTAAACTCGTCGTCATCTTCTTCTTCATCAGACTCTTCGTCTTCATCTTCTTCGTCGTCCTCGTCGTACTCTTCGTCGTCGTCCTCAGATTCTTCTTCCTCCTCTTCATCTTCAGACTCTTCGTCATCTTCGAGGTCTTCGTCATCCTCCTCTTCGTCGGATTCTTCTTCCTCTTCCTCTTCTTCGTCCTCAGATTCTTCTTCCTCCTCTTCGTCATCTTCGGACTCTTCTTCTTCCTCGGCGTCTTCGTCCTCGATTTCTTCGTCTTCGGAATCCTCTTCAACTTCCTCTTCGTCGTCCTCGACTTCAGCGGGAGCTGTTACCTTAGGCATAACAACATACGTAGAGTCATTAGCAATTACTGTAACAGTAATATTACCTGCCAAGTGATACGTAGTAAAGCCATTCTTTTCTTCAACGCTTTCAATATCGCCCAACACAGAACCCTTCGTGTAGAATACCGTGTTGTTAATCACGAATTGAACAACATTCATTGGCAAGAACGTACCATCGACCATAATACCACCGCGGGTAATTTTCACCTTGCCGTCAATCTTTTGAGTAGATTTAGCAACAAGTTGGCAAACAATACGATTATTAGTCATTTTATAAACTTCCTATAGGTTAGTTAAAATTTGGGTTTCCCCATTGTGAATTATACACACAAATTTTTTACAAGTCAAGAGTTACTCTTCCGCTTGTTTACGTTGACGAGTTTTCTTAGGCGGCATCAAGCAGTTAGCAAAGGCTGAGGGCAAAATGCGAGCAGACTTGCGGAACTTACGATAGATTGGGTCCTTCTTATCGTAGGGAACAACCTTCACCTTACCAGACTTGAGCTTAACAACACGATCAATTTCCTTGAATGAACAAGTCAACATGTTTTGTTTTGCTCTGCTCATAGACACACGCACAACGATGCGGAAGCGTGTGTTAGCTGGCAATCTCTTTGCAACGTTGGTAACATAGGTCGTCATGCTTAAACGACTCAACACACCTAAAACCGTTTGCAAATCGTACTCAGCAACATTCCACTTTTTACGTGGATCATCGGTAATTTGACCACGGTAGCGTGTGATGTTAATACCAGGTCCCAGCAATCCGTCTTTGTCAGTTTTTACTACAATCTCTAACAAATGCGGTTTAAAGTCTGCAGGAGCTGTCCACACCGGGTAGCTCGGCATTTTAACTTCCCGCTTCGGAGTAGGTTTAGCCTTTGCTACAACCTTTTTCGTAGTAGCCTTCGCCACAACTTTTTTAGTAGTAACAGGCTTTTTAACTTTCTTTTTTAACATAAGGTCCTCCAAGTAAAAACCATTATTTACTGTAATTATACACAAATTCCAGCAAAAATGCAAATTATCTACTGTTTTTAAGCAAATCTATTGATTTCCTTAGTGATTTTACACACAATTGATCTGCTAATTCATACTGTCCTTTGCTGTCTGCTAACAATATTAAATACGAAGGCTTGCTTTTAGCACATTCATATAAAGCATTTATTTTTTGCCTAATAAACTGTATATGAGAGCTAAAATCATTGTTGAGCAAGCTTTCTAATAAATGACTCAGTGCAGTTACATCATGTGACGTATATAAGGCATGAGCATAATTAAACAGCAGAGGATCCCCACCTCTATCTGGGTGGGCAAGCATAGCGATCCGTCGGTATAACTTTTTACTCAACTGCAAATCTTGTATGTTATCCATAGGGGAATCGAACACACTCACAACGGATTGTGTTTTGGACTGACTAACAAAATTTGCTCTAAGCTCAGCTATTTGTCCAACTAAATCGCTATGCTTTGCACAATACTTATTTACTACGGTAGATAATTGCAAGCAGAAACGTTCGTAGTTCTCTAGTTCTCTGTAAAGCTGTTTCATTTTCCAGTAGAACCAAAACCACCAGTACCACGTTCGGTGGATGAAAGCTCCTTAACTTCAACAAGATTGACTTGTGGGCAAGGAATAACCATTGCTTGTGCAATTCTTTCACCAGGTTGAACGATATAAGGTGTAATGCCATCGTTAGCTAAACCAACTCTAACTTCACCACGATAGTCAGAGTCAATAACGCCAACGCAATTCACGAATCTAAGGTGAGACTTAAAACCGTGACCTGAACGGCTATAAACTAACATTACATAACCTTCAGGCAGTTCAAAACACAACCCAGTTCCGAGGTTTTCACTAGAATGGGGATTAATGGTTACAGGATGGTCAATGGCAGCCACTAAGTCAAAGCAGGCAGCTCCAGCGGATGCATAAAACGGCGTAACCGCCAGGGGACTAATTTTCTTTAGCTTTACTTGCATTTTTGAGTACTGTCTTGATATGGTTAATAGTGGTCGGGTGAATCTTAGGATTCAACTTAGACAAGATGTATTTAAGTTCTTTGCGACTGAATCGACCGGCAGCCTTCATACCATTAAGGGCGGACAAATCATCCATTTGAGCCCACAATAACACGTTAGCTACGAAGGTTGCATCATATTGATCTTCTTCAACTTCAGGTAGCTCTTGGACTGCCCTTACTTCTGCCTTTTTGTATTCATTTTCTGTGGGATTAGATACGTTGACAACTTCTGTATTGGTAATTCCCTTGGCTGCGCCGATTTCACGAAGGCGTTGTTGCTTTTCTTGCAAGCGGGCACGCTCTTCGGCAGCACCTTCGGCGTTAAACAGTTCTTCAGCCGATTCGTCGTCAATGATGGTCAACAAGCCTTCACGAACCGCACGCAGGAATGATCTACATTCCAGAAGGTCTCTGATAGATGTATATTCCGTTAAATCAACAGGAAGGAAAGACTGAGGAACGACCACAGTTTCTCGTTCACCATGAATAGTAACACTGCTAATCATTAATACAACGTCAGCACGTTCCTGCTTCCACTTGCCTGTTTCGGGATTCTTATTACGGCGCATAGCAGGACTGCTAGACGTCGTATTAATTACCCACACACTCTTGGTAGAGTCAAATTTTCGCACATCACTGATGCTTAATGTTTTCATAAACGTTCTCCGTTACCTTGTTCTTTATTTGTTCAATTTCGTCATCGCTTATAGGTGTTTTGCCCATCATTGCACAATACTGTTCAACAGTCAATGAACGGTCAGTGTGTTTACAACAACCGTCGAATGTTCTCCACATGCATTTTTTCAACGGGCACACATCTAAGGATAATGTTGTTTTAACCAATGGACAATAAATCATAGTCCAAGTACCTTGTTGCGAACCGCTAATAATTGTTGCTGTTCGCTTTGTGATAAATCACTAATAAAATGAGTTAGCAATTGTTGAGGATCCAAGTCCAACTGTTCAAACTTCAGTTCTAATTGTTTTAAGTCCTTCGCAGAACAGCTCTTAGTCGAAACCACATTGAGTTTCGCATAAACAGACGGATCAAGATCATCGGTAAGCAATACTCGATAAAACTTATTTACTGTATCCGTAGGGATTTTAGATCCGCTGTTTAGTTCAAGGGTCACTAATTCATATTTTGGACTCCAAGGAACCCATTGCACGTCAACGTCTGATCTAGTTGATTCAATTATGTGATAACCTTTACGCTCTATTGATTCACCAAAGTTCAATTGGTATAAGGTACCACTGTAGTGAACTCTCTTGTAATCATCAGACGAATGAATATGACCACTAACGATTTGATACTTACCAGGATCAACTCCTTTTACTGCTCGTCCATTATCGTTTTTAGCACCACTAATATCTAAGTGGCACACATTTAACATTTTCTTGAACTCACAGTAAGGGTAGCTCAGAAAGTTAACCTTACAGTCCCCGAAATCAACAACTGTTGGTTCAACATACAAACGGCAGTTCTTTAAGCCAAATTGGCTAAACACTTCCATAGAGTGACCTACAGATGCATCAACAGCTAGCTTGTCATGATTGCCTAATATTAAGTGAAACATGACGTCTTTGTTTGCCTTAAAGAACTGAAGCAACTGCAAGTGAGCGGTGTAGCTCATTCTAGGACTGTCGCAAATATCACCGTAGATAAAGAAGTGTTCGATGCCTTGACTAGTGCAAGTATCAACAACCTTTTGAACCTCTGACAAAATATATTCGTCGGAGCGATCTATAAAACGAGAAAAACCTCCATAGCCATTAGTGGATGACAAATGGAGGTCTCCTATTCCGCAGAAAACACTCATACCATGTTCCGCATTTCACCTAGTCCACGACCTGTAACGCCACCGTCCTTAATATACTTGGCAGGCAAGCGGTTGACTAATCGGTTAATCCACGTCTTTGAATCTTCCCCGTTGGGTACAAACTGTTGGAACATCTTGTACACTTCGTCCATGGAGAATACATAGTCATAAAGGTATTCCAAAGACTTAGAATATTCACCGTACCGTTCTTCAATCTCTTGTAATGTAGTCATAGTCTCTCCTTCGCACAAATAATCAATTGTAGAATCTTTTGTTTGTGCTGAGTGTCAAAAACGATCTTGTTAACAACACAACGGTTACCCGCTGGTGAAAAGTAGACGACCTTTCGGTTCGTTAAATATTTACTGTTCTTGATTTTATTCGACTTGTCAAGAAGATTAGCTGTCCTCAACAAGGCATATAATTCCTTCAGACCACAGTGGAGATCATATTGAAGAACAGACAGCTCTTCAATTCGTTCTTGTTGTCCCATCTTCTTATGCGCTTGTTGCAACTTCGTGATATAGCGATCCACCTTTTTATCTTGTAAGGAACGATTTACCTTGATAAGATACTTGATTGCCAAACCTAGTAGATGTCTATGTCTATCACTCATAGAGCCTCCTTAACACACCAGATATTTACGTTCTACTCAATACCCGTGGTAGACCCACACAGACAAGAACACCTAAATCCTGGTTATTATACCACGTTCCTAAACATGGTAGAAATGGTTGATTTTGGTGTATTTTCACCTTTTAGCAATTTACTGTGTAATTGCACTGGACATGCAAAAAAGCACCTTGGACACTATGGATTTGGTGCTGTCTACCATATGTCTGTGGTGCTTTATAACTAAGGTTAGATTGTTTATTTCCTGGTGTTTTTTCACCATTCCTAAGAAGTGTAAGAACTAGGTTAGAGTATGACTTGATGTTGAGTAAGGATTGATAAGGGTTAGGATTAGGACTAGAAGTGATTGATGAATAGAGTAGAATTAGAATAGATTTGAGTATCGAACTGACTGGTTGATGATCATACTTATTCTTTTAAACTATTATTTATTAATCTTTATTTCTATTTATCTTTATCTACTTGACTTTTTTTTTTTCGGTTTTATCTTTATTTCTATTTATCTTTATTTCTTTTTTATTTACA